CCCTGGGCCGGTGATGCTCAGCTCACCCTTGACCAGGCAGGCGCGCTGCGGGCTACCGATAGCGCCACGACCCGATACAAAGGTCTGGCTCATGACGATCTCGCCGCCGGTGCGCTCGTGGTATTCCTGCTGCTGGATGCGCCCATTGACGACGTAGCTGGTGCGCCGCTTGGACAGGCCTAGCACGTCGGTCGGCTGGTGTACCGCGTAGGCCGGGCTGAACACCTGCAGCAGCGCACCGTCATCCAGCCGCAGAAACAGGCTGCCGCCGCTGCAGACGGTCCAGTGGTAGCGATCGGCGTTCTGCAGGATGTTGCGGACCTGGCGGCGCGCTTCGGCCAGCGCCAGCAAGCTGAGCATCTTGGTCTGGTGACGACTACGTTTGGCGGCCTTCTTGTCGGCCTTGCTCTGGCGTGGACCGGTGCGGGTGCGCAGCGGGGCGGGCTTGGCCAGCTGCTCGTAGGAGACGTCAGGCGACAGGGTGCTGTTGTTCATGGCGATCACTCGATGACGATGCGCTGGCGATTGCCGGCGGCCAGCAGGCCTGCCATAGCGTCCAGCGCCTTGGGGATGCGGATGGCGCTGCTGCGCTGGGCCGCAAGGCCTTGGGCCTCACAGTCGCGGGCAAAGGCGCCGTGCTCCACCAGGACGGCATCGACCGGGGCCGCCGCGCGGGCGTCCTCGGCATTGAGCCTGGCCAGCTCCTCGCGGTAGGCGCGGCCATCGGCATAGGCCAGCGCCTCACGGGCGCTAAGGGGTTGGCTGGTCTCAAGCATGAGCGTGCTCCTGGTGGATCTGCACAGCTTGGGGCAGGGCAAACACCTCGCTCGCAGGCACTTTCCGAAACGTCTCGGCAGGTCGCCCGCAGGCGGCCGCCAGCACCCGCTCGGCGAGTACGGCATGGGGATGATCTGCGGGCTTTTCGCTGAACTGGACGTCGCCTTGGATGACGCCGTAGCACTCGACGAGCAGGGAGTGCATTGCCCGTTCGCGCGCCTCGACGGCGTCCAGGGCTTCGGTAAGGGCGCGCAGTGCAGCGGAATCAAGGAGGGGGACGGACAGCAGAAGGGCGCGCACGTCGTGAACGGGGCGGGAAGGAATCAGAGCGAACTGGGTCATGGGTATCTCCGGCAAGTGAACAGCAAGGGCGCCGAAGCGCCCAATCAGTTTGCCGAATTATGATTCCATAAATTGGAATCAAGTGATACCACTTTTCAAACCGCGACGGGCGCGCTGATTTTGCCCATGTGCTGGTAGCCGGTGACCTCGATGTCGGCCAGCTCGTAGGCGTCCAGGTGCGGCCGGCGCGGCAGCTTCACCAGGGGATAGGCCAGCTCGCCCTCGGGCGGTAGGGCATGCCAGCGGCGCAGCTGCTCCAGAGCTGCCTCCACCTGGTTTTCGTACAGGTGGCAGTCGCCGAAGTGCATCACCAGGCGCGTGGGCGCAAGATCCGGCACGACCTGGCAGAGCAGGTGGGCGAGGGTCGCATAGCTCAGGACGTTGAAGGGCACGCCCAGCACCCAGTCCGCGCTGCGCTGGTCCACGCGCAGCTGCAGGCCACGGCGCGGGATGCCCATGGCGTCCAGCTCCTGGTGCAGGACCTCGGCGCCGCGCTCGCTTGCGTGCTGCAGGTGAAGCGCCAGGCCGCGCGCCTCGGCGATCTCTGCCCGCTCGCGGATGCCCAGCGGATGGGTGTAGACCTGGAACAGCATGTGACAGGGCGCCAGCGCCTGCCGGCCCAGGGCCACGTTGGCCTGCGGGCTGATCGACTCATCGGGCAGGACGGCCGGGTTCCAGGCCGACACGATCATGCGGCGGCTGTCCGGGCGCTCGCGCAGCGTTTCCACCAGGTGGTAAAGCTGGTCGATGGTGTCGCCGTCGCCATTGGCATCCAGCTCCCAGGTGCGCCACTGGGCGCCATAGACCGGACCGAGGTTGCCGTTCTCGTCGGCCCACTCGTCCCATATCGTGCAGCCGTGCTGGTGCAGATAGCTGGTGTTGGTGTCGCCACTCAGGAACCACAGCAGCTCGGCGAAGACGCTGCGCGTGTGGACCGACTTGGTCACCATGGCGGGCAGGGTGCCCTCGGCCAGCGGCACGTCCAGCTGGATGCCGAACTCGCTGACGGTGCGCACGCCGGTGCGGTTGCCGCGCCAGGCATCCAGGGCCGGCAGACGCGCGAGCCGCTGGAGCACGCGCAGATAGTCCTCCTCCCAGCGCGCCAGGCGCTGGGGCATGCGAGGGATAGTCATGGGGATAGCCTCGTAGGGTAGAAAGAGTGATCAGCCTGGCCAGGGCGTGGCCAAGCGTCGTGCGATCGGCGTTACAGGTCCGGCTTGACCAGGTCGAAGCGGAAGCACCAGTTGATCCAGACGCGCCCGTTCATCTTTTGCTCGCCCTTCTCGTAGTAGGACCACTGGCGGCCAGTGACGCCGGCCGCCGTTCCAGCGGCATCCAGGGAGATACCGACGATACTGCGGGCGGTCTTGACCTGCTCGGCGGTGGGGCTGGGGAAGACCACGGGCGGCCGGGCTTTCTTTCGGGGGATCGGCGCATCACTCATTGGCGCGATCCAGGGAAAGGTCATTCATGGGTATCTCCGGGCGAGGTGGGTGATCACCGGAGTCATCAGGGCACCCACCTATGTTGAACAAAGGTCGCCTTATAGTATCACTTGATAGGAACTATATTCCTAGTGCTATGCAGTAAACCCTGAGTCCGCTGGCTCCGCCTCGATACGCTCCATCCGCCGGGTGAAGTCCGCCGGGTCCCGGAAATACAGCTGCCCGGTCGCCTCATCGCGGTAGACGATCAGGCCGCTGTCGCCCTGGACCGCCTTGATGGCGCCAGCAGGCTTGGCCATGCCCAGGCGCTCATAGGCGCCACCCTTGCCGGCGCAGGTGAAGCGCTCGACGTTGCGCGCCCTGGGCGCTTGCTCCGGATGGCTGGCAAACCAGTGCTGCCCCAGGCTGATCATCGCGGCCGCCTCCATGGCGGTCGTCGGTACCGGGACATTGCCCTTGGGCAGAACGGTGCATCCCTGCTGGGGCGCCTGGCCGAACTCGACCACGTCGCCGGCCAGCAGCAGCGCCAGCTGGCACGGCTCCTCGGTGAGGTCGTTCAAGACCCGGCTCAGGGCGGCGATCGTCTCGCCGATCAGCTCAGGGGCGGGATTGACCGAACGGGTCAGCCCATACACGGCATCGACCAGCAGGCGCCGGTTCACCACGGGATGAGCACTCATAGCGCCACCGCGTGGGTGATCACCACGGGCTCGCCCATGGTGCGCAGCATTTCCGGGATCTCGCCGTCGATCTGGACGGTCAGGGTGCGCAGGGTGGCATCACCGGCGGAGATCCGGCCGGGCGCCTGGTCGCGCGGAGCGGCATTGATGGCGAGATCGATCAGGGTGCGGGCTTGGTTGAGGGCATCCAGCTCCTTGTTGGAGCGGGGTTTCCATTGGCCGACCAGGGGCCTGAGCGCGCTGGCCAGGGACTGGGCGTCGGTGACGTCTGTGGATTGGGTCATGGTGAGGTCCTTATGGCGCCTGTGGCGCTCTGGTTGGGGTAGGGCTAGGCGGTACGGGTAGAGCGGTGCTGGTTACTCCGGGTGGTGGGGGTGAATAGGGCCTCCTCGGCGCCCATGCCCTCGGCGACACGCCGCTGGACCTGGCGCAGGCTGCAGGGGCATTCAAAGCGCTTGTACAGCTCGGGCAGCGAGGCGGTAACACCTCGGACCGTGTAAACCTGGTCGGCCAGGCGCTGCTTGCGGGCGCGGGCGAGGCTTTCGGCCTGGGCGGGGGTGCAGACGTGGCGCTGCCGGTCCTGGGCGTCGCGGTAGGCATTGGACTTGCCATGGCTCGGCCAATACAGCCGCTCCATGCCGGCCAGGACGCTCTGCAGGTGCTCGTGATGGATCTGCATCACCTGGCAGGCCTGCGCCTTGCTCATGCCCTCCTTGCAGCAGTAGCGCGCCGCATCGGCAAGGGTCATGCCCTCGATCTGGCGGCGCTCGGTGGCGATATAGGCGTCAACGGACAAGGGCGGTCTCCTGCGGTGGCTTGGCATGCTTAGGCGCCACTCCCCAGCATAGGCTGCTGCTGGCCACCCCTGGCGACGCCGTGATGCAGCTGCGCCTCGGCGCCCATGGCCAGACCACAGCGGATAGCGTGCAGATCCAGCTCAACCTTGCGGCCGCCCTTGCCTGACTTGATACCCTTCTCGCTCAGGTACTGATTGACCAGCGCCAGCTCGGCACCCTTCACCAGCACCAGGGCACGGCCGTCGCTTCCGGCCTCATCGGGCGCATCCTCTTTCGGCACCAGCGCTTCCAACTTGGTATGGACCTCCTCCACCCAGGCCTGGGCGAAGTGATCACCCAGCGTCTCAGCTGTCACCTTGGCGTCGCGCCGATTGACCCGCGCCCAGCGAACGTAGATCAGCCGATCATGGGCAGCCTTGGCATGGAGCGCTTGATAGGCATACTGGGCGATCTCGGGCGCAGGCGTCACCCCCACGAATGTCATGTAGGTGGCTACCACCCGGCGGCCGCGCGATCGAGTGTTGATGACACTGCGGCAGTTGAAGACGTCGCAGACGGCGCCGCCCAGGGCTCGCTCCCAGGGCTTGAGCCGCAGCTTTGGATCCGCCGCCATCGCCTCGCCGATCGAGGCCTGGGCCACGTCCTGCTCAGTGATGCGGTATTTGGTCATCAGCGCCTGCGCCTGACGTAGCGCTGTCGCCGCCTCCTGCTCATTGGAGCTTTCGGATAGCGCTAGGCAGCGCTTGATCTTGCGCAGAATGCTGGCGTGAGCCTTGTCTTTTGGTTCCTGCATGGTGATGTCCTGGTGTTTCTAGTTGTGGGGCATTTCGACTTCAAAAAAACCGAGGCGGCCCTTGATCGGCACGAAGGGAAGGGCGACCGGATCACGCAGCACGAAGCCCTTGTGCCCCATGTACCAGGGCGAGGCGCTGGTATCGACGGAGTCCACCAGCTCGACGGACCCGATGATGCCGCCGCGCTGCAGCTCCTCGAAGGCGGGCAGGTTGATGACGCCCGCATGCTGGCGCGCCCAGCCTTGGACAAGGTGGTACTCGCGCCGGGTCATGCCGCTGGCGGCGTGGACCAGGAAGCGGCCGCGATGCTTGGTGTGCCACGTCCGGTTCTCGATGTCCTTGCCGGCATGGATGATCAGCCAGGCCCAGGGCTGGCGAATGGACAGGGCTTTCATGCCTCACCTCGGGCTTGTGCCAGCAGGCCGCGCACGCGCTCGATCTCCTCGGCGCTATGCGGTGTGCCGCCGGCGTTGAGGGACAGGTACTGGTGCAGCAGCTCGGCGCGGCTGGTGAAGTCGTGGATGGCTACCTTGACGTGCAGTTTCTTGTGGCCGAACTCGGTGGTGACCAGGTCATCAGCGGTGAAGCCGAAGGGGCGCACGTTGCCTTTCACATACTCGGTGATGGCGGTGTAGCGCTGCAGGCCGTCAAGGCACTGCAGGCCGGGCGGCAGATCGCTCTCGCTCTCGCGAAAGTCCGACCAGGTCGAGCAGTTGAACTGGATCAGCAGGCCGCTGACCGGGACGATGCCGCGCAGGCAGTTTTCGATGTAGTGCTGTTGCTGCTGCGCGGTCCAGACGTGCCCGCGCTGGAAGTCAGGGCACAGCTCCAGGCCGCCCCAGTCCCTGCCCAGGCCAGCCAGGGCAGACTCCAGGCGACCCCACGAATAGTCGGCAGACCAGCGCGCGGTGCGCAGCGGATTGATCAGCTTCGCCACCTCGCGCTCAAAGGGGGTTTTCTCTCGCGCCATGCGCATTACTCCATGGGTAATTCGTATTGCGTCATGCGCCCGCCGGGGCGCTGACGATCACGCCAGAGCGTCCTGGGAGGCGTTGAGGATGTCCCAGGCCTCGCCCAGCAGGGCAGACGCGGGGAAATTGCCCTCTACCAGCAGCAGGCGCTTCTCCTGCAGGTAGACCCTGGCGAAGTCGGGGTCGTGGGCGGCGATGCTGCGGGTGTTGCTGATGAGGTCGCACAGCTTGATCAGCTTGCACTCTGGCGATTGGGCGGCGGTGTGCGCGCGGTCCAGGGCCTTACGCGCGGCGCGGTTGCCGTCCTCGGGCTTCGACACGTCGGTCAGGCCGTCCACCAGGGCGGCCACATGCTCGCCGAACTCCTCACGGATCAGCTCGATGGTCACCGGGGTGTCCTCGACAGTGTCGTGCAGAAGGGCAGCAGCGACCTGCGCCACGGTGCCGCCGTGCTCGGCGATCAGGTCGGCGACCTCCTCGCAATGGGTGATGTACGGCTCACCGGTGTACTTGCGAACCTGGCCGGCGTGGGCGGCCGTGGCAAAGGTCCGCGCCCGCTCCATCATCACCATGGCCTTCATGTGTCGATCCGCCTTGCCGTTACGCATGGGTGGCCACCTCGGGGGCGCCAGTGACCTGCAGCGTAGTGCCCGAGCGGACGTGCAGCACCTGGCCGCCGAACAGCAGGCTGTAATCGCGGGCATCGCGCCAGTTCATGCGGATCGAGCGCCCGCCGTCCGGGTAGATGACACGGAATCGGCCGGCGCCGGTCTTGAGGTTGGACGGCTCCACACGCAGCTTGTCGAGCAGGATGATGAGCGCCAGCAGGGCGCCCTGGATGCGGTTGATCATGGTGAATTACTCCTTGGGTTTTCTTATGTATTTGCCCCTGGGGATCAGGGGCGCGGTCAGGTCCTGGCCACGCAGGCCTGCCCGGTACCGCTGCTGTAGCAGGGTCATGCTCAGCCCGGTGCGCTCGTGCGCGGCCTGCAGCATGGCCTGGTCCTCGATGCTCGCCCGGCGCACCCTGGGGGCGGCCAGCTCCTCGCCACGCTTGCCGTCGCGGTACCGGCGGCGCAGCAGGTCATAGTCCAGCCCGGTCTGCTGGTGGACGCGATCGAGCAGGGCGCGGCCCTGGGCGTCGATGCGGTCGGCCGACTCGAACAGCGCCGGCCCGGTGAGGCCTCGTTTGAGCTTGTCGGCCACCGAGGGGCCGTAGTGATGCCGGACCTCCTGGATGGTCAGCAGCTGCCCGTGGATCTCGTAGCGCGGCAGGCTGGAAGGCTCGCCGGCGAGCTGGCGGACGTACTGGACAGTCCGGGACGAGCAGCCCACGAGACGCCCAATCTCGGCATCCGTGAGCCCCTTGCCGAACTGCTCCATGATGGCGGCCTTGAACGGCCCGCCGTCTGCCAGCTTGCGGCGCCCCATCAGATACCGATCCAGGCCGGCGCACGGTTCCAGCGGCGGGCGGCTTCGTTGGGGTCGTCCTGCACCAGGGGGCCACGGGCCTTGCAGCTGTTGCAAAGCGCCTGGTAGTTGGTGCCCTCGCGGCGATAGTTGCCCCGGCGCACGCCGGTGATCTTGCTCTTGCCGCCACAGAAGGGGCAGGCGTTGACGCTGATGGTCAGGGTGGTGGCCATGGCTATTCCTGGTCGAAGTGAGGGTCGCAGTGATCGAGCGCCACGCAGCCAACCTTGCCGACCAGCCAGACGACGGCCGTGTGGCCGCCCAGTACCTGGGCTTCGCTGCGGGTGGTGGACTTGACCGGCTGGCCGGTGCCCAGGACTTCACGGTACTGCACCAGGGTGCCGGGCTTGTGGGCGGCATTCCAATCGGCGCACTGGCGCTCCAGCTGGGCGATGGTCTTGGGCCTCATGCGGCACCGTCCTGGCCGGCATAGACCGGCACGATGCGCTCACCCGGCGCCAGGCGCGATTGCTTGTGCTCGACCTGGAAGCGGCTCACCAGGATGGCGACGACCTTGCCGCCCTCCATGAGGTGCCAGCCGATCGGCCGGGGCTCCTGCAGGGCGCGCACCTGCTCGCGCAGGCGGTCGGCCTCGGCCAGGGATGCCTCCAGGGCGCGCGACAGCCAGCGGATGCGGTCCTTGGCGGCGGTCAGGTACTCGATAGGCATCCGGGCCTTGCCTTGGAGCACGTCATTCAGGCTGGGGCGGATGTCGCCGTGCGTGTAGACGGCGTTGGCCAACTGGTCGTCGGTCATATCGCCCATCGCCAGGGCGGCGCGCTCACAGGCGTAGCGGGTGCCGTGCGGGTCGGGCTCGCCCTGTTCGCGCCATTCGGCGGCGGGGGTCTGCGGATCGGTCATGGTGATGTCCTGGTGTTTCTAGTTTTTTGGCTCAAGGCAGGGCACTCCATGGAATGCCCTCTCGTGAGCCCGGCGATCCGGGCGATGCGTCAGGGCTTCGTGTTGAGCAGTTGTGCTATCTGCGCGATCGCAGTGGCCCGCGCAATCCGCACGCTATTGCGATAGAAGAGGGACCGCCCTTTGCTGTGCCTGCACTCGAACTGGGAGGCGTACACGTTGCGGAAGGCGAAACCAGCTTCGGTCGGCGTCGCGTTCTGCTTGGCCACCGCTTCCAGCTCCTCGATGATCTTGCTTTGTGCGGTCATGCCGCTCTCCTCTGTAACTGTGTTGCCCGGCATCACCTGCCGGGCGAAAGGGTTACGCCTGGGCGGCCTTGGCTTCCATGGCGGCCTTGGCTTCCGGGCTCTGCAGGACGGCCATGATCATGTTGAGCGGGGTCAGCTCGTCGAGCATGTACCAGAACACCCGGACGAAGGTGGTGCCGTGCTGGTTGGTCACCATGTGCGCATTGGCGTAGACCGGCAGGCGACCGAACACCTCGGTGAGTTTCACGCCACGGGCGTACTGCTCGCCGCGCTTCTCCATCAGCTCGCGCAGGGTGGTCATGGCCTTGGCGCTGGCATCGCACTCCTTGCGCTCGACCGGCACGATCGGGGCGGCCTTGATCGACTTGCGCAGGGCGGCTAGGTCGTCGAACTGGTTGGCGATCGCCTCGGCCTCGGGCAGGTAGCCCAGCAGCTCGGCGCGGCGCTTGGCGCTCCAGACGTGCAGGTCGAAGTTCATCCAGTAGGCGCCATCGGTGCGCTCAGTGTTCGCCGCGTCCTGCTTGGCCAGGTCCCAGCACAGCTGATGCACGTCTTCGCGGACCAGGCTGGCGGCGCGGTTCAGGCTGTCGAAGGCGCGCTTCTGTGCGGCCTTGCTGGTGAAACCGGCCTCAAAGGCATCGGCGGCGGCGCCGACATACTTCTGGAATCGGGTGGTTGTGGTGGTGTTCATGCCTTGGTCCTCGCCTGGCCACTTCCGAGTAAGTGACGCCTTAGTAGGAATAATATTCACACTAAGGCGACCAGAAGGCAAGCGTTTTGATTCCTAGAATAGGACCGTTTGGCGATCAGTTGATTCCACTATAGCGGGCGCGGCCTCGGGGGGAAGGGCGACCAGGTCAGGCGCCGACAGCAGGTCGTCGTCTTCCGTCTCCTCGGGCACCTCCTGGCCCTGCGAGCGCAGGTAGTTGCGGGCCATGTCGCGCAGCTGGCGCTGTCCCACGTCCAGGCGCTCCACCAGGTTGTCATCGGGGTTGATGACGCCCTCGATCTGCTCGCGCTTCACGCCCAGGACATCGAGCATTTCCTGGTCGAAGTCATCGGATGAGACCGGGAAGTAGGCCTGGACCGGGTCCGGCTGGCCGTCGCGGTGGACGCGGCCGATGTTCTGCTCGATGACGCCCGGCGACCAGTCCAGCTCGCCGTGGACCGTGGTCGAGCTGGCCGCCTGTAGGCCGTCCACGCCGGCGCCAGCGCGCACGCTGATGATGATCACGCGCGCGGTACCGGCCATGAAGGCCTCCTTGGCGGCCTGCTTCTCGCGGGCGTTCTCGGTGCCGGTGTACATGACCGGGTTGAAGTCGGCGAGGGCGTCCTGCCAGATCCGGTAGACGTCACGGTGCCAGCCGAACAGCAGCACCTGCCGACCCTCTTCCAGCAGCATGCGCACGAAGTCGGCGACATAGGGCGCCTTGGCGATGCCGCAGGCCTGGCGCATCAGGCGATCGAACTCGCCGGCGGCCTCCATGCGCTGGGTCTTGTAGGCCTGGTTCTTCTGCAGGATGGTCTGCGCCAGGCGCAGGGCGTCGCCCTTGTAGCGATCGAGCACCTTCTGGTCGTGCTCGATCTCGACGGTGATCTTGGTCAGGGCGGGCAGCTCGCGGCCGACCTCGGCGCGGGTGCGGCGCAGCATGATGCCCTCGCGGCGCAGGTGCTCGCCGAAGGCCTCGGGGTCTTTCAGGCGGTGCTTGCCGTCCTCATAGCCACCCGTACACCACTCGCGCACGAACTCGTGATAGTCGCCCAGGGCGTCGGGCAGCAGGACGTTGATGACGGTCCAGAACTCGGCGCCGTAGTTGAAGATGGGCGTAGCGGACAGGCCCATGCGCAGCCGGCAGCGGCTGGCCAGGTACTCGCAGGCCACATAGATGTTGCTGCCCGAGTTGCGCAGCTGCTGGCACTCCTCGAACACCACGAACTGGGCAATCTCACCCAGCACCTCGGCCCAGCCGCGCAGGCGGTGATAGGTCACCAGGATGACGTCGGGGAGGGTGTCCCACAGGTCGGTGCGCCGCTGGCGGGGCTGCTTGATCAGCGGATAGGGGGATCCCGCGTTGATCACATGCACCCGCAGGTGCGGGGCGAACTCCGCCAGCTTCTCGGGCCAGTGGTTGGGCAGCGACGCCGGGTAGACCACCACCGCCGGCAGGCTGCCGGGCTGGACCATGGCGAGGATAGCGCTCACGGTCTTGCCCAGGCCCAGGTCGTCCGCCAGCAGCAGGCCGCCCTTGATCTCCATCATGCGGGTCGGCAGGCGCTGATACAGGCGCTCGGGCTTGGCCAGGCTATGAATGACCTGCTCACGGCGACCCGCCAGCAGATCCGCCAGGCTCTTCTCGTTCTCGACGTGCTGGTCGGCCAGCTGATCGAGCAGCGCCAGCGCCTCGGCGTCCATCGTCATGGGGTAGCGCTGCAGGAACCAGCGCAGCTCGCGGCTGTTCTCGGCGCTGGCCAGCAGGTCGTGGACCTCGGCCGCGCGATCGCTGATCTTGGGGAAGACCCGTTTCAGGCGGCCACGCACCTGGGGGTCACACGCGATGCGCCAGTAGCGCCCGCTGTAGCTCACGGTGCCGTACAGGCGCACGGCAGGGGATTGGGGTAGGACGGTCACGAATGCTCTCCTGTGACGGGCCAGGGGTCAGGACGACAGGCGTCGATTGCGCTCGGCGCGGCGCGCGCGCTTGGCATCGGCAGCGGCCTGGCGCTCCTCGCCCTGGCGGCGCTGCTCGGCGGTCTGGCCCAGGGCGTCACGCTCACCCTGGTAGGGGTCGTGAGGCGGGGTCGGCCTGGGCATGCCGGTACCGAAGAAAGAGCCGGCCGTGTGCCCGAAGGCGCCGGAGGCGATCATGAGGGCCATGAGGGCGCGAGATTGCATGGTGATGTCCTTAGCCGGCTTGGCCGGTCTGATTGGGGTGTTGCGAATCAGTGCTTGCGGCGCTTTACCGGGCCGCGCCCGTGGGCTTGCCAGCCGGCTTCCCGGACATCGTTTCCCATCTCGGCGATCATCTCGTCCAGGCGCTCAGCCACGGCGGGCACCAGGTCCGTCAGCGTGACGCCGTTGATGGTGACGCTGTGGGTGGACTTCTCGCCCGAGGGCAGCAGGAACCAGACACTCACGTCCCAACGGCCTGGCCGGGGCGAGGGGGTGCCTTTACGGATGGTCTTGCCGGTGCTGAGGTGGTGGGTAATGGTGCAGGTCATGCAGCACCGCCTTGCAGGCCAGCTGCAGGGGTACGGGCGGCATCACTGGCGATCACCTGGTAGTCCGCCTCAGCCAGCTCGCAGAAGAAAGAGCAGGAGGGAATTTTTTCGTTACGACGGACGGGGCCGGGCGGAATGTCGCGCAGGGAGTAGCGCACGTTCGTTTCGCGATCGCGGAACAGGTAGGAGCCCGCGCCCAGGTCGTCCTGGATCTTGCACAGCGCCTCGAACTGCTCAGGGAAGTCCTCACGGATGGCGCGAAAGTAGCCCTCTCCGCCCTTCACACAGCCGATGCAGTTCGCGTTTTCGTAGCCCAGTCGGTACATGAACGGCAGCTCAATACCGGCGCGCTGGACCATCGCCTTGCAGTCCTCCTTGCCGATGCCGCGCTCGATCAAGGGCGCGATCGCCGGCCGGTCCGGATTGCGGTCGCGGAAGTCGTCCAGGCGGTCGGCCTCTTCAGCGGTGAAGCCAAACACCATGATGTCGCCGGGCTGCTTCCAGGTATCGAGCAGACGGCGCTTGAGCAGCTTGGTACAGGAGGCGCCATAGCGGTTTTTCATGAAACGCTCACGCCGGAACACCTCAAGGGCATCGGCGCCGTACTTCTCGTCACGCAGCTGGACGATTTCGCGGCCGAACCAGGCTTCACAGTCGGCCAGAAAACGGCGGTTGTCCTGGTGCTCATTGAGCAGGAAGGCGTTGACGATCTGGACGTCATGGGTAGCGCCGTACTCAGCCAGCGCCAGCTTGGTGGCCACAGCCGAGGCAGCGCCGCAGCTGAATTGGCAAACGATGCGGGGAAGCGCCTGGGGCGCCTCGCGGGAAACAGTAGTCATGGTGATGTCCTGGTGTCGGCTGTGCCGATCGTATGGGTATCAGTGAAGCGAAAAGCGGGGCACTTTCCTAAACGCGGTCGGCGCCCGTCATGGCCGCATAGGCCACCTGGAGCGATGCAACTTCGAAGCCATACAGGCGCCAGTGGTCGGTAACCTGGCGGGTCTTCTTGTCGTAGCGGCGAAACAGGGTGATCCGAGGGTGTTGGACGCAGGTGTAGCCATAGGCGAAGAACGCCTTGCCGCCGTTGTAGTGGGCATCCTGCTGGAACGTCAGGGCGGTCAGGGCGCTGGCCTGGCCTTCGCTAGTCATATTCGCCGTCCTCCTCGGGCTCCAGACCAAGCCGGACTCGGTCGATCGCGGCCTCTACCTCGTCCGCATCGACCGATCCGCGCTCACTGCGCCAGATCGAATCGGCATTGTTGATGTTGTAGACGCTTGCGCCCCGGTCCACATACCAGGCCAGACCCCTCACGAAGCGATAGCGCTCGGCATCGAGCAGGGCACCCTCAGTCGCTGGCGCGCGGCGATTCCAGTCGCGCACAGCCAGCGCCAGCTGCTCGTCGGTGGCGGGGACCATCAAGGTATCGCGATCGGTCAGTAGGCATTGGGCATCGTGGTCGCCGACGACGCGGTGCCAGTCGTGGTTGCTTTCGACGCGCATGACGGCATTGCAGAAGGGGCAGGGCAAGAGGCCGATGGTCATTGCGCACCCCACGGCAGCAGGGGCGTGCTGTAGGGCAGCAGCATCGGGTGCTTAGGCTGGCCGCAGGCAGTCCGACCGAAGTGCAGCACCGGCTTGCCGCTGGCGACCAACAAGGCCAGCAATTCAGCCGGCGCTCCCCTTAGACTCGTCGGCATCTTGCCCAAGGCGCCCCAGCACGGCACCAGGACGTCCGCCTCCTGGATAATCTCCTGCAGGTGCTGCTGGCATTCGGGGCCGAAGGGGTCGGCGACCAATTCCAGTACGCGGGGATTTGCCGACCGAAAGGCAAATACATTGCCGACGATGAAACGGCGCGCCCCATGGCGCTGCGAGAAGCCGCGCCACTTCTTGACGGTTTGATCGTCTAGGGTGGCGTCGGCCGTACTGGGGTTTATCCCAAAGAACGCGAACACCTGACCTTCGGCCTGGACGTAGCGTTCCAAACGGTAGCGGTATCGAAGGCACTCACTGATGATGGCGCTCACGGCTGTATCTCCGCCGGCTGGCGAAACACCGGCAGCGCGCCAGCCTCGGCGCGGACGGCTTTCATCGCCTCGGGCTCATAGCCCCATATGTTCGATCCGTCCTCGCGATCGTGACCCAGGTAGCCGGGGTGCAGCGGCTGGCCAGTGCGGATGTAGTCCCGGAACTTCTCCACCAGGTTGCGCAGCGTGCCGCCGTGTGTGAAGCCGCGCCAGCGGGCATATGGCGCGGTGTGGGTGTAGATGGCTTTCCAGCTGTAGTCGTCAAGGAACCAGATCCGGCCATTGTCGGCGACCACCATCCGGGCGAAGTTGCCCTTGTGATGGAAGAACCGGCGCCCGTGGGCGGCGATGATCCGGATGGCCTGATTGACCACGTCGCAGCGCTGGCGCTTGGTGGTGAGGTTACTCATGGCCAGCCTCCTGGGCGCGCGCCTCGGCCCGGTCAATGCGCTGGATCTCGGCCACCACCAGGGCGCCAGCCTTCACCAGCATGCGGCGCGGGTCCGCCGGCTTGAACCACTGGGGCGCGAACGGCCAGAAGTTGGGCAGGTGATGGTTCTTCCAGGACTGATCCGCGTGGGCGTGCAGCACATACCCGGCGGCGGCCTTGGCCAGCTCGCCCTGCTGGTACTGGTCATCACGCTCGGGCGTCCAGCCTTCGCCTTCGATCTGGCGCTGTCGCTCGTGGGCGATGCTACGAATAGCCGCGTCCGGATCGGGCAGGCCTGCAACGGCGTCCTGGGCGATGGCCACCGCCTCTTCCAGGGCGTCGGACAGCTCCTGCAGATCCTCGGGGGCGGGGCCACCCTGGCGCAGGGCGCGGGACAGCTCGGCGATACCAGATAGGGCGCCAACCAGGGCAGGGTCGTTACTGGCCACCGGCGCGGCCGGCTCCTCACGATTCAGCCAGTCGGCCACCCTGTCGGCGCTGGTGACCACCAGGGTCTCCGAGCAGTCGTCGCAGCCCAGCACGAAGCGGCACGCCACGTCGCGGGTGTTGAGGCGGTTCTGCTGCACGTCGTTGATGACCTCAATGGTGGTGAACCAGTTCAGGGAGGTGCTGCCGCACTCGCGGCATTTGTCGATCTTGGTCAGCTTGGTCATCAGCAGCTCTCATCGCAGGGCCGCGCCCCGCAGGTGTCACAGGTGGTTGGGGAGTAGTTGCACCCGGTCTTGGCGGTACCGTCCACGGTGGGCTCACCGCAGGTCGGGCACTCGCCGGGCTCGCCCTCGGCGTCGTGGGTGGACCAGCCGTCGCTGCAGGCCATCAGGCGGCACCTCCGTCATGCCCTAGCGCCAGTCGGTAGACGTAGACCCAGTTCGGCATGCCCTGGTAATGCTCGACCAGGCCGACGCGGCCACGCACGAGAACCCCGGACTTGCACATTGACGACAGGTCCCGCCCCAGCTGTCGGCAGGTATCAGCACCGAAAGGCTGGGCTACGAAAGGGGCGCCAGTCGCCTCGATATACGCGGTCACGAAGTCGCTATTCAGGACATCGACCGAGCAGCCAGGGCCGCCCGCCGTCATTCGGGCCTCTATCCAGTCCCGGCGTTGGGCAGGGCTCACGACTGCTCACCCTGGGTGCGCATGGCGGCAGCCGAAGCCACTGGCTCAGGCGCGTGCTGCGCCAGGAATGCGCTCACCCTACCGTCCAGGCTTCCTCCTCGCGGAAGGAAGTTGGTGGTCTTCCATAGGAGGCTTAGAGCCTTCGCCAGAGTGGCCGCTGCCTCATCCCCATGCGCGGCGGCAGGCGGGGCGGCGGGAAACTTACCGGCACCATCGACAAAGGCGCGAAGCTCCTTAACGAAGTCGTGCTCTACTTCGGGCTCAAAGGACTTAAACCCTTCATCCATCCCCATGCAGTAGCGCCGCTCAAGGCAAAGTTCAACCATGCCCACGATGGTGCTCATGGCTTCTTCGGAGAGCGCTACCGGCTTACCAGCTGCCACAGGCGCGGCGGCAGGGCTGTCCAAGTCGAGCGCGCCGAGGGGGTACTTCTTCGTCGGCAAATCGTCAGCGTTGATAGCTGTTTGCTGCTCCCGCTCACCAGCGGCGGGCTGCACGTCGCGCCCGCGATTCCGATCCAGTTCGCGCCAGATCGGCGTCCAGCGCTCCAGGTTCTGCTTGGCGTGATGCCGATCGAGCACGCTTTCGGACGATTCCAGCAGCTGGCAGCTGACCACCAGGGACTCAGTGCCGTCGCGCAGCAGCTCCAGGAGCGCGCGGACGTCAGTGGTGTAATCGCCGGTCAGGATGACATTACTCATGCTCAGCACCTCGCACGGCGGGCCTAGCGATATTCCTTTCCCGGATCTCGACTCGGGGCTTGTATAGCTCCAGTTCTCCCGCGAAGTCGGCATGGTTCAGGCGCATTTCACTGTCACCTTCGGTCCATTGCACTTCCAGACCGAGCGCCAGCATGGCCACTTCGATCTCGCCCGCCACTGCGCTTTTACCTGTACCGGTCAGGCCAGACACTTCCACATAGACAACGCCGTCTGTAGCGGCGGGCTGGGTGGCGAGGGCGGCGCGGGCCATAGCGCGCAGCCTGGCCCTATCGTTGGCGTGAAGCTGGGGGTATGGCCCCACTGAAAACCAGTTGTCCTTGTCGGCGTTGAAAATGGCCTCTGCTATTGCATCCAGCCCACCCCCAGCCTGCGCGTCCTGGGCTTCCAGAGGGCGCGGCACGCGCAGCTGCTCAACCGGCTTGATGCGCTGGCTCTCTGGCAGAAGAGACTCACGGCCAATTTCAGCAAGGCGCACCTGCTGTCCAGCGGGGCATGGGCAGGTTCCTAACCACTCGCCGTCAGGGCGGTGAACGTCGCCACTCCCTCCGCAGTTACCGCAGATTGCTCTCTGTGCCTCGCACGTCAGTGGCGCCGGGGTCTCCTGCTGCTCGGCCTCGGCGAGGAAGGCGCGGACTCTTTGCTCATTCGGAAGCGACCCAGGCCGGTGCTGCTCGGCATGGTCATAGGCGAACCGTAGCAGCCCTACAGCCGTCGCCAGCAGTGCCTGGACGGCATCGGCTCTGGCCCAGGCACCACGGCCAGCGGTGGCCAGTGTTGCAGCGCTCGCTTCCACCCGCGCCAGGCCACCAGCCAGGCTATCCACATAGGCCTGCACGGCATCGGCGCCACCGGCGGGCAGGCACGCCCGGCGCAGCTCCGCCATCACCTTCTCGAACTGCTCTTTCTCGATACTCATAGCGCCTGGCGCTCCAGTTTGATCATGCGGAAGCCCTTGCCGCCCCACTCAGGGCGATCGGGCAGGGAATCGGCGGCCCAGCGGGGCGTGCCGGCGAGGATGACGCCCGTGACCAGCGGCAGGCGTTGGTACCGGTCCACCTGGCGCAGCGCATCAGCAGCCGTGCCCTTGATCTTCACCTCGATCACCAGCCCATCGGCCAGCAGGAAGTCGAAGCGGTTGTCGGCGTCATAGCGGTATTCACGCTGGTGGGCGATGCCCTGGCTGGCCAGCACGGCGGACAGGCGCTCTTGCAGCTGCGCCTCGGTGGAATAGCGGTAGCGGTAGCGCTGCAGGAGCGCAGCCACTCGCCCAGGATCGGGGACGGACATCTGGCACACCTCACTCACCTAATATTCGCTACAGAACCGCAGTCTGTATTGAACTATTTTCACATTAGGAAAGTGCTAAGTCTACACTTTTGATAGCCGTATTTGGTATCAGTCGATGGTGATAGCAGCCAAGCGGGCACCTTGAGCGATGAGCTGCACGCCCAGGGCGAGAGGAAAGATTGAAAGGGCAGATCGCCAAGGAGCGCGTATAGCGCACGATCTACCCGGACCCGCTACCACCCATAGGGGTAATAGGGGATCACAGCGCCTACAGGTCAGCCCGTGAGCCCTGGCCGCACCGGCGGGGGCACGCCGAGCCTTGCGCCCAGCCGTTCCTTGCCTTCTGCCGCGTTCTGCATGGCCTTGGTGTAAATCTCGTCCAGGACCTCGGCGGCGACGACGTTGATGATCGCCTCGGGGCGGTCGTCCAGCATCTTGATGACCCTGGTCAGCATATCGAAGGCCTTGAGCTGGTCGTGCTGCAGGATCTGCAGGCCGTCCTTGGTCCACTTCGACCCGGCGTACAGGGCGCGGCCGGCAGGAGACAGGTGACGGGTGTCCTTGAGCACTTGGCGCTCTACGCCTTCACCAAAGCACTCGGGGCATTCGGCATTGGGCTCCAGGCGCGGATCAAAGCCGGTACCGCCTGCCGGCTTGGGCTCTGCCGGCGGCTTGCTTTCGTTCTTGGTCGCCTCGGCCAGGTCGCGAGCGTACTCGTCCAGCTTCTCGCGCCACTCGCTGGGCTTGTACTGGTATTCGTTATCGATGCCGTAGCAGAAGCGGCAGCACTCCCGGCGGATCTCGGTCAGCTCGTTCGGATCGCCGAAGGCCATGCCCATCAGACGCTCAAGGGCGCGGGTCTTGATGTCCCCGTCCATATCGTCGAATGCCTGACGGACGCGCAGGGCCATGAGCCGGGCGACCTTATCAGTTCTTAGCAGGCGTGAGGCGTTGGCGGCGCAGCTGTTGTCGCTCATGTCCCCCTTGGTGTCGAAGGCTGCACGGTAGGCGCTGGTCTGGTTGTACGAACCCAGGTAGCTCTCCACGAACCGGACGTGACGAGGATCCATGGACGCCAGTAGCTCCTCCTCGGGGGTGAGGGGAGTGGCAGGTACCGGATCAGGCTTTGCGGCCTTGGGCTTACTGGCCGTCTTGGCCTTGGGGGTGGCGGGCTTCTTGGCCGGGGCCTTGCGCTTGGTGGCTGGCTTACTGGCCGTGGTCTTGGGCGGAGCCATGGCGATTCCTAGATAGGGAGGGAATTGGTGCCACTGGATCGCCGTAGCGTGGCCCTACTGGGGAGACGATGCCCGTCCCGGCATTCCCTGCTTATTCGTCCCTTGTGCGCCCTCATGGATCGAGCCATTGGCGACACACGACGTTTCGGGGAGTGACCCCCGGCTAACACTCAGGAGGCGAGCAGGTGCGCAGGGTCAGAGTAGGGCGCCACAGGGGCAGGAGAATGCGGGGCTTTCCGAATGGCGAGCCCCTGGGGGATTACCAGACCCGGAGCAGTACCGGGCGGAAGGGGTGGCGGGCTTTGCGGAGCGTGGCGTAGGTGAGGGTGGCGTAGAACCAGGTAGCAGGGATCACGGTGCTCGCGATGTGGTGGGTCTGCCAGGCCTCATAAGCGTAGATGGCAATGTTGGCAGCCAACCCCAGGGCGATTGCGCCATAGGCCAGGCGAGCAGCGAGCACCTTCCAGCGCGGTCTACCCGTTCCCATGGCCTGGAGCGCCTGGGCCTCACTCGGATGGGCGAACAGCTGGGCGGACTCGACCAGGTGAGCACGGACGCCCAGGACAGTAATCGGGCTCCCCGCTGCAACCATGACCTGTGCAGGTCCTACGGCGATCCGGGCCTGTTCGGGCTGGCGCTCAGTCAGCCAAGCACGCAACCGGGCGAGGCGACCAGGACGCGGAGTGACCTTGCGGGCCTCCTCGGCTTCCCGACACCCCAGGCACCAGGTCAGATCCTCGGTATCGGCGCTATAGCGGCACTCGCAGGTCTCAGGGGGTCGCACGATAAACCCCCTCGGCTTCCAGGTGCCCGCGAATGACGCCAAGCTGTCTGGCCTCATCCTCGGTGAAAGGCCGCTCTACCAGGTCGAGCTGGTTCCAGCGGTGGGCATAGATCGAGGTGGTGGCAGAGAAGCGCCCTGGCGAATCAATAGCGATCTCGACACCCATGGACCCAGGGCACTGGGGGCCACGCTTCACGACGCCGATCACCTCGGCACCATGGGGGTACTTAAACGACTCAGGCATACGAACGATCACGGCAGATCCAGCTGCAGGGCCTACCTCGGTGGATGGCTTCCCGCCGAAGTAACTGTTTACGGTGAGCGTGGGGTTCTTGACCTGGATATAAGGCGTCTCGGGATACTCGAAGGGGCCAGCAGGCTCCACCTCGCCCACCAGGTGAGCACCCAGGAGTTGCTGGATCGCGTCGCGCTGCTCCTGGGTGGCTGGCGGCCATTCGGGGAGGGGCTGCCTCTTGTCCAGCACAGCGGCCAATCTGTCGTACAGCTCCTGCGTGCCGGCATCCGGCATGACTGCGCCGAACCTCAGCGCGCTCACGTCCTCGTTACCCACCCCACAGCGATCGAGCACGTCATGGGCGCCGGCCAGCATGGCGCGACGCTCGAAGAACCCGGACACGGCGAGGCCGTACAGCGTGGCGACGGCGCCGGCGTAGGCCAGCCGCTGGGACTCTTCCAGGTCGAAGTCAGCGGGGTCGATAGGGTTGTGGAACCCGTGGGCACGGAAACCGTCATCGCGCTCGACCAGGCAGCTCACGAACTGGGTGTCTTCCCAGTGGTGGAACTGCACGCGGACGATCGAGGCGATGACGCTCTCCTGGGTCGGTTTCTGCAATGCGGTCATGATGGTGATTATCCGTTCGATCTAATAGGTATGGGTGCCGGTTACCCCCTCCGGCGCGCTTCTGGTGGCCTGGGCCATGCGCGGCAAGCGACTTGTGGTCGCGACGCCCAATCCTGGGCGCGTGGTGCAGGTGGCCGGAGCTGATCCCGGCATAGATGGCGATCCGGTGGTTTTGCATAGCAGCCGCGAACCTAATCACGGCCTAGCACGTTCATCCGCCAAAACCTTCTCTTCTCGCGACCGTGTAGCGCATCAGCCTGCGCATTCACCTGCATCGGGGAGCGTCATGGTCTTCCACGGCGCCCAGGTACTGAGGTCATGACACCGACCGGCTTCCCTGAGTTAGGTCGCAAGCGACCACCATGACGCTCTCCGATACAGCCCACCAGTACGCCGGCGGGCCGCTTTGATCAGGCCGCCAGCTCGCGGCCGAAGTTGCGGGCCTTCTGCGCCAGGCAGGCAGCACCTATGTCACCGATCACCAGGTCACTGGCCAGGGCCGCATGGCCTACCCGGCACAGGTCGTCCAGATCGTAGATCCGCAGGTCATTCAGGCGCATGCGCAGGTCGGGGTGGATCCGCAGGCCCACAGTGCTGCAGTTGGGCTCATGGCGCACCAGGTCGTCCTGGTCCTGGACCTCGGTTGCCAGCGCATAGCCGGCACTGGCCACCTTGCGACGGATGATCGAGGCGCCAGCCAGACCCACACCGGGCAGGTCAGACAGCTCACGCCAGGTCAGCGCCAGCAGCTGGTTGCGATCGCAGATCCCGGAATCACGCAAGGCGATACGCTGGCCCTGGGGAATGCCGAGGGCGCGCAGCTCGGGTTCGGACGCAGGCTCGTCGCCCTGGGCCGGAGCGGCATCCTCGCGCTCATTCACAGCCGCCAGCAGGGCAGTCAGCTCGGCATCGATGTCCGAGGCAGCGGCCTCGGGCTGAGGCTCAGGGGTCGCGACGTCCGCCATTGGCGCGTCCCGGTGAACATGCCGGTACACGCGCTCTTGGCCGAGGGTACACGTCTCGACCAGCTCATCCATGACAGCAGGGGAGAGGCTGGCCACAACGGCAGGCAGGCCTGTTTGGGCGTCGATGACCATGAGCAGGCGAGTGATGGTGGCGCCTACCTGGTGGCGAACATCCCACTCTACCTTCTCGCTCGCTTGGGCCAGATCGTAGATGGCACTGCTCAGGTTGAGCACGCTGGTGATAGCTGCTGGCGTCATTGGAGGCTCACAGACAGGGGAATGGGGTGCAGGCACCGGGCCGGTGGACGGGTAACACCAGGACTTACCGCATTGCTGTGCCTGGATACCCTGGGCGCGTCCTGCGCCTACCTGCATCGCACAACCCCCGACCTTGTTCGCTGGGGGTTCTGCGATGCAGCCTAGTGGGGAGCCCCACCAGGATGCAGAGGGGTGGTATTACTTACTACCCTCGCGCGGCTTGCGGGTGGCGCGCGGCTTCTTGGCTTCGGTCTTGGCGACGTCAGCGGCAGGCACTTCGTCGGCAGGCTTCGGAATCAGCAGATGGCGCGGGGTGCCGCAGGGGGCGATCACCAGATAGCGGGCCTTCACGCCATGGGCAGATACTTCGGCGCCGGCCTCATCCTGGGCAGTGATGGGCTGGCAGTCGTACACCTGCAGGGACAGCTGGTCGCCGGCCTGGGGCAGGACGCCACCCACGAAGTGCTCGGGAATCAGGTCGGTACGAATGGCGAACGCGAACGGGACGTGCTCGGGAACGGGCAGGCCTTCGGCGTAGGTCTTGATCAGGCTGGCGATCGCAGGGCCTACGGCCTTGTCGGCCATCGCGGCCTGTACGAGCTGGGGATTGATCTGCATGGCGGGTCTCACTGGGTATGGGGTGGCTGCATGGGGCAGTGCGCGGTTGGGCGCACTCTCCGATGCAGCCCTTTCGGGCTATCGGCACCGCCTATCGCCAAGGCGCGGTGAACTCCTCCGGAGGGCCAAACGCGGGGGGTAACCTCCCCCAACCCGGCTTGTAGATTTCAGCGTGAGCCTGGGCGAGGGGTGCCCTTCACTGCTCTCACGCATCGGCGATCTACCACGCCTCCCGCATCGAACTGGCATTGGTCAAGGTCGGCCTCCCCAAAACGTGAGGCTATAGCCTCGGCCGACCTTGCCGATGCCATCCGTGGATGACTCGGGCCGGTTGCCACTCCCGGCGATCCTGGCTCTTGCCCCTGGAGCGGTTAAGCGTCGGGGCGCCGGATCGGCTTCACGAGCGCCAGGCCATTGCCGGCGATCGAGGTCCTGCTGTTCATGCCCCTTCACGCGGGGCGATCGACCGATTCCCAGGCTTGCCCACTTAGCAGGGTTGAGGCCTGCAGGGTCGTATGGGCGCGAGGAGTAATCTCGCCTGTGTCGGTTGTGTGGGATCTTTGCAATCAGCGCTCTCCACACCCTGGCTGTCCGGGGCATCCGCATCGCGGCCCGCCCGGCTCGGGGTACATTCAGAGGGGCTGCATATCGAGCGTCATCTGCGCCACAGTCCGGCCAATATCGGCACGCTGGCGGCGCTCGAACTCGCCGTCGAGAATGGCCATTTCCTTCTCGATGATGGCGCAGTGACGGGTCTCCTGGGCGATGCGCTGATCCGCGCCACGCACCAGGGCTTCCAGACGATCCAGGGACAGGCTGACGGGGTTGTAGCCGCGCCAGTCCTCTTCATAACCGGGGTTCATTTCCTGCATCTTGGCGATGCGCTGCTTGAGGTCGCGCACCGCGAGGGCAATGGACTGCAGGTCCTTGCGGTCCTGGCCATGGCTGTCGATGGTGATGGCGAGCTTCTGGCCCATTGCCTTGGTGAACTGCTCCTGGGCATCGGCGATGGCGTTGCTCATCATGCGAGCCAGGAAAGCCTGGTTGTTCTCGGTGACGTCCGCGATCGGGTCGTTCGACAGGTTGCACAGGTAATCCATCGGCACGGCGTAGAGCTGGGCCATGGCGATCAGGTCGGCGAGCTTGGGCATCCGCTCGTTCTCGACGTCTTCCCACTGGGAGACTTGCGAGCACTGCTTTTGGCCCAGGTGATTAGCGACCTGGATCTGATTCAGCTTGGCAGCCCGACGCGCAGCACTGAGCCGCTTAGCCAGGATCGGCTTGAGCGAGCGCATGTTCTTTGCGGAGGTTGGGATGGCCATGAATCGGTATCTCGGGATGCCCAAAAGAGTGAGCTTATGGTCCCGTTACGCCGCCCCAAGTGCAACATGCGTCACAGAAAAATAGTGAACTTTTGCCGGTTGACGTGGTAATCGCGCGCGTTCTAACAGCCGAACCTTAGCGATTCGTTAAGTGAAGCGGATGATTTGATCCACCTGCTGCTGCAGGCGCTGCTCATCCATCTGCCCCTGGTAGACCCGCGCCAGGATGGCGTCGATCACGCTGGAATAGATCGCCTGGGCCTCTTCCTCGCTGCAGCTGGCATAGCTGAGCGACTTGGCGGTCAGGCGCACCTTGCCGTTGAGATCGAATGTCGCGTTGTAGTGGCCGGCGACGATGGTCAGGTCCTTGCGGAAGCGCTCGATGCAAGGCAGCACCTTCTCGCCCTTGTACTCCAGGTCCTGCAGGCTGTTCTCGATCCAGTGGTCATAGGCCACCCGGAACAGCACCATGGTCTTCTGCAGGAACTTGTAGTTGCGGATCTGCTTGACCTCGCAGCGCACCCCCGCGCCCACCTTGAGCTTGCGCAGCTGCTCGATGCCCTCCTCGGTGGCAGGGCGCAGCGAGCCGTCCATGGTTTTGACGAGAATGATTTCCAAGGCGGCGCACTCCAGCGAGCGCGCTACTCAGTGCCGAGGACAGCGCGCGCCCGCTCCAGTAGATCGGGATACAGGTGAGGGTTCTGCCGCTTCTCGTTGGCCATCGCGGTGCGACGCGAGTAGCGGTCAGGCATGGCCATGATGTCGTCCAGCCGATACTCGACCCACAAGGCCTTTCCGATCTCGCAGTAACGGTGCTTCGGCGCGTAGCAGCACCCGGCCTTGCCCATGCAGTGGCTGATGTAGGCCTTGTGCTTGGCGGGGTCGCGCTCGGTCATGCGGGGACCTTAGCGCGGGCCTTGAGCAGTTCGACCATCAGGCAGCCGCAGGACTTGACCCGGCCGCGCCGGCAGTCATTGGCCGCCACCACCTTCTCGGTACCGCAGACGCAGCGCGCCAGCCACAGGCCGCTCGGTTGCGGGCCGCGCTGCTCGACCAGGGTCATGCGGTGAAAGCTGCGCCCGACGATGTAGGTGCCCTGGGGCGCGCGGGGTCGCTTGATCGGGGTCTTCATACCTCCTCGATCTCCCAGCCGCCGCCCTTCACCGGGAAGACGTAGCAGATCCGGAAGGGATAGCGATCGGCCGCCCATTTCATCTTGAGATGGGCGTCGTCCTTGATGATGGCGCGCGAGCCCTTCACGTCGTGCAGCTCCAGCACCCCATCGGCGCCCATCAGGGCGAAGTCCGGGGTGAAGTGGGTGTTGTCGCAGAGCTTGAGCTTGATGCTCTCGAACTCGAACCAGAGCACCAGCCCCGCCTGCTTCTGCAGCTGCAGGTGGTCGTGGTAGCGCTGCTCGGTCTTGTTCATTTCGCCGGGCTTGAGGTGGCCCAGGGCGCGCAGGCGCTGCTGCGAGTCCTTGAGCTTCGCGGCAGGCACCTCGGCGAGCACCTTGGCTTTGACCTGGGCGACCTGGTCGGCCTGTTTCTGCTGGCGCGCCAGCAGCTCGGCCTCGGTCATGCGCAAGCCGGCCATCAGTCGCAGCCCGAGCTGCCGGAGCAGCTGCTGCCCGAATCGCTGCTGTAGCTGCTGTAGCCGCTCGACCCGGAGTCGTAGCTGGAGTAGCTGCTGCCGTAGTCCGAGGAGGAGTGCGACGACGGCATGCAGCGCACCGGCTCGGGCTCATGGCGGCGAGGCTCATCCGCCAGGGCGGCCTGCTGGTTGAGCGAGTTATACGGCGACAGCGGGTTGAGCGGGTGCAGCGTGCTGCCCAGTCCCATCGAGTCCACCGGCGCCGGCGAGCTGTCGAAGCGCGAGGAGCTGGCCGGGGCGGCCCGCTGGGCTTCGGCGCGCAGGGCAGCCACCACCGGCGGCACCTTGGCCGGGGCGACAGTCCAGGTCAGGCCGTCCAGGTAGGCGGCCGCCAGGCAGTCGAGCAGATCAATACCCTCGAACTGGCCCACCAGGTTTGCCGATGCGTACTCGATACGGTCGTCATGGACGCGGCGGCCGATGCGCGCGGCATCCTGGTACAGGTACAGCGGCGGCTCGCACTGGAAGGTGATGGCGTGCCGGTGGAAGGCGGTGACCAGGCTTTCGTAGGCCTGGGCCTTCACATTGCGGTAGGTCTTGCGCAACGTGGGGTCAGAGGATTGATCGCCCCAGTTGATCCGGCGATGTGGGATGCCCACATGCGTCAGCAGGCGGGCGACGGTGATGCCCTGGCCGCCGACGTGGATCAGCACCTGGGCGCCCGGCAGAGCATTGCGCCTGTCGGCGATATGCTCGGCGACCTCGGCCGGATCAGGCACACCCAGGCTCTCGACCTGCATCACGTCCAGGTTGTGCAGCGGATCGCCCGATGCGCTGCGACCGATACGGGCATGCACCAGGACAGTCTGCGCCCGGTAGCAGCCGCCGGCGACGGCCACCAGGATCAGGTCGCCGGCATTCTCGCGGACCAGCGGGGTGCGCTCGTGGCTGGCGCCGATGTGGCCACGATCGATCAGACCGAAGACGTAGTCGGAGTCCTTGGAGCGCAGCAGGCTGGCGAACAGATTGCGAATGCCCATCAGTGCGACACCCCCATGCCGGTGGAACCGAAGCCGCCGGTACCGCGCTCGGTCGCAACCTCGCCCAGGTCCTCGGTCTCGCAGGGCTCTGCCACCAGGTGGCCGCAGATCACCAGCTGGGCGATGCGGTCTCCGTGCTCGATGCGGAAAGGTAGATCGCCGGTGTTGAGCAGGATCACCTTGATCTCGCCCTGATAGTCGCTGTCGATCATGCCGGCCAGGGTGTCGATGCCGTGCTTGTTGGCCAGGCCAGAGCGCGGCCAGATTTGGCCGTGCATGCCGGTCCGCACGCGGAGGCCCCAGCCGGTGGGGATCATCTTGCGCTCACCCGGCAGCACGACGTGCTCGCCCACGGCGGACAGGTCGTAGCCAGCGGCGCCGGCAGTGGCTTGGCGAGGCAGGGGCAGCTGGTGACCACCCATGCGCACGAAGCTCAGCACAGGACGGGTATAGAAATGGAGTACGGGGGTTGGCTCACTCACTGGGGCTTCACCTTGCGATGTGCGCGACTGGGCGCGAGGGTCTGGACCTGGCCCTCGGACAGGTGCCACGGGATCTCCGCGTGGCAATCTGCACATAGCTTGGCGTTCATGGACGGCAGCCGAATGAGGCACTTTCCGAAACACTCCGGGCAACGCTTACCGGCCTCGACCTCGCGGGCGATGTCGCGCGCCCTGAGCGTGCGCAGCCGGCGCTGGTACAGGTGATCGATCAGCTGGCCAGCGGCGATCAGGAAGACGCCCAGGATCAGGGCGCCCAGGATGGTTTGAGCTTCGGTCACGGCCGGGGCTCCTTGCGGAAACTGTCGATCAGCACCAGGACCGCGATCGACAGGTACGCGGCGGCCAAGGTCACGACCATCAGGAACTCGGGGCACAGGTACTGGCTCATGCCGCGAACTCCAGATTGGTCAGCTGCAGCACCCGCTCAGGCACCGCGTAGAAGTTATCCAGCAGCTGCTCGGCGCAGCGCTTCATCACTATCAGTTGGGTGCCGTAGCGGCGCTCCCACTGGGCCTTGTTGACGTGGACCGCCAAAGGCGAGTTCTGGTGGTGCTCGCCACACAGCGGGATCACCAGCCAATGGGCGTCGGGCTTGGTACGGCCGTCGATGTGGTGGACGCTGCAGTAGTCGTTGAAGCCGCGACCGTCCGCGACACAGCACGGACAGCCAATTTCGCGCACGAGCAGGTCGTGCCAGCGCTTCTGAGCAGCGCTGGGGGTTGTGCCTTGCATAGGGGGTACCGTACTTCGGCGCTTATGCGCCCTCGGTTTTTCTCTTTGCGCGCTGCATCATCGCCAGCTGGACCTCGGCCTCGGCGCGACGCTTGCGCTCCTCAAGGTCCCGATCCAGCTCCGGACCACCCTCGCGAACTGGCTTGGGCGGCTTGCGGACATTCAGCTGGCCGATCATGTCGGCGATCATGCGTCGCTGCTCGTCCGGCTTGATCGTGGGCTCGGGCTTGTGCTCGATAGCATGCGTCGCTTTCGGAGGCATGGTCAGATGCTCTTTCCGAGCCTTGGCCAGCTCTCGCTCCCAGCGGGCCTGGATCTGCTTCCAGGAGCAGTGCTGCAGGTCGTGCCACATGCGCGCGGCGGCCCAAAAGATCGCGGGCTCTGACCACTGATCCTCGCTCACCAGCTTCCCCTCCTTGACCGCCGGGAAGTGCCGCTTGGGCATTTCGGTCATCGCCTCCTGGTAGGCGACATAGGGGTCAAGCGTCGGCCGGCAGAGCATGATGAACTCGGCCGGATTGGGCGGAAACTTGCAGGTACGAAGGGCCTCGCAGCCCCGCGCGAACTCCTTGCCGGTGATGCGCTCGGCGGCCAGATCCTCGGACAGCGTCAGCTTCCAGTTCTCGATCGCGGCCGGGTTCGGGAACTTGCGCGACCAGGCATCCATCCAGCGGCCGTCAAACCGGTTCCACAGCTCGTCCAGGATGCCCGGCTTGGTGCTGCCATCAGCTTGCGGTCGGGGGTCAGTCCAGACGCTGGGCGTGACCATCGATGTGATCGTCAAAACCTGAGCCATAGCCGCCTCCCATTTGCGTTTTGTGCTGCATGAACACCCGAGCGTCGAACTTGCCGGCCTGGCTTTCAGGTCGCTCCACCTGGCGGGTGTACGCCTGCGGCTCATCGAAGAAACCCAGGAACCGCTCAGTCTTCGACGCCTCGCGGAAGATCAGTTCGACGTCGTTGTACTTCGTCGCGCCTGGCTTCGGCGAACCGTCTTCGTTACGCCCCATGTGATAGTGCGAGCGCGAGCAACCGGTGATGGCGTTGAGCACGTCCTGCAGGCCGTATTCGCCCAGGGCCTTGTGCAGGATCTTGCGCCGCTTCTCGTCGAGGCGAGCGCGGGGGGATTTCATGGTGGTCTGCCAGTGAGCGAACACCGACTCGATCAGGCGGGCCTGAATCGGCTTAGCCAATTTCGAGTAGTCGTCAGCCGATACGGGTCCGTCGATAGGCGGACAAGAATCTTGGTGCTCTTCCTGGTTTCTCTTTGTTTTTTCAATACTTATTAGGTCAGGATTTTCCGCTGCCGGTTTGGCCGACGCCGGAGCCACCGGCGCCGGAAAATCCGTCTCCGGTGAATTATCCTCCGCAGCCGGATTTTCCGGCCCCGGAACTGCGTCACAAAGTTTGGCCGGTACCGGCGACTCGTGAACGATGTAGGCGATGCCTTCAAACCGGCCAGTGGACTGCCGCGCCTGGTCGATCTGCAGGTAGCCGATTGTTTCCAGCTCCTTGAGAATCACCCGCACGGCGTCGCGCGATGAGCTTTTGCCCACTGCGTTTTTCGTCTGGTTGATGAGGTGCTTGACCGACACTTCCCAGTTGTCCGGCTTGCTGAGCAGAAAGATCAGCATCCCGCGCGCCGCCCAGGACATTCGCTCGTCCTCTGCGATCTTGCGATCGAGAATGTAGAACCCCGTGTCGGGGCGTGGGGCACGGCGAATACTCACGCGGAAACCTCCGCGTAACCTTTCAGAGCGATGCTGTTGGCATGATAGGCAAGTCTCAGCTGCGCCAACCAGGAACCTTCGCAAGGCTCCGCGTTCCGATCGCCACCACTGGATAAAAGACCATCTATGCAAGTCGTTTGCATTGTGCTGACGGATTGCGTCACATGCTGTGTGCCAACTGCGTCACATGCAAACGACTTGCTTTTGTCCTGTCCCTCTTTTTTCAGGCAAAGGGGTGCCCTGAGCCGTTTGGCCCTATTTTTAGTGTTCATGCGTTTCCCCGTGCATGAATTTTCTGGTGGTGGCTCCCCAAGGCAGGCCACCGGTTTCACCCCCGTTAGAAACGGATGGAAGGCCCCATGCACGGGGGTGTTTAGGCCTTCTCGGCGGGGTAGCTACTCCCCACCTATCCATCCGGTTGCCACTATGCGTCAGCGGCGAACGTCGTACTCTGTGTGCTGCCATTGCGGACGAGCTGGTATCGACACCAGGAGCGACCAGGTACCGGTACTCTCCCAACCGTACCACAGCTTTCAATCTCAAGCTCATGCCTTATATCTCGAATACGGGCGCTAATTGCTGCGTCCGAGTCCAATTGCATGAACTGTGCCTCAATTTTGTCGCGGATCTCGAACAGCGCCAAAGGCACGTCGGAAGCCGCTAAAACCGCTAGAACTCTCGCTTTCTGGCTGGTGGCCATCGCTCAGTCTTTCGCTATCTCCTGTAGGAGTTCTAGCTTGATCTGCTTGCGATAGAGGTCCGGGATCTTGTTTCCCATTCGTAGCTGCTTGCGCGCCATGACGTACTCCCAATCGATCGCCCGATCGTCGTCCGCGTCGTCCACCAGCTCCTCAAAATTCAGTACACCCCCACTTTCCCTGTCCAGATTGATAGCAAGCCACGGCTGAATCAGCCGGCCTGCCAGCGCTACCTGCTTGAGGTGGCCGGTGGTGGTCTTGCACCTCTCCGCGAATTTCTCGCGCTCGGCCTTCTTCATTTTTTTCAGGTATTCGCGCAAGGCCACCAGGCCTGGGCGCTGCTTTCGCTGCTCGCGCATTTCCTGGCGATCTGCTGTTTCGTCGCTCATTTCTTGTGACTCGTCATCGTAGTGACTCAGTGGAATACGCCGTTTTTGGCTCCTGATAACGGGAACCGAAAGCACCCGTATTGGGTGGAGTGTATTCCGGCGCGCCGATCACCGGCAATTCTAGCAATGGCCCACTGCTTGCACAGGGAGGCGATCCCTATCACTGACGCTGATCGTTGCGATGGCCAAAGCATGGCATATCCAAAAATCGGAATCAAATACGATTATTTAGTTGCGTTATTTGGAATCAGGAGATACCTTTTTGTTGGGCACAGCAGCACCAGAGACGAACATGACGACCCTCACCCCCTGGCAACAGAAGAACCCCGCACTGGTAGAACGCAGCGTCTCCCAGGCCATCTGGAACACCCTGACGACCTCGGTTTTTCCGGGCGCCCATCCTGACTCCGTTATCGCAGCGATCGATTACTGCCAGGCGCGCGGCCTGGACGTCTTGCAGAAGCCGGTTCACATCGTGCCGATGCAGATCAAGATCGGGAGCGCCACCGTCAAGCGCGACCAAGTCATGCCTGGCATTGGCCTGTACCGCATCCAGGCCGCCCGCTCAGGCAGCTATGCCGGCGCCGATGAACCCGAGTTCGGGCCTGAGCAGACGGAAACCTTCACCACGCCGGGCAATACCGACAGCTACGGCAGGCAGCACGCGGATCGCACCTGCACCCTGACCTATCCGCTCTGGTGCAAGGTCACCGTCTACAAGATCGTCGGCGGCCAGCGCTGCGCCTTCACCGTGAAAGAGTTCTGGAAAGAGAACTACGCGACGGCAGGCGGCTGGACTGAGGAGCCGAACGCCATGTGGAAGAAACGCCCGCATGGCCAGCTGGCGAAGTGCGCCGAGGCGCAGGCCCTGCGCAAGGCCTGGCCAGAGATCGATGCCGGCCCGACTGCCGAGGAAATGGAAGGCAAGGAGATTGTCCTGGATGAGCGGGACGTGACCCCAGCCCCCGACGACCGCAAGGCCAACGGCCCGCAGCCGCTGGAGAAGGGCGACGCCCAGGCGCCGATCGAAGGCGAGTATCAGGTCGCCGACGAGCAGCCGGCCAAGAAGCCGAACAGCCGCAAGAAGGCCCCAGCCCAGGCGCCAGCCGCCGACACCGAAGGTGCGCGCGTGAGCGAGGTCCAGATCAGACTGATCAAGAGCCGGACCGCGATCCATCAGGTCAGCAATGAGGATCTGCTGCAGCACTTCAAGGTGGATGACTTCGGCAAGCTGCCCGCCTCGCAGATCAACGAGATCCTGGCCTATGCCGAACGGAAGTCCGCGTGATGCTGACCTTCGACGAGCGCACTCATACCTATCGCCTGGGCGACGAGATCCTGCCCGGCGTGACCACGATCCTGAAACCGCTATCGACCTACGGCGACGTACCCATGCCGATCCTGGAAGCGGCAGCTGAGCGGGGGACCCGCGTCCACCGCGCCGTGGAGCTGCTGTGCCAGGACCGCCTGGACTGGACGACAGTGGATGACGAGCTAATTGGCTACCTGCAGGGTTGGCTCGCCTTTTGCGATGCGATGCGCCCGGAGTTCATCGCCAACGAAAAGCGCACCTTCCACCCGACTGCCAAGTACGCCGGCACCCTAGACCTCGAACTGGTCCTGCATGGGAAAGCCAAGGCAAAGCTGGCCGTCCTGGACGTGAAAAGCTGTGTCCAGGTCATGCCAACCACGGGGCCGCAGACCGCCGCCTACCAGGCCGCCGAAAACGCCACCCGCAAGAAGGCCGCCGACCAGATCAAGGAGCGCTATGCGCTGCGCCTGGGCAAAGACGCGACGTTCGACCTGATCCCGTATGCCGCGAACCCGGCCAGCGATTGGAACGACTTCATGGCCTGCCTGCGCCTGTACCGCTTTCAGCAACAGCACCACCGCTTTTACCAAGAATTGGCCGCATAGAACGGCCTACACCAAGGAGATTCACCATCATGAACGACGTCGTATCCCTGAACACCGCCACCGCCGTTGAAGTGTCCGCCGCCGAGGCCCTGGGCCTGAAAGGCGACTTTGCCCCGATCACCGTGGTTGCTGCCCTGCGCCCCGAGACGATCCAGCTGCTGCAGCAGGCAGCCACCGAAACCGGGACCGCCAAGACGCTGGAAATCCGCACCGCCGGCGATATGGTCATTGCCTCCGACCAGCTGCAGCGCCTCAAGGGTATCGCCAGGCAGATCGAGGATCAGCGCAAGGCGATCACCAAGCCGCTGGACGACGCCAAGAAGTCCGTCATGGACTACGTCAAGAAGCCCTTGGACGCCCTGACCCAGGTAGAGACCGCGCTCAAGGACGGCATCCTGGCCTGCCAGAAGCATCTGGACGACGAGCGCCGCCTGGAAGAGGCCCGCGAGGAGCAGCGCGCCCGTAAGGCCCGCGAGGACTTGGAAGCGCGCGCCGAGAAGCACGAGGAAAGCGGCCGCGTCGAGCAGGCCGATGCCCTGCGCGAGCAGGCCACCATGACCGTGGCCATGCCCAGCGCCGTAGTCGCCACGCCCAAGCTGGCCGGCGTCACCAACGTCACCAACTACAGCGCCGAAGTAGACAACCTGCAGGACCTGGTCCTGGCCGTTGCCTTCGGCATCCTGGCCGACAAATTCGAGGACGCCGACGCGCTGTACATGGCCATGCTCAAGGGTGCCCGCAAGGCCCCGCCGCTGGCCGCTCTGGCCGCCGACAGCAAGTACCTGAACACCCAGGCCAAGGCCCTCAAGGAAACTTTCGTAATGCCCGGCGTGCGCCTGGTGAAAACCGACAGCCTGGCCGCCCGCGCCAAGTAACCACTTTCCCAACAATACCACCCCCTAACGACGTGCTGGGGGTCACACTCTTGGAAGTCCTTACCCATGGCAAGAGGCGTTAACAAGGTCATCCTGGTCGGCAATGCTGGCGCGGATCCCGAAGTGCGGTACATGCCCAATGGCAATGCCGTTACCACCATCACCCTGGCTACCAGCGAGTCCTGGAAGGACAAGCAGACCGGCCAGCAGCAGGACCGCACCGAGTGGCACCGCGTGGTGTTCTTTGGCCGCCTGGCCGAGATCGCTGGCGAGTACATCCGCAAGGGCTCGCAGGTCTACGTCGAGGGCCAGCTGCGCACGCGCAAATGGCAGGGCCAGGACGGGCAGGATCGCTACACCACTGAGATCGTCGTGGACATCAACGGCAACATGCAGCTGCTGGGCGGCGCGTCCCAGGGCGGCAACCAGGGCGGGCAGGGTGGTTACGACCAGTACGACCAGTCGCAGGGCGGCGCCGGCCAGCGCCAGCCGCGCCAGCAGAACGGCCAGCAGGGCAACCCGCGTCCGCAGAACGGTCAGCGCCAGCCGCAGAACCAGCGCCAGCCCCAGCAGCAGCCGCAGGGCCAGGACGGTGGCCACTATGACGATGACATTCCCTTCGCCCCGATCGCCCGTGCGGCGCTGCTGCTGGTCTGAGGTCGCTAACGATGAGTGCGCAGTCCATCGATAGCCTGATCCACCTGAAATCCTGGGAAGCCCACCGCCAGGCAGAGCAAGTCATCGCGGCCCTGGCCGCCGACTTCCCCGGCCTGGTCCAGGTTGGCCAGCCCTTCGAGTATGTGCCGCTGCCCACTCGGCGGCACCCCAGCCCGGCGCGGCGCAAGGCGCCCAGCCGCTGCCGACGCCTGCCGGCTGATGAGCTGTTTCGCGTCGTCCCGGTCGAGGAGGTGAGCCGCATCCTGGGCTTCTCCCACCCCTCGCATACCCAAGACAACTGGGACAACTGGGTACCCGACGTTCACACCGCCTACCTGCGCGAACTGATGCGCGAGTGGCCAACCCTGGTGCAGGCCCGCGACCTGCTGCGCAAGGCCTACAGCCTGGCCCACGTCGCGGCCACCCTGAAACTCAACAAGACCCTGCTCGCCGACAAGCTCCGCGCCTTCAAAATGGACGTGCCCCATGTGGTTTAAGAATCTGCTGGTTTTCCGCCTGACCCAATCCATCGACCTGACCATCGACACCCTGGAGGCCGCTCTGCAGGCGAAGCCCGCGCGCCCCTGCGCCAGCCAGGAGCTGTCCACCTATGGGTTCGTTTCCCCGCTCAAGGGTGGCGAGACCCTGGCGCACCACGCCCACGGCTACACCCTGATCGCCGCCCGCAAGGAGGAGCGCATCCTGCCGAGCAACGTGGTCAAGGAAGCCGTCCAGGAGAAGGTGGACGAGATCGAGACCCAGCAGATGCGCAAGGTCTACAAGAAGGAAAAGGAGCAGATCAAAGACGAGATCGTGCAGGCCTTCCTGCCGCGCGCTTTCATCAAGCGCCGCACCACCTTCGCCGCGATCCTGCCCCAGGCTGGTCTGATCCTGGTGGACGCGAGCAGCCCCAAGGTGGCCGAGGATCTGCTGTCCACCCTGCGCGACGCCCTGGGCTCGCTACCGGTGCGGCCGCTGGGCGTGAAGCAGGCGCCGACCGCCACCATGACCGACTGGGTCAAGGCCGGCGACGCCACCCACGGGCTGTACATCCTGGATCAGGCCAGCCTGGTCGATGCAGGTGACGAGGGCGGCAAGGTGGTGGCCACCGGCCAAGACCTCACCAGCGACGAGATCCAGAACCACCTGGGCGCCGGCAAGCTGGTCAGCAAGCTGTCCCTGGCCTGGCAGGACAAGCTGTCGTTCGTTCTGAATGACAAGGCCCAGGTGACCCGCCTGCGCTTCGAGGATCTGCTGCAGGACCAGGCCGAGGCCGATGGCGGCGAGGATGCGGCCGCTCAGTTCGACGCAAGCTTCGTGCTCATGTGCATGACCCTGCTGGAGTTCCTGCCCCAGCTGGTCGAGGCCCTGGGTGGCGAGGAGCTGCCGCAAGGCCTGGATGGCGACGCGGTCGAGCTGGTGCCGCTGACGACCACTCAGCGCGCCACCGCCGAGCGCGTCACCGTCGAGCTGGTCACCAAGCCACGCCGTGAGGTGCGCGAGGAGCAGCTGGATGCCTTCGCCGACCAGGGCCAGACCGAGCCCGCCCTGGAGACCGGCGACGAGAACGACCCCATGTATGCCCAGGCCGTAGCCGTGGTTCGCAAGACCGGCCGGGCATCCATCAGTGTCGTGCAGCGCGGCCTGCTGATCGGCTACAACCGCGCCGCCCGGATGATCGAGCGGATGGAGCTGGAGGGGATCATCACGCCGATGGACTCCAATGGAGCCCGTGAGGTGGTCGCCAAGGCAGCCGCCCTGTGAAGACCAGCAGCCGCATCACGCGAGCGCCCAGCGGTCACCGCTGTGGCGCCAGCCATCCCAAGGCGCGACTGACCTTCGACCAGGTACAGGCGATGCGCAGGCAGTACGCCGCCGGCAAGGGCGGTTATGTCGCCCTGGCCCAGGTGTACGGATGCGGCACCAGCACCGCCCGCGACATCTGCAATTACCTCACGCGCGTTAACGCCTGACCCACATAGCCCGGTTCGCCGGGCATCCCATAACGAGATCGACCAGGACATCACCATGCAAGCACAATCCCAGCAGTTCGAGCAGGGCCAGACCGTCTATGACGGCGAGGGCCACGAATACACCTACGCCACCACGGTCCCCGGTCATGGCCACGTCGTCTCGGCCCGATTCGACACCTTCGACGGCGCCGGCAACGAAGTGACCCACGAAGGCCCGGACATCATCCACCACGGCCCTCTGCATGCTGAGCCGCCGATCGGCCGCCGGGCGCAGCAGATCGCCACCCTGGACGAGCAGCTGGCCAGCCGGCGCAAGGAACTGGCAGACCTCAATAGCCAGCTCAGCGCCGCCAAGATCGACCATGGCGCTCTCCTGGACCGCCTCAAGCAGCACCAGGTGCTGCAGCGCATCGATGACGTGCTGGCTGGCCGGGTCACGCATGTGGTCAGTGTCGAGTACGGCGTGGTCGGCATCAGAGCAGCGGATGACCTGTCGGACACAGGCTGGAATGGCAAGGCGCGCCTGCTGTCGCTGTTCGGGAATGCCATGGGAGACCTGGAGTACCGACTGAACAGCTACTCGGACGGCTCGGGCAGCAGCCATGAGGCCTGGCCATGCTTCTCTCTGGAGGAGGCCACCGCCAAGGCTGTGGAAATGGTCGAACAGATGCTGGCCAACTACCTCAATCAGGAAAAGACGCCCACCGCGCGGGCGCTCGAATCCTTTATCGGCTATCTGGAGAAGTTCGGCGCACCGGTACCCACGAGCGCCCGCGAGGCCCTGCACAAGGCCGCCATCGCCGAGGCTGAAAAACAGGTGGTAGAGGCCTGCGCCCGGCTTGATCGCGCCGAGTCGGCCCTGTCTGCCGCCAAGGAAGCCGCTCAGTGAGCGGCATCACCCTGACCCCAGCGCTCGCCCAGGCGGTGCGCGAGGGACGCAAGACGGTCCACCGGGTGCCCTTCGAGCAGGCCAAGAGCCTGGGAGATCCGCAGTTCTACGCGGGCCAGCGGCTGGAGCTGATCGAGGGCCTGCCTTTCGGCAAGGTCGGGCCACTGATCATGGCGAGAATCCAGGCCGCGAGCATCGTGCCCCTGGAGGACATCGATGAGTCGGAAATCACCCGCGAGGGGTACGACAGCTGGGCTCTATTCTCGAACGCCTGGGATGACCGGCACGGGCGCACGCACGGGCAGGCCATCATGAACCCCCTGTGCTGGCGAATCGAGTTTCGCCTGGAGTCCTGACCCGTGAACGTCATGCTTGCCTTCACCGCCCTCGGCCTGCTGCTGGGCCTATTCAGCTACCGCTGGTATCGCATGACACCCACGCTCGGCAATCGCCTCACCATGCTCGCCCTGGGCGTGGCTGGGGCGATCTCCATCCTCGCCGGCCAGCTGACCTGGAGCCACTTCGACACCGTGGCCATCCAGGTGCAGATCGAGCAGCAGCGGATCCGCACCCATGCGGCCGCTGATGAGGCGCTGACGATGTCCCAGGTACTGGGTGGCCCCCAGGGGTACATCGAATACCTCAAAGCGAAAGGGGCGCCTTAGCGCCCCTTTTCATTCCTGCGGCACGTCCACCGGCCATCCCGCTTCCGCCAGCGCCTTTTCGACCAGGCCGCTTGACGTCTTCTCGCCCGTCTTGGCGCGCTTGTTCTGGAACGCTGCCAGCTCCAGCGCTTCCACCATAGGCTCAGGAAGGCTCAGGGTGATCGATCGGCGCGGTACCGCTGCAGCGGGGCGGCCACGGCCTGGCGATGCAGCAGGCGCGGCCTGGGCGGGCTCAGGCGCGGCAACGGGCGGCTTGGACTCGCCGTAGGTACGGCCCGCGAACTCCTCGGCGATCTCCTGCGCGACCTTGGGGTCTGGCGCAGGGCGCTCAGCTCTTTCAGCCAGGGCGCGTTTTTGGCTTGGGGTCATGACCATTGGGGAAATACCTCATTGAACAGAGCGACCGCTTCGGCCGCTGCTTTCTCGTCGTCGCACTCGGTCACACCCTTGCCCTCGCCAAAGCTCGAACGGTAGACGGACCGGTAGTTACTCGCTGACTCCATGGCTTCCAACTCGGGAAACTCTTTCACAAAGGTCAGGAACTCCTGACGCTCGATCGGCCCCTTGTGGCGATGGGTGCTGGTGATGGTCTGGTATGCGCGAGCGCGCAGATCCGGGTTATTACCGCGCATCCGGGCCACACGGACCTGGGTGGCCAGCTCTTCCAGCGTATCGAGATCCACCTGGGTGGATTGATGCGGCGCGATGACCTGATCAGCCACCAGCAGGCCGGTGACCAGCTCGGCGCTGTTACGGCCGGCAACGTCCACCAGCACGATGTCGTACTTCTTGGCATGCGTATGCAGCTGGGTGGAGATGTCACCGTAGGCCTCGGCCAAGGGAATGGCCGGGGTCACGCCATGCTGCTGGCGATAGCGCACGAAGTTGGCCATCGACTTCTGCGGGTCGGCGTTCACGACCAGGAAGTCAGCGCCAATGTGGGCGAGCTGGACGGCTAGCTGGATGCAGGTAGCGGTCTTGGCGCTGCCGCCTTTGTTGCCGCCGATGATGATGATTTGGCCCATGGTGATTCCTTGCGATCTATTAGTTATTTGGCATGGCTAATTAAGCATGAGGAAATTAGCCATGCCCATTATAGATGGGGTCGTGATCATGGCGCCATGCCCATGGGGCAATCAATATTGGCCATTGCCCAGGGCGATCGAGCGTGATGCGGAGCACAGAAAACCGGCGCTGGCCGGGACTATCCGACGTCGTTCCTGTCAGATATATTGAAACCTGACTTCAAGGTAAGGCGAAATTCAATGAGTACCGCAACGATCACCAGCAAAGGGCAGATCACCATCCCGGCCGACGTCCGCGAGCGGCTTGGCCTACAGGCCGGTGACCGCATCGAGTTCGTCCAGATTGGCCCCAATGAGTTTTCTTTCATCCCCGCCACGCGCTCGATCAAGGAGCTGTGCGGGCTGCTCAAAGTCGCAACGAAAGGCGGAGCCAGCCAATGATCGCCCTCAATACAGATGTCCTGCTGCGCTATCTACTGCAAGACGACCTGCAGCAGTCGGCTCACGCAAATGGCCTAATAGGCTCGTTAGGCGAGGCGAGCATCTATATTTCCACCTCGGTGATGCTGGACCTGTACACGACGCTTGCCCTTGATGAAAAGGTAAGTCCCGACGCCCCGATTACTGTCATTGAAGGGCTATTGCGCAGTCGCGAAGTCGTTATTCAGGACGCCGAAGTAGTCCACCGGGCCATACGCCGGATGAAGGCAACGGAAGGGGAGTTCTTCGACTGCCTGACCGTCGAGCAAGCGGAAAGCGCCGGCTGCAGCCAGGTCGTCAGCTACCTGGAAAATGACAAAGTCGGTATGACCGTTTTGGTAGAGACCCCGTGGAGTGGGCCTAATAAGGGCCAACAGCGCCACACCCAGTAACACTCATCGATGCGGCCATAGAGCTGCACACCAAGGACATCATCGTGCAGCAACCACGCATCGAGCAGGCGTTCCTCCTGCAGGACTCGCGATCACACACCGGCGACGGGCTCATGTTTTGGGCACTCGGCGGCGGCTACACCACCAACATCGACCGGGCCGAGCGCTTCACCCAGGACCAGGCGCAGGGCCAGCACGACTGCCGCGAGACGGACGTGCCCTGGCCGGCGACCTACATCGAGCAGCGCGCGCACCGGGGCGTTGACTGCCAGTACGTCCGGCCGCAGGAGGCGGAACCGCTCCGCACTCAGGGCGGCCCGGTAGTGCTCCAGGTACCAAAGGACTGGAACGGGAACGATCTGATCTGGCTCACCAGCCACGGCCAGCGCGGCCCGGTGCTGGATCTCGCGCGCAAGGCCTGGAGCGAGGAGGATCTGGAGATCGCCCTGGGCGAGGGATGCACCGCCTGGCCCCTCCTTTATATAGAGAGCAAGGCACGGCGCCTGGTCCACCGGCAGAACGTACAGCTCGCCCAGGCGCTGCGCGGTACCGGCATCGAGCTGCAGAAGGCGCGCAAGCCAAAGCCCGATCGCATGAACTGCACCGGCTGCGGCCGCTTCATCTATTACCCCCAGCAGTACCTCGCGGATTGCCACCACTGTGGCCAGGACAACCGACCATGACCAAGCACAACCCCTTCAATCTGCAGACTCTGGATCTCCCACCCTATGCGTCTGTCGAGCAGATGTTCCCGGAGTGGCTGTCCGCGCGCTGGGATCTACAGGCGCTTGTCCCGGATCAGCTGACCTACAGGATCATTCGTGGTCGCGATAGCAGCCGCACACTGGTGATCGACTATGAATGGCTCGCCGAGGCGTACAGCCAGGCGCCGTCAGCAAGCGATAAGGGCGCCATTGACCTGCGTAGTCGCTTGATCGGCGCCGCCATCAATAGCATCAACAAGATCCCGATCGGCCTCGCCGGTTACACCGAAGGGGAAGCCGCTGCGGCATTGGAAGCGGTCAATCAGGAACTGGTGGCCGATGAGGAAGAACGGCGCAAGATGGGCATGCCGACCAGGAGGGACATCATCGAACACATCCTGGGCTTGGAGCCGGCGCGAGGAACGGTGGCGTTCAAAATCGAGCAGCGCCGCCGGAGTTAGGAGGGAAGCGGCAGTGCAGCGGTTCCAGCGGCACGGCGTCCCGGTTGATCAGATCGGTTCGCTGTATCGCCTGCCCGCTGCTAGTAGGCACCAACCCTGCGCCGCCCCAGGGCCTCGGCGACAGTATAGGCCTGGCCAGGGCATGCGCCCCGGCTACTTTACCGTTGGTAGCAGCGGCAGCTGGTAGGTGCTGCGCACCGGGTAGTCGTCGTTCGGATCGAACGCGATCGGGGACCGGGTGGCGCCTAGGGCCTTGGCCAGGGCGCTATCCGGATAGCGCGGTGGCAGGTGCGGCGGATCGAGCGATTCCAGGCCCAGCGCCTGGCGGTACTGGCGGTTTTCGGCGATGAGGCGCTTCACCCAGGCCAGCAGGTCGTTGGCCTTGAGCTGGGCATCCTCGCACTCGCGCGACAGGTGCGCGGCCAGGGCGGTGCGATTGAGCAGAGCGATGCGCAGGCGCTCGACCTCATCAGCGGGTCCCTCGCCGAGCATGTCGTTCTGGCCGTCGATCTGTTCGATCAGCGTGTGACAGAGATACATGGGAATTGTCCGTAAAGTGCTGTATCTATAAACAGTAGTTTAGGCCAGAAGTTCGGCCATGGGGAGACAGACGGATGCACGTTTACGAGGATGAGTGCCACGCTGCGGGCGTGGACCCTAAAGAGGTCGCCCGGATCGCTCGGGGACTCTCGCGCTACGCCAAAGAGGCGCAAAAGCTGGGCCTTGAGGTGTTCGGGGGTAGCGGCTCCGGCTCGCTGCGCGCGGAGCATGATCGCAGCACCTTGGGCCGCCTGGTGGTGGCGTCCCTGGACGGCATGTACGACGGTGGCGATGGCGCCTACGGTCCGGACGATGACGGCCTGATGCGAGGCGAATACTGATGCCAAGCCACCTGGACGCCCAGCGTACCGGTGCAGGCCGGTACCGCACGCGCGCTTGGGTGGCTGGCTACCTGGCGCAGATGGATGGCCTGGGCGAAGAGTGCCCGCACAAGCCGAACAGTGCCGAGGCGATCGACTGGACCGATGGCCACGGTCAGGCGCTGAAATCCCTACGGTACCTGCCCGACGACTACTTGGCAGAATAGCAACGTAACGAAACCGCCGGTGCTGCCGGCAGCATGGAGATTCACCTATGAGCGATAGCAAAAATCCCTTTGAAGGCGCGCCAGTACATCACATGCAGTTCCTGGGAATCCGCGACGGCGGCGGCCCCAAGAACGCCAACAGCGTGGCGGCGCTCCACGGCATCACTGTGGAGCAGCTGAAAGCGAACTGCCGCCAGGCTGCCGAAGAGATCCGGGAAGTTAACGGCTCACTCCAACCCTACGAACAGTCGGTGCTGGACTGGGCAAGCAGCTAGGCCGGGAAGCCGTCCATAGTGCGCGGCCTGACGTGGAATCTGCGTCCGGTCGCCCTGCCCGGCTTTGGCTTGACTTCGCATAATACCGATTATGTTAAAGGAGCCCATTCGTACCTGTCCCGCTTGGCTTTCGGGTCAGTTTTTCGGGAGGGTCACGCGGATGGGTGAATCAAGAGGTACAACAGAGGGGATGCAAACGATGCCACAAGACAACGGATCAGGCAACGGGCCGCGCTACGGCCATGCCGTGTGCATGCGACACACGGATGGCCATCTGATCGTGCTCTGGTTTGCCGACAGCGAAGAGATCGCCGACGAGGCGGTGGCCAAGCTGCAGCGCTACCACGAGCAGCAGCCCGAGCTGGGCAATTCGCGCGACCACAGCCCTGACGAAGGCTTCAAGCGGCGGGACGCCTTGAATAAATGGCGGCTGCTCCATCCGGTAGGCGAAAACCGATCCTACAACGTGGCCGGCTTCGAGACGCTGTCGCGGCCGTTCCTGGATAGCACCAAGCTCGCCACCCTGGACAAGCTGCCATGAACGCCGCCAGCGAGTTACCGGATGATCCGCTCTATGTGGTGGTCGGCCACGGCGGCGATGACTTCAAGTACGCGCTGCTGATCGGCACCGAAGCCCGAGCGATCGAGCACTGCGAGGAGCTGAATGCCTATCAGCGCGCCAGGCCGCCGGCGGCCGAGCCAGGCGATACCACGGCTCGGGCCAGGCTGCAGAATTGGGCATTACAGCATCCGGGCGGGAGCCTGGCGGCCAACTACGACGGCTTCAAGGTCGAGCCTTTCCCGCAGAATGAGCAGACTACGCCACCCGCGAGCAGCGCCGACGTCGAGCCGGGCAAACCGGTCTATGTGGTGTCCGCCGAGTTCGACACCCACCTGCAGCTGGTTGGCTGGCATCCGGACCAGGCCGAGGCCGCCCGGATCTGCGCGGCCATGCAGGCGCACCACGACCAGAAGCCCGAGGAGCCTGACTGGCAGAGCTTGGGACCAATCGAGCTGCAGGCCGCTCGCACGGCGCTGACGGATTGGGTGGCCAAGCATCCCTGCGGCATCGATGCCGCCCGCTGCCGGGGCTTTGTGGTCGCGCCGATCGAGTGGCTGGATGTCTCGGCTTGGGGGACGCCCGCATGAGCACCCTACCCTCCCCCGCGCTGGCCAGCGTCTACCTGGTGATGACCACCACCGACTACGAGACGCCGGATCTGCTGCAGGCGTTCCTGGATGAGGATCGTGCCAAGAAGTGGCACGCCGAGCTGCAGGCCTACCATGCCACTCATCCCGGCTGGTGGGGCGACGATGCGACGGATGCCGAGCGTGATGCAGCCTATGAGCGGCTTGATGCCTGGCGAAAGGCGCACCCTGGTGGCGAGATTGCAGCCGGCGGCATGGGCTTCGCTATCTACCCTCTACCCCTGGCCGACGCCCCTACCCTGCTCGGCTATGCCAATGCCAAGGAGCTGCGACACTTCCAACTAGGCGCCGCCGCCGGCGGCCGCAACGACCTGGTCATCACCAAGGACCAGGGCACCCATTGGCGCAGCCGCGAGCGAGACGGCGAGCCGGTACCTGTCTACACCCGATAGCACCACCCCCATAAATAGAAACACCAGGACATCACCATGCAGACGATCGACACCCCCGCGCTGATCCAGCGCGTCCAGGAAGCCCGCGCCCGCCTCGGCGTGACCATACGCGAGTGCGCCGAAAAGATCGGCCATCCACCCTACTCCACCAAGATCCGGCCCGAAGACTGGGCACGCTTCGAGCGCGGAGAGACACCTGCGCATCCCGAGTTCGCGGCCAAGGTCGCGGCTATGCTCGGCATCGAGGTGCCGCTGACGAACGCCAGCGAGCCGGCCCCGGAAGCCAAGAGCTACCGCTGCGCCGAGCTGAGCGAGGACGACCAGGCCGAACTCCAGCGGCTGGCGACGCAAGTCAAAGACTTCTGCAAGGCCAAGGGCGTAGGCCTCCTGCAGATCACCACCTGCAACATGACGCGCAGCCTGATCGATGGCGGCCTTGCCGAGGAAAGCCTGAGCAACCTGCAGTCGCTCAATCTGCACGCCCTCCCCTTGCCCATAGCCCCGCTGGCGCACATGCTCGTCTCGATTGCCAAGGAGCCACCTGCGGCGGATCTCAAGGAATCGCTGCAGAAGCTGGCCGGCTTCACCGTTGCCCTGCAAGCGCAGACCAAAGAGTCGCTGGAGCTGGCGCCCGCTGGAGACGCGATTCTAGAGGGCTTCCATGAATCACAGCCACGATTCAGGGCCTAATAGGCATTCCGAAATCCCCATTAGGCATCGGCAAATAGGCACGCCGCCATGCGCATGACGAATTACCCAATGGATAATTCCTAATTCAGATTGAGCAGTAGCCATTGCAGCCCGGAAAATAGGCATGGCCCGTGGGGTAATCCCCATGGGCCATGTTGTATTAGGCGGTAGCGAATAGGCGTGACGCATGAAGGCCTGGGCAATGCAGGCGGGTGCAGCAGAATGACTGAGTCGGGATCAGCGGCGGGTGCGAGGTGAGCGCGCGGAGAGCGAGGGGCCAGCCATTGGGCCGTCCGGATCCGAGTTCTCGTCCAGTTCGAGCGACTGGATGCGCTGCTTGGCCTTGGACGTTTTCGAGACGCGACTAAGTGCCTCTGCGCGATACAGAGTCACCAGGTTGGTCTTGGGCTTGCGCTTAGGCTGCGCCATTTCGGTCTCGGAGTATACGAATCGTATACTGCCACACTACCCCTGCTAGACCTCCAAGACAAGCCGCGCCTGCTTGCCGGTACCTTTGAACTCGAAACCCTGATCGCGGTAATGCTTCACCGCCCCTGGATCTGGTTTCTCTACCTCGATCTCCAGGCACTTAATGATCTCGGCATAGGTGATGATGGTGAACACCATCATGGCCATCACCAGGCCTTGGAGTGGATTACCCGGCCCCGCTGAGCGCTCCAGGAGAATGATGGTGATGGTCAGTCTGCTGCCGCGAGGCGTGGCGTAGCACATACCGCATAGCTGGGCGTCGTACCAGAGCGATAGATCCAGCCCCTTGACGTCGTCTTGCTTCCAGTCGTGAACGCTCTCCCAGGGGTAACCAGCGACTGGGCTCGGCCACTCGCCATAGGCGTCTATTGCGACGGCATCGATCGTATCGAAGCGGACCAGCTCCGGCGACAGGCCGCGCTTTAGAACCTCGGGCCTGGCTCGGGCCGCATCCTCGCCGAGGCTGCGCGCCGTGCTCTTCCAAACAGAATACTTGAGGCTGTTGCCTCGGTCTCGACTACCCATCACCGCACGCCTTCCACTTCGAGGCGACCAATGTAGCCGCCCAGGGAGCTGCCGACCAGCAAGGGAGGGGCTGTCAAGACTGTCTTCTGTGTCTTTCAGATCATGCCGGCCAGTAGGCAGGACATCATAACCATGGCGCCACGGGCATGAGCCGTGACCCATGAGGTGTCAGGAAATGGCTATTCCCTAATTCCCATGAAGAAATAGGAAATAGCTAATTGGCGTGAGGGAATGGCCAGGACCTCACGACCATGAGGCCGTGGCCATGACGTCCTGACTCCTACGCCACGCTCAATGCTGCGTGGTCATTACCCATGCCCTCATCAGCCACGGGGCTTGCGACCAGGCGGTGAGCGCGCTGGAGCGCACCAGCAGCTTGGATCAGCAGGCCGGGATCCAGGTTGCCCTCGGCGGCGGTGCCTGCCATTTCGGAGGTTGTGCCGATGGCCCGTTCGGCCAGCTGGCGCCAGCGCAAGGCCTCCTCAGTCGCGCTCATCACCTCGAACTGATGACGATGGTTCTCCTGCACCAGGCGATCACCGCGACGCATCTGCAGCCACAGCAGCAGGGCCAGGATAGCGATCAGGGGTAGCAGAGCGTAGGCGGGGGAGATCATAGCGGCACCGGCGGGGCAGGGGAGTGATGCCGCTAGGGTAGGGCTCAGGGTGATGGCGTTACGCTGGCACTTTCCGAAACGCTCCGGACGCACCCCGTGCTGGCCGCCTCCCAGGCCTTGCCGTACTGCACGGACCGCTCATGGTCGATCAGCAGGATGCCCACGGCGGCCTTGTCGCCTGGATAGTCGCCCTTGCCCCAGGCGTACAACGGCCGGGCGGGGGCCTCGACGATGCACGGCGTGGAAACCGGCACCTTGACCTCGACCGTCTCGATCTTGGGCACCAGCGGGGCCGTGGGCGAGGATCCGCAGGCCGACAGCGCCAGCACGAACAGGAACAGCAGCAACAACTTCGCAAGATCACTCATGGCGGCTCGCCTCCCAGTTCTTGCGCAGCAGGGTGGCCAGCGTCACCTGGACGTTCGCCAGATCCTTCTGCAGGCCGACAATGCGTGCATCGCTCTGCTTGGCCTGGCTGGCCAGCGCCGCCTTGGCCAGGGCCTGCTGCTGCTCGGCGTGCCGGGTGCGCTCCTCGGCCAGCTCCACCGCCTGATTCTGCCGCTGGATCGCCGCCTGCAGTGTCGTCTGATTCTGCGTTAGGGTCAGAATGCTGGTGTTCTGGTTGATGATGGTGGTCTTGCTGTCGTTGAGCTGGTGCAGATAGGTGTTCTCCATCTGCCAGCCGACCACGACGTAGGTCCCGACGCCGAAGCCCAGCGCCGCCAGCAGGGCGAGGGCGACGTACAGGGGTTTCATCAGGGTGTCAGTGATCATTGGCCACCACCTCGAAGGTCAGGGGCGGGTAGACGTTTGCCTCATCCCGGCCGATCCAGTTGGTCTGGTACTGGACCAGGTTCTGGTAGGTGTAGGTGCCGGGCAGGATCTGCGCGGGCAGCACGAAGCCATACAGCGTCTCGCGACAGCCCTGGGCGAAGCGGGAGGCGCCCACGGGCAGCGCGAACAGCACGCCCTGGCCGCTGCGCATCCCCGGATAGAACGTCAGGGTGACGCCCTTGTCGGTGCAGACCTGCCGGCGGACCACCACGACGTCGCCGGGATGGAACTGGGTCTGCGCCTCGCCGGCGACGTTGATCGTGCCCAGGTTCGTCACCTGGAACGGATTACTGCCCACCACCATGATGCTCAGGATCGCGCCCGCCATGCCGCCAAAGATCAGCAGCAGAAAGGACGGCCAGAAAATGTGGGGCGGAACGTGCTTGTTGAGTAGGTTTTTCATGATGGGAGACTCTTCACCAGGGCGAGCAGGCCGCCCAGGACGGACAGAAGAACGGACCCGACCCCGGTGAACACCAGGTTTCGGACGATCAGAAATTCCTTTATCGAGGCGAATTTCTCTGGCAGTCCCTTGATGTCTTCCTCAATTTTCCCCAGGCGATGCTCCAGCAGCGCCAAACGAACCTCGGGGATCTTGTTGTCATCACCCATGGGGAGGCTCCACGAAATAGGCGCGGTACTTAGCGCTGCGCACGTCCAGGATGTTGTGGACGTACTCGCGATTGATCGCGAAAAAGGACTGCTTGTAGCCCGGTACCGGCACGCGGGACTTGAGGCTGGTGCGCTCGACGTGGCCCGCCCAGCGCCCAGGGTCACAGCCTCGGGTGTTTCCGCACAGGCGCCGGTCCTGCAGCACGCCGCCGGCGCCGCCGTTGTAGCCCGACAGGGTGAAGGCCTTGCGATCGCGCTCGGTCGCCGCGTCGCGCACCTGGCGGTACAGGCCGTGATCCATTTCCACCAGGGCGGTCAGCTGGTACCGGGCGTCGTAGCGGTTCGCCCAGCCCCAGCCCTTGAGGGAGGGGTAGGCGGCCGCCAGCTCGCCGATCTTGTCGAAGCGGATCGAGCCATCAGCCCTATAGGCGCGGGTGAACTGGCCCAGGCCGATGCCGTTCTCGCGCTTGGTTTTCAGCTCGGCGCGCGGGTTCCAGCACTTGGAGTGGGTCAGCGACAGGCAGGACTCCTGCTCGATCTGCCCGGCCAGGAACTCGGGCGCCACCAGGTCCGGCCAGGTGGTGCGCTGCTGCTGCGCCAGGATCGGCAGCAGCGGCTTGGCGGCGGCCGGCACCTCGGCGGCGAAGGCCGAGCCCGGCAGGGTCAGGCCGATCGCCACCATGGCGGCGAGGAAGATGGCCACCAGCAGGGCGAGCAGGCCGCGTACCAGGGCGCTGCCAGCGCCCACGCCCGTCATGCTTTGGCCCATAGCACCAGCCCCAGGAAGATGATGCCCACGAACAGGATCAGCGCGGCGGCCGTGAGGCCTGCGGCTATGTTGCCCTTGGCGATCTCGGCCACCAGCCAGGGCATGCTGACCTGCGGGAACATGATGCGGCTGACGATGATGGTCACGCCGGCGATGACCAGGCCCACCAGCAGCCACTGCAGGATGGTCAGGAGCATGGCGGGGTCGATGAAGAACAGCAGCAGGGCAGCGGGCAGCATGAGCAGCCAGGCACCCTTGTCGAACAGGGACTTGAGGCGGGTGTGAGTGTTGGGGGTCATGGAAGACTCCGGCGTCAGGTGATGGCCAGAGTGTGGGGGCGCCGGAGCAGCGCCCCACCGGGGGCTTTCCGATTGCGCTAAGCGCTACCGGCTGGCCAGGGCATTGCCCAGGCTGACGACGGCCTTGGTGACGGTGTCCACCCGCTTCATCAGGTGAATCATCAGCTCGTCCTTGTTCTCGTCCATCTTGCGCCACAGCTCGAAGGCCTTGGACTCGATCATGCGATCGGCCGCGCTCAGCGGGATCTGGCCGGCGTGGCCGAAGGGCTGGCCGAAGTGCAGCATCAGCTCGTTGCGCCGGTTCTCAAGCGATACCAAGAAGTCGTTGCGTTTGGCGTCCAAACAGGTCGGAAACTGGAAATCGGGCCGGGGGCAGCCCCGGCGCCTCCCCGACCAGTACCAGGCCATCGTCGTGATGCGCCATGCGCACCAGGTGCTGTTGCTGCTCGAAGCCGGCAAGGTAGGCGCCCATCAGGTCGGCGAAGTCGCTTTCGGCGGTGTTGAGCAGCATCTGCACGCGGCGCTCCAGCCAGTCGTCCACCAGGGCCTCGGGCAGGTCCTGGTGCGCGGCATTGGGCAGGTTGCACTTGGCCAGGAACTCGGACTCGCGGGCGTCGGTGGAACGCATCTGCGCGGCCATGCAGGCGATCACCCAGCCGTGGCGCTTTGCGGGGATGCGCTGCTGGGCCATCAGGCGCTCGATCGACTCGGCGTAGAGGCCCAGCAGCGGCAGCAGGGTCCACTCGTCATCGGCGATCGGCCCCAGCGCGACCGGCTCGGCCATGGGCCGCTCCATCAGCAGGTAGTTCGAGAAGCGGGCATTCTCGCCGACCGGGAAGTCGAAGCTGTCGAAGGTGTGCGCCAGGTAGTGCGAGATCACCGCGTGCCGCTCCTGGACGGTCCACAGACGCAGATCGGTCACCTGGCCATCCCGATCCTCGTGGCGCTCCACGATCGCCGCCAGGCACGCGCCCTGGTTGGCCTCGTAGGTGGTAAAGGGCCGGGCGGTCAGCACGATGGCGGCGCCCAAGGTCAGCTCTTTGAGATCCACGCCGATGCGGGGCGTGCGGTACGGGGCGATATGGCGCATGAACCACCTAGATCAGGTTGGAAAAACCGTCGAATTGAACGAACGACAGCTGCAGCTCCTGCAGGCCGTCATTGCGGCGATCGCCCTCGTACTCGATCGAGCCGGGGCGCATGACCCAGCTATCGACGAAGGCGCCGCCGGCGCCGTCCGACTTCTGGCTGGGGAAGGCGTGGGTGATGGTGATCCGGACCAGGTAGGACAGCGGCATGCCGACCGTGCCGTCGCCGGGGGCCATCGCCCGGTGCATGTTCTTGAACCAGGTCTTCACCGAGCCGCCGGCGTCGTCCATGGTGGTGACGCGCAGCTGGACGGCGTCCATCCCCTCGACCTTGTCGTAGAAGCTGGCGCCGATCGGTACCGACTCGCCGCGCACCGTCATGGGCGAGGCCTGGAAGCCGATCACGAACATATTCAGATCCGGCGCGGTGCCGGTCTGCAGGTTGGTGGCGTTGAAGTGGAAGAGGTTGGCCTTGCTGCGGTCGATCGAAATGAAGTCCTCGATCATCCCGCGCCAGTTGCTCTCCGACAGGCCGCCGAATAGCGCCCGCTTGCCGAGCTTGACCCGGCTGGTGAGCTTTTGGCTCAGCAGGTCGGTACCGAACTTGATCAGCGGGGAGGCCTGGCCCAGGGCGGACAGGTAGTTCTGTCCGACCTGGTTGGCGATGCGATCGAACACGCTCATAGGGTGATGCACTCGAACTCGAAGGCGGCCTTGCTCATCCGCTCCTCGGTCTGCTCGATCTCGGCGCGGATGGTGTCGGTGCTGCGGCCCCAGCCGTCCATGCCGCTGGCGCGCGAGGCTTCCAGGGCCTCGGCGTTCTCCAACTCCACATACAGCTCGAACAGCGGCCAGATCAGTGCGTATTCGCTCGGCGTCAGGTCGAAGTCCTGGTCGCCGATGAAGCCGTTGCTGGCATCGACCGGGGAATGCACGTCCACCCCGCGCGGGGCGTACAGCGGCACCTTCGGCAGCGCGGCGCGTTCCCAGGGCGTGAGCACGCCGCCGATACCCAGCAGGTCGATCTGCTGGCGCTCGGCCGCGATGCGCGCCGCCTCGGCGTCCTGCAGCAGGATCTCGAAGGCGCTCGGCGCATGGGTCAGCGTGGCATAGCCGCAATAGAACCGGATGGACCGTTTCAGGCTGCGCGCCAGCTGGTCATCCTCAAGGATGATGCCGAGCGGGCGGACGGCGACGTAACTGGCCAGCAGCACCGAGCAGCGCATGGCTTAGGCCTCGCCGGTGTAGTGGTAGAAGAGGGTGCCGGACCACAGCACGATCTGCGCGCGGTTCTCGATGTCGCGATCGATCGGCTCCATCTGCACCCAGCAGTTGAAGATCCGCGCGGTGCGCAGCGGGTTTTCGCGGGTGCCTTCGTAGATCCGGGCATTGAAGCGGCCGCCCTTCTCGTTGATCTCGCGGATCATCTTTTCGATGTGGCCCGCGCGGGTTTCCATGAAGGCGATCGGGCTGCGCTGGAACGCATTGATCTGCTGCGGCTGGCCGATCTTGATGCCCATGGGGGCGGGGGTTTCGATCTCGCCCTCGGGGGTCAGCACGGGCCAGGGAAACTGCTTGGCCAGCACGGTCAGGTTCTCGAAACCGTCGATCACGAAGTGCGCGTCGGAACTGAGGGTCTTGTCGCCCAGGGCGAGGGTTTCGTTGATCATTTGGGCCATGTAGGCCTCGGTGGATACAGTCATGGGGCTCTCCCAATGCGAGTAATGGGCAGAGTGTGGGGCGCAGGCCTGGGGCCTCTCGGGGAGACTTTCCGAAAGGAACACAGCCTCATTTGGTACAGGCAAGGCTGTGCCACGTTAGTATTCGCGCCTTTAGGACAAGGCACTGCAACGAAATGGGGTTTCTACGTTTTCTTCTCGCCACCCTGGTGGTGGTCAGCCATGTAGGCATTGAGCCGCTGGGTTACAACGTCGGGGTATGGGCAGTCATAATTTTCTATATGCTGGCTGGTCATGTAGTAACGAAGTTGTGGGCGAAACGCCCCCACGCTGACCTGCTACCATCTATAAAGTGGTTTTATACCGACAGGCTATTAAGGATATATCCACTTTATTTTGCTGCACTACTGGTGGCGACAGGGATTTGGCTATCAGGTGCAAAGTCTTACTACCTATCAGAGGCCAGCAACATAGCGTCATGGCTAGGCAATCTGACCATCGTACCTCTTAACTACTATATGTATAACGGTATTGATAGATTCACGCTGATACCGCCGGCATGGTCGCTAGGGGCCGAATTGCAGTTCTATCTGATCATGCCTCTGCTTCTCACATACCCCAGGGTAGGGGCGCTGTGTGCAGCGGGAAGTTTCGTCGTATTTATTTGCGCGCATATTGGCGTGCTGCATGCCGATTGGTATGGATACCGACTGCTTTTTGGTGTGCTTTTTGTATTCATGATCGGCGTTTTGATAGAGCGGCGAACACTCGCGAGCAGATGCCTACTGGCTGCCATCTGCGTGCTGGCATTGCTGCATGTGGCAGCACTGCTAATCACAGGGACGCGGCAAGTGCCTGACTTGGAAGTAAGCGCCGGTATCTTACTGGGCATTCCCCTGATCCTGCTGACCAGCAAAGCCAGACTTTCACCGGCAATGCACACATTGCAGCAATACGCAGGGGCTACGTCTTACGGACTATTTGTGTTTCATTTCCCGATGATATGGCTCACCGAGCCTTTGCACCTGGAGAAGGGGTGGCAGTTCTTGCTGGTCTTTGGCCTCGCGCTGGCGCTGGCTGTTGCCTTCCATTTCATCCTGGAACGTCCACTGTGGCGGCACCTACGCACCTCGGTGGCGGGAAAGGCGTTCAAGTAGAGATGCCAGCGACGCCGGCCCGCTCAGGTGCCGGCGTCGTAGCTTTCGATCAGCGGAAGAAATAGACCAGGTCCTGCCGGTCCATCGCTGTGAGCGTCGCCAGGGTGATCTGCACCGGTAGCTGGATCCAGTTGCCGTCCTTGTTCTGCGGCGCGCTCAGCGGGTGGCCGACGTGCTCGATGACCATGGGCGGAAAGGCCAGCGGCCCGTAGTGGAACGACACCATGCGCGGCGCCTCGGAGGGGAACAGCGCCTTGACCATTTCCGTCACGTCACCACCCTGGCGGATGATGCCGGTCAGGTAGCTGTCCTCGGCCAGCTGCTGGGGCAGGGACCAGGACAGCAGGCGGTTGTACTGCTCCATCAGCTCGCGCTGCGCATCCACCAGCGCCCGCATGTGCAGGGTCATCGACACCTTGATCGGCGGCATGCCCGAAAATACCTGCCGGCTGTTCACCTTGGTGATGCCGGTGCGGCCTTCCAAGGCAGCGGCTGCTTTCTTGGCGTTGTCGGCGATGGTGTTCAGCTCCTCGCTGGTACCGAGCACGCCGGACACCTGCAGGGCGTTGATCACCGTGGCCGCCTGGCCGCTCTGCAGCAGCGCCATGATCGAGGGCACCTTGGTCTCGGGACCCGAGTTCTCGAACGGGCTCTGCCAGTTGAGGCCAATCTCCATGTTGTCGTCGCTGATCGGACCGGCCACATAGCCGGTTTCGACCATGTTGCCCTCCTTGTCGCAGGCGTAGAGCTGGGCGAGCAACTTGGGATTGAGGCGGCCCCAGGTCTGGCGGGCGCCGAAGGTGTCGAACACCCCGCCCAGGGCGCCGGCAAGGGTGCCCAGGATGCTGCCGGAGTCCCCGACAGATCCCAGGACCTCGCCGCCGATGTCATGTACCAGGCCACTGGTGGCGCCCGAAAGCACCGAGCCTGCGCCTTTGGCGGCGCTCGACAGTGTCGAACTCAGTCCGTCAAAGACGCTCATGGCTTACAGGCCCATCCGCTGGCGGACACGCATCGACTTGGCGCGGCGCAGCTTGGCCATGCTGGTGCGGGCCTTGAGCTGCATCTTGCGTACCGATGCCTTTTGCGCGCCGGACAGCACCACGCGACCGGAGACGCGCTTGTTGATGCGCACCTTCTTGCCACCACGGACCGCGATGCGGCGGCGGTAGACGGCGTCGAAGGCCGGTTCATCGCTGCCATCGCCCAGCACGAAGGTCACAGGATCTGCGCCCTCGGCGAGGCTGCCGGCGATCAGCTCCTGGACGCGCTCGCCGACATCGTTGTCGAAGTCGTTGAGCAGGATGTCCAGGTCCTCATCGGCCACGCCCAGGTCGGCCAGCACGTCGCCCACGGCGTCGCCCAGGTCCATCAGGTCGTCGGCCGCATCGTCGCTGATCACGTCCGGGAACTCGTCCTCGGGCATGGCGCCGATCATCAGGGCCAGCAGGCGGTCGGCCGGGCCTTCGCCGTCGTCCAGATCCTCGGGCAGGGTTTCCGCCCACTCCTGGACGATGGCGGCGGCGGTGATGTCCAGATCGGTGCCGACCACGTCATCGACGAACAGGGCGGTACCGGCCGCGTCATAGATCGGCTTGCCTTCCGGGGTAGGCGCAGGCTCGGGCTCGACCACGACACCATCCAGCACCGGCGCAGGATCGCCTGCGGGGGCGCCAGCAGCAGGATCAGCCGCCGGCGTGGGCTCGGTAGGGGTCGGCTCGGCCGCGTTGTCCAGGGTCGTCACAGGCTCGGTAACGACCGGCTCAGCCAGGGGCACCTCGGGCACCTCCGGAGTGGCTGCAGGCTTGACCGCGTCCAGGGTGGCGCCTTGCGGCGCCACCCCCTTGGAACGGATGTCGTGCAGCATCATGCGGTAATCGATCATGAGGGCTCCTTACTTGCTCAGGGTCTGAGCAACGGTGATGACGCGCGCGGTGCCCTGGTAGCTCAGGTCGTAGCTGACGTCGATCTTTTGCTTGGGGCTGGCGCTGTTGGGGGTCACGCTGAAACGCCAGGCGGCGCCCTTGAGGGCGTCGGAAGCCACCAGCCAGCCGGCGCGCTGTAGCGCCTTGAACAGCTGTTCGAGGTAGGTGGTCAGGTTGGCGATCGCCACGTCGATCGGCTTCTGCAGGCATTCCTTGGCGTAGCGGGTCACCGCGTCATCCACGGCGGTGGCCATTTCCGAGACGGTGGACAGCTGCTTGTCGCCGCTGCTCTTGGAGCAGGTCAGCGAGTCGAGGAAGGCGTACTTGCCGCCGCTGGCGTAGTTTTCGTAGGCCACCAGGTTGATCTTGGCCTTGGCCAACTTCTCCATATCGGTGTCTTCGAAGTTCAGCAGCTGGCGCACGCCGGTACGGCCAAGGCTCCAGTCGGAGCCAGCCACGGCGAAGTGCTTGGGTGCGACGCCGTCACCGTTGGTCTGTGCGTTGCGCTGGCAGCGCAGGCCCAGGTTCACGCCGGAGGCGCCCCAGGAGGCCTTGCCGCCGTTGAGCGGATCATCGCAGACCAGTGGCGCCCAGTAGGCGTCGGCGTAGTGGTCGTCCAGGCCCAGGTTCGCCATGAAGGCGACAGCGGCCGCGACGGTGGTCAGGCTGCTGGGCACGTCGAAGGCCCACTTCTTGTTCATGCGCTTGGCCAGGGTGCCGAGCTTGCCGATCAAGGCGACGTTGGCGGTACCGCCGGCGTGCAGGTAGCCGAAGGTGACGTTGCTGTGGAACAGCCGGCTGATCGCCGCGTCGTAGTCGGTCATCGCGTAGGTGGTGCCGCCCTCGGAGAAGTAGTTGAGGTCGGCGGTGACCCACTTGTCGGCTTCGCTCGCGTCCACGCCGTAGGCGTTCGAGGCGGCGCCCACGCTGGTGCCCTTGACGGTCACTTCGACCAGGTCGGTCAGGCTGGAGACGCGCGACGGCAGGAAATAGGACTGGCCGAACTCGTCCTTGGCGGTGGCCACCAGCGAACCCACGAAGTCGTCGAACAGCGCATCGCCGGTGGCGATGTCGATCAGGCGCAGCTTGATCACGGTGGCGTCGGCGGCGGTGACGCCATCGGCAGCCAGTGCGGCCACGGCGTTGATCGACACGCGCACGCCATCGTTGAAGCATTCCAGGTGCTTGATGGCGACCAGGAAGTCAGCGGGCAGGGCGGCGGCGGTGCTCCAGGTGATGGCCTTGGTGGCCGCATCCTGGGTGGCGATCAGGTACTTGTTGACGGCAGCGGCCGGCACCAGGCGCGAGACGACCAGGGCAGCGGCGCCACGGTCGAGCATTTCATAGGCCTGCAGGTGCGGCTCGTTGAGCGCGCTGGCCAGCAGGGATCCAGAGGCGCCCAGGCGACGGGTGCGGTTGCTCGAATCGACGTCGAAAGCACGATCGATCGGGCCGCGCTCGAAGCGGCCGAGGGTGGCCACCACCTGGTCGCTGTCGGTCACCACGCCGCGACCGGTGTTGTCGCGCAGGTACTGCAGCTGGACAGCCGAACGCGCCACCGGCGCGCCTCGGATGAATGCGATTTGAGTCATGAATAGAGCCCCTTTAGGCCTGGGTGATGGTGCCTATGGTGTCCCGCTCCAAACGGTCCCCCACGGCCACCATTCCGAAAATCACGTCGTGCAGCTGGGCCGGGTTGTTCACGGTGTGCTGCACGCTCTCGCCGGCGTCGATCACGCGGATCGGCTGGGCCTGCGACAGCACCAGCGCCTTGTGATGGCTGTTGCTGATGGTCAGGTCGGCGGGGTACACAAGGCCCTCGCCGAACCGCTCGATCAGCACGCCCACGTCCATGCCGGCGCCGATCACCAGCACCTTGGGCTCGGTGACCGCCACAGCATCGGCGGTGTCGGCCGGGGCGTCGGTGGCCACGTCGGCCTTGCTCTTACGGGTGGTCATTCCTGGGTGCTCCAGTGCAGGCCTTCGCCTTCACCCCAGCCATTGAGGCGGGCGAGGGCAGCGATGTGCTCACGGCACTTGGTCTCGTGCTCGGCATCGCGGAAGGTCACGGTTTTCGATTCGGCCGGCTCCAGCACCAGCGCCAGCGGGCGCAGCACCTGACGGGTCGGGGTGTGGTTGGCCAGCTCGGCCTGCAGGATCTCGGCGGGCTCGTCGTCGTCCTGGTCGGTCTCGCCGTCGCCGTCGCCGTCCTGGTCCTGCTCCTGCTCGTCCGGCTTCGGCGTCTCGGGCGTAGGCACGGGCGGGGTGTCGTCTCCGGCGGGCGGCGTCTCAGGGTCAGCCGGGGGCTCATCGTCTGCCGGGCCTTCGCTCTGCGGGGCAAACGCCTCGCTCGAAGGCGGCGCGTCGGCGCTGGCCGGCGGCTCGGTACCGGTGGAAGGGCCACCCTCGGGCGGCAGAAGCTCGCCGGTCAGGGTGGGAGGGGTTTGGTCTGCTGCAGATGCGGAACCGCCCTGAGCCCCCGCGAGGGGATCCAGGGCGGCGGTGTCCGCCACTACCGAGGTAGTGGCGGCAGGCTTCGCAACGGCAGCGGAGGTTGCTTTGGAGCTAGTCCGCCGTCCCATGATCTACCCCCTTACGCGGCCTTCTTGAACAGACCGGTGACGGTGATCAGCGCGGCGCCCTTGGCGCTGGGCTGGTGCGGGTTCACGGCGGTGAAGTTCCGGGCGTACAGCGCCTGGCCGTAGCGCAGGTCGGAGTTCACAGCCAGCGGCAGCATGATCAGCGGCACGGCGTCGCCCAGCACGAAGCTGTTGCGGGCCGGAGTCGCGGAACGGCCCAGGCACAGGATCTGCGCGGTACCGGCGGCCTCGTCCTCTTTCAGCTCCCACGGGGTGTAGTACACCTCGAAGCGACCGAACAGGCGGCCCAGGCGGTAGATACCCGGCTGCGACGGCAGACCCGACTTCTCGAACAGGTCCGAGGGCAGGGCCTCCCACTGCGCCTTCACCAGCTTGGTGACATACAGGTGGGTGATGCCGCGATCCATGGTGTCGATCGCCATCTGCTGATCGACGTTGCCCAGGATGGCAGTGAAGTCCTGCCAGATTTGGGCGCGGGTCTTCTGCTGCATCATGCCGTCGTAGTCGAAGTCGAACGTATCCTGGTTGGCAGCACCCAGGTCGATCGCCTTGCGCAGGATCGAACGGTGACGCTCGACGGTCTGCTGGTTACGGGCCGACATCATCGACTCGCTCAGCAGGTCGATACCCAGCTCGTTCTGGTACTGGGTCTTGGAGTCGATGGTCTGACGCATCACGCCGCGCCAGGCATGGGCGTACAGCGAGTAGGTCTGGACGTTGCTGGACAGCTCCGGGGTGATGCTCGGATCGGCCTCGTAGTCCAGGAAGCCCTCACCGACGACCTTGGTGCCCGCCGGCAGCGCAGAGGTGAAGGTCAGGCTGATCTCGCCGGTGTCCGGCTTGACCCAACCAGTGATGCCGATCTCGACACCGGCCAGGGTGACCATGCCGCTGATCGGGCTTTGAGTCGGGGTGGTGTTGTAGTTGGTGTTTTCCTCGGCCATGGGGAAGCCGTTGACGTACACCATGGTGCGATTGCGCAACAGCTTGACCGAACCGCCGGCCTTGTTGAGGCTCAGGGCGCCGGTGGCGCTCAGGCGATCGGCGCCGATGGTCATGGTCACGCGACGCTCGGAGTTCAGGAAGGTACCGCCCAGGGCGATGCCGTCCAGCGAGTCCTTGGCGTTGTACTCGCCGGTAGAGGTCAGCGCGCGGTGGCCGACGATGCCCAGCAGCGCCTTGTTGGAACCGATGTCGCAAGGCAGGTAGGTCGCGGCCGGGAAGCCTTCGGCGATCTGCGCCAGGATGCCGAGCTGGATGCGCTCGGGCTGGGTGCCCAGCGGGTCGTGGTGCTCGGTGCTGCCGACGCCGTCGATCTGCAGCAGTTCCTTGCCGGTGGAGGTGTGAGCCTTGACCTGGTCCAGGGCGGACGCGATCAGGTCAGCACTCGGCAGGACGCCGTGCTTTTGCTCGTGGATGCGCATGCCTTGCAGCACGGAGTCCACGATCATCTTGCGGCTGACGTCGGCGATGCCGGAGACGCGGTCCAGGGCGACGGTCAGGCACTCGGGCAGCTGCTCGGACTTGAGGAAGCTCTGCACAGGGCCATCGCCGGCGCTGTCCAGCAGCAGTTCGCCGCCTTTGGTTTCGTGGTACAGACCATCGAAAGCCCGTTCGGTCTTCGCGTGGTCCAGGTTGTCGTAGGTGTGACGAGTCATAGGGTGTCCGTCTCTCGCTGAAATGAGTCGCCCACGGCTGGGCGGGCTGGCTTCAACGATAAAAGCGTGACGGACACCCCATTTTCGGGACTTTCCGATTCAGCGGACCAGGACGATCCGCCGGGCATTGGCGCTGGTGGTGGCCAGCAGTTTCTTGTCCTCGAACGTCCCCTTGGCCAGCCGCTCGACCTCGGCGCCGTGCTGGTCCAGCCAGTCGCGGAAGGCCACCGCCTTGGCGTCCGATCCGTTGAACACGCTTTCGCCTGCGATCGCCACCAGGTGGCCACCGGGCTTGAGCATCCCGAAGGCGTGTCGGATGTGGTCGGCGTCGCGGCGGTTCGAGAAAGGCGGGTTCATCAGGATCGCGTCATAGGGCTGCTCGGGCGCGAACTCCATGAAGTCGTGCGCCACCAGGTTGTAGCCCTTGGCGTCCAGGATCTTGCGCAGGCTGCTGCTGATCTCGATCACGTCCACGTCGGCGCCGGCGGCGCGGGCCGCGTCGGCCAGGTTGCCGTTGCCGGCGGACGGTTCCAGCACTCGCATGCCCTTGGTGATCTGCGCCAGGCTTGCCATGTTGCTGGCCTCGCCCTTGGGCGTTGGGAAGAAATCGAGGCCAACCTTCTCGCCGACGATGGCCAGCTCCGCCCTGGCGATCGGATCGTCGCGCACGCCCTCCTTGAACTGCAGGTACTCGCCCAGGGCGATGCGTAGTTCATCGTCGGTGGTGAGGCCCATGCGGGTCAGGCGGTTCCGCTTGGCCAGCTGCTCGCGGCCGTACCAGTTGAAGGCGTCCGTCTTGCCGACGCTCTCCAGGGCCTTCCACACGGCGTTGTAGAGCACGGGGTCGATGTTGTCCCGGTCCTGCTGCTTGAGCTGCCGGGAAAGGGCCTGCCAGCCCTTGGGCTTGCCGGTCTCCAGGGCGCGCTGCACGGCGTCATAGTCATGGTTCATGAACAGGCGCGGCAGCTGGGCATAGCCTGCGTCCTTGCCCGACAGCGGCGAGTATTTGAGTTCCTGCTGCTGGGCATAGCTCAGGCCGGTCTGCGCCCGGTGCCGGCCGCCGACCAGGGCGTTATGCAGGGTGTCCAGCTGGGCCTTGCTGGTGAGGCCCGCCAGGTGCGTCGCCTTGCCCTGCTCGATGGCATCGGCGAGGTTGCCCAGGGTCACCGACAGGGCGCGATCTTTCTCGGCGCGCTCCAGGATGCTGGCCGCCATGCCGGCGCGGCGGGCGGTATTGGTCTGGCGGTCGCGATTCAGCTCCTCGGTGGCCTTTTCCAGGCTGCTGGCGGCGACCTTGCGCAGGGTCGCGACCTGCTCGGTCACCCGGCGGCGCTCACGCTCCTGCTCATTGGCCAGGCGATCGGCCTCGCGCTGCTGGCGTTCGATCTCGCGCTGCTGCTGGCGCAGGGCCTCGGCCTCGGGGTCCAGAGCCGGCTCCGGTGCGGGCTCGCCACCGCCGGCCGGAGCAAGACCCATGCTCTCCAGGTGCTTCTCGCGGATGAAGTAGCCGCCGTTCTTCTTGAACGTGTACTCATCGATCGCCTTGGCCTGGGCATAGGTGAGGTCGGTCCGGACGATGCCGCGCAGGATCTTTTTCCGGCCGGTCTCGTGCTCGATGATCTCGTACTCAGGGGCGGCCGGCTCCTCCCGGTGCTCCTCGGTGACCTCGATGTCGCCCGCCTTGTACCAGCGCATGCCGCCGTTGTAGGCATCCACGGCCGCGCGCAGGAACGCACGCCCTTCGGCCACGTCATCGTTCACATAGGCGGCGATCGCCTCGTCTGGACGCACCAGGAGGCTGGCCACGCCATCGGCGCCGACTTGGATGAACTCCAGGTAGCTGCCGAAAATGGCCGCATAGCCATCGGGCGCCTCAGCGCGCACGCCGGGTTCGATCAGCAAGGTACGGACGCGGGTCGCGGTACGGCCTTGGCTGCCCTGTAGCGGCAGCTGGGTGGTCGGCAGGAAGGTGCCGCCCTTGTAGAAGAAGCCATTAACGCCCACTTCGCCGCCCGGCTTGGCGCGGCCGGTAGGGGGCACGGGCTGGGGATCCTCCGAGGGGAAAGGCAGCTCCGGCACGCTTTCGGCGGCCTCGTAGCCCAGGACTTTGCCCTTTTCCGGGTGGTACATGACCACAGTGACGGCGTCAGGCAGCGTTACCACGCCCTCGGGCGGGTTGGGCTCGACGAAGGCGACGCCATCGAGCCCCATGGCCAGCACACGCTCGCGCAGGGCGTTGCCGTTGACGATGTCGCTCACCATGGCCACCAGCTCGGGATCGGCGTCCACTCGGGTCAGATCCAGCACCCTGGTGCCCGCGATCGAGACGCGCAGAATCACGCCCTCTTCCAGCAGCTCCTGCTCCTCGGGGGTGAAGCCTGGGCGACCCGACAGCTTGACGGCGGCCATGCTGGCGAAGTAGCGGGCCAGGCCCTGGCGATCGTTGGTCAGGTACCAGCCGGCGCCCTGGTGATCGAAGCCGGCGCCACGGCGCTGGCCCTCGGCGAACGTATCGAAGGGCAGGGCCGTGCCGTGATACAGCTCGGTCACCTGGTACAGCGGCGCCTGCTCAGCGGAGGCGGTAGATTTGACCCGTTCGGACAGGTGCGCATCAGCCCAGGCGCGGCAAAGGGCGGTAAAGCCCGCCTGCCAGGCGATGTATGTGGGCGAGCCCGGCAGGTAGGGCATACGGCCGGCGGTGGGCTCGTACTCGGCAATGCGCTTAGGGATCCAGCCCATATAACCGACCTGGATCATGGTGCGGTTTTCTGGCGACAGATCCTCGACGGTGTCCAGATAGGCTTGCAGGCGCGGGTTATCCGAGGTACCGGTGCCGATGGTGGCCATCCAATTGGCCAGGTCGCGCTCGGCATAGGCACGCATGGCGGCATCCCGCTCGGCCTGGAGCTGGGCGCGCTCCTCAGCGGTGACCTTGCTCCAGTCGTCGGTGCGCCGGGCGTACTCGATGCGTTCCGCCGTCTCGCGGGCTTCGTTGTCCGCGTGGCGCTGGGCGATCTCGTCCTGCTGCTCGAAATAGGCTTGAGCATCCGCTGGGTCAGCCTCCTTGCCGAACACCTGGGCGAACACCTCCGGCCCGTGGCTGTACACGAAAGCCGACTCCAGGTGCGGCAGGTCCTGGGCGATGCCCTCCAGGCCGCCCCGGAAGTCCCCGCGCACGGCGACGCCGCCCGAGGCGTAGTGCTCAAGCACCGCGCCGCTGGCCAGCGTCTCGATCTCGCGCGGGATGAACTCGGCCAGGCGCGCGTCGCCCTTGGTCAGGCGCACGCCACCTTCGACGATCTGCGGCTTGCCGAACTGCTCGCGGACCCGCATGGCGATCGCATCGGCATCGCCCAGGATCAGCACGGCGCCGCCCTTGTCCGGCACCACCGTGGCGAAGGCCTGGCGGCCGCCGACAGGACGCACTGCCAGGATAGTGATATTGAGATCGTCCTCTGCTACGCTGTCATTGACGGCATCCAAGACGAAGCGTGGCTCTATCCATGTGGAATCAAGGGTGCCGTTTTCGTTTTCGTTTGCGGTCCAGCCCTTGGCCCCGGCATGCGAGACGTTGTAGAACAGATTGCCCTGGGCATCCTCGCCCACGGTGACGCCGGCGGTGACCAGCTCCTGGTCGATCTGGACATCCTTCTGGATGAAGTAGAACGCGACCATGCCGTCATCGCGCTCTTTGTAGGGCTCGCGGCGCTGGCCAGCGGTACCGCCCTGCAGGATCTCCACGATGTGCTCGATGAGGCGGGCCTTGAGCAGGTCCTCCTTGAGGCCGAATTTCGCCTTGCGCCAGCCCTTGCCGGTCAGTCGTACCGGGCCAACCACGGATTGCACGATCTGCCCCTGCAGGGTGCCCTGATAGAACGCCTTGGCCTTGTCGAACGCGGCCTGCTCGGGGGTGATGGTCAGGCCTTCCAGGCGCTGCAGCAGGGCGACGATGCGCCCCGTGGCCTGCACTCGCCCCAGGGGGCTGGTTGCCGGCAAGGCGGCCACCTCGGCCGCCAGGTCATTCGATAGCTGGACGCGCAGCAGCGCCGTCATGACAGGCTTACTCATCGCCCAGCACCTCCTCGCGGTGCTCGTGAGCGCGCTCGGCCTCGGCCTGAGCAATGTCGAGCAGATCCTGGGCGCCGGGCATGACGACGATGCCGCTCGCCTCGTCCTGGCAGAAGCCATACAGATCGTCGGGCTCAAGGCTGTCGGCGTTGAGCAGGCGGCCGTCGCGCCCGGAGACGAGATTGAGGCTCAGATTCAGGCGGAAAAATTCGATGCCGTCCGGGTTGCCTGCGTACTGCACCGGCACCTCCGCATCGGCGTCCCACTGGGCCAGGAAGCTGCCGCAAGGGGTCAGCACGGTGTATTGGGTTGCGATCAAGTGCGGGCCTCCTGGATGGCCTGGGCGGTGCTGATGATGGCGCGACGCGGGGACCGCCCTGCCTTCTCGAAAAAGTAGGCGTACCAGAGGCTGGAAAAGCTCAGGCCTTGCGTCTGGTGCAGGGCGATGAAGGCCTTGGCCAGATCGAGCCCGCCGTGGATCGTGGCGTACTCGGGCGCGTACTCCTCACCCCACTGCACCACCAGGTGGCCCTTGGCGTTGCGCCCGGTATTTTTGTTCTTAAACACCCCGGCAAAGACCCGGTAGTTTCCGAAGGCACCCAGGTACTGGGGGTCGCCGGCGCGGAAACAGGTGTCCATCAGCAGCCGCCGGCGCCAGTCGTCCAGGTCGTCGAACCAGCTATCTGGGGTAAGGGGCGTGCGATCGACCAATTCGCGCAGGGCCTGCAGGAACTGCTCCTGCAGCCGCTCCTCCTCGCTGGCCATATCGTCGATCGCCGCATTGTGCAGATCGAGCTTGGCCTGCATGGCCGGGGTCAGCTCGCGGGTCAGGTACCCGGTGATGAGGGCGAACAGCTGCGGGTCGCGCGCGGCCATGAGCGCCGCCGACTGCGGGCTGGCCAGGTATTCCACGCCCATCGAAAACACCTCGGTGATGCCGCCCTCGTAGACCTTGCCCATGTAGGGGTTGAGGAAGCTGTCTTTGTAGGCGATCTCGTGCGGGTCATAGCCCTTGTGGCCGGTCAGGTCGCGCAGCTTGTGGGTGTCGCTGCTCTCCCGGCGGGCGACCAGGTAGCCATTGGCGCCGGCGCGAGCGATCGGGTCGTTCTCCAGGTGGTGCGCCAGCTCATGGAACAGGATCGCCTTGGAGAAGCCGCCGCCGATGTTGATCAGCTTTTCGTCGGTCTTGGTATCGACGCCCACGGCGTTGGCGCGCTTGCCGCCGTCCATGGTCAGGCGCACGACCGATGCCTTGCCGCCGGTGAGGCGGTAGAACTCAGCGAGGTCCCGGCGCAGGTCGGCCTCGGGATAGCCGCCCTTGGTGAGCTTGGCCAGGGCCTTGGCATCGATCTCCTGGGACTGCGCCCAGGCCTGCGCCTGCTCCTCGGTCACAGGGGATGCGGCCATGATCGCCGCGAGCACGCTGCGCCCCTCGGTCTCGGTCAGCTCGCGCACACGGGTGGCCCGGTCGCGGTTGAAGGCCTGGTTCATTTCATCGTTGCGGGCGTTCACCTCATCGCGCCGCGCCTTGTACTCGTCCGCCAGCAGATTGACCCGCTCAAGCAGGGCTTCGCGCTGGGGGTCACCCTTTGGCAGGGCGCTGGCCTGCTGGTCCAGTTCGATCATCAGCGCATTGGTCTGTTTGTGGTAGGCGCTCCACTCGGCCACCAGGGCCTGATAGGCCGGGCTACTGGCGTAGCTCTCGCGCTGGATCTGCAGGGCCTCCTCGTGCTTGTCCAGCACGGCCTGCGCCTCGAAGCTGGGCGTGACGCCGCCCCGGCTCAGCTCGGCGAGCACGTCCAGATAGGCCTGGTCGCGCCCGGTAGACTCCAGCGCCTGGCGCGCTGCTGCTCGCGCCTGCTCGCCGAGGTCCTTGAGCTGCGCGCTCGCGGCCAGATCCGCCACGGTGCTGCGCTCGAAGGGCACCAGCGCCGGCGGCAGGGCGTCCAGGTCGGTGGCGAGGTAGCTGACCAGCTCTTGGCTGGTGCGCTCCTTGTCGGTCCGGGAGTAGGCCAGGCGGCGCACCGCGCGGCGCAGCCCCTCGCCCAGCTGGGCCAGCAGCTCCAGGATGCGCTGCGACAGCCGCACGCGCTCCAGGGGCGCCGCACCCGCTTCCAGGGTGGCGACGTGCTCGGACAGCTCGCCGCTCAGCTTGATGCGTGCCAGACCGTTAAGCATGGTCCACCTCCGCCAGGATCTCGGATGCCATGGCCACAATCTCGTCCTCGGTCTCCGGGTCGTCGAACGCGACCTGGCTGATCAGCTCCATGACGCGCTGCGCCTGCTGGATGCGGCCGCCCTGGGGGGCGTACTCACGCATCAGGCCCAGGAGCCTGGCCAGCTCCTGCTCGGGATCCTCGGGCGCGCTGGGCAGGCCGGCGCCAAAGATCGAGTCGAGCAGCGGGGTGTTTTCGCTCGCGCGCTCCAGCACCTGGTCATCACGCAGCGCGGCAAAGAAGCGATCGAAAGCCGCGTTGAGGCGGGTGCGCTCCTCGCCCTCGGGATAGGGGTTCCACTGGATGCCTAGCAAGGGGTCGAAGTGGTACTTGTTGTCGGCATAGACCGACAGGTAGTCGTTCTGCTGGCCACGCTCGCCCAGGCGGTCCTCCAGGTACGACTGGAAGGCGCGGGCGGCCATTTCGTGGCCCTTGGACCAGTATTTGCCGGGCTGGCCATCGTCCAGGCGTACCGCCTCGAAAAAGAAGCTCGACACAGCGGGACCGGTGGCGGCCAGGACGACATCCTCGCCCGCCGGCGCGTAGTAGGCGGCGGCCAGGGTGCGCCAGGCCTTTTGATTCTTCTGGCTGCGCTTGTCCACGCGGCCGGCAAAGTAGCGATTCACGAAGAGCACGGCCGCGCTCAGCTCGCCGGCCTGCTTGATGCCGCGCGCCAGCGCATTGGGCATGCCGGTGTCGATGTTGTGCTTGGCGTACTTGCGATCCTTGTCGGTGACCTTGATGGCCTCGACCAGACGGTGCTCGCCGTGATTGATCGCCGCGTGGATCTCGGTCATGGCCGCGCGCAGGGCGCCCGCTGGCAGGACGTCGGCATTGAGGCTGGCGAAGTTGCGCGCCGGGCCTGCCTCGCCCTTCACCAGCTCGGCCAGCATGTCGTCGATGGCGTGGAACCACTCATGGGCCAGGCAGCCGCCGCCGCCCATCTTGGTCAGGTTAATCACCCGGTGGACCGACTCGTAATGCGCAGCGGCCGCGCCGCCCCAGCCGGTATTGCCCGCACCACGGGCGCCGAAGGCCATGGCCAGCCGGCCACCCAGGCTCAAGGCCTTGATGTCAATGCCGAGCACGTCCGACAGGTCGCTCATGGCCATGGCGGTCTGCTCGACGTGGAAGCGGGCGCTGTTGGGGTCCTTGAGCACCCAGTTACCGGACTGCACCTCGCGCAGGCCCAGCAGCTCCTTGAGCGCGAACGTCGAATCGACGGACACCTGGCGGCCGCCGATGCGCTGGTGACGCTCGGCGACCTTGAGCTGGAACCCGATCTCTTTCTTACTGGCGCGCTTGACGGTCACGCGCTCTTTTTCAGCCCACGACCAGTCGATTTTGCCGTTCTTGGCGTTGGTGACGTGCGAGTCGAAGGCGTCCGAGCCCTTCGAGCGCCGGTAGTTGAGCACGGCGGTGAAGCGATCGCCGAAGGTCAGCCAGCCACGGGTCAGGCTGCTCTCGCTGATGTTGCGGATGCGCGCCGCGTCCTCGATCGCGCGCCGCCGCTTGCGCAGCCCGTCGATCTCCGCGCGGATGCCGCCGGTGCGCTCCATCGAGACCCCGCCATCAGGGTGATGGACGGTGGTCATCGTGTCCTTGTACTCGGGATGGGCCGCCTCCCAGGCGGTGACCTTGGCCATCGCCTCATCGACGCCCGGCTGCAGGCGATCGATCTCCGCCTGTATGGCCGGGTCCGGCTTCCAGTTGCGCCGCGTGCGGACGTCCTGCTGGCGCTGGAACCCCCACAGTTCACTGCGGATCGTGGTCACGGCATCGACCAGGGCGCTGCGCTGGTCGTGCAGAGCCCGCCAGCGGGTCTCCAAGGCCTCGATGTCCTTGGTGACCAGCTCATAGCGCGCAGTCTCCTCGGCGTTGAGCTGGGTACCGGTCAGCTCGTCACGGATCTCGCGAATCACCTCGGTGACCTGCTGGGCCGTCTTGCAGGACTCCAGGCGCTGGCGAACGGTCTGCAAGGCGGTGGCGTAGTCCTTGCGCGCGCGGGGCGTATCGGCGCCCGGTTGGGGCGCGATGGACGCATAGACGCGATCGATGAGGAAGCCGGCGCCGGCTTCCATCCCGCCCTCTCGGAGGGCCTGCCAGTCCACCTGGCCGAATAGGTTCGACTTGGTGATGATCTCGGCGGCTGCGCGCGGGTTGCTCTCGATCGCCTCCCAGTCGAGGTCGGTGGCCAGCACCTGGTCGCCGTTCTGGCGCGCGGTCCGGATCAGGTTCTGCGCCAGCTCCTTGCGGCTGTCGGCGATGTAGCCGGTGTCGCGGAAGCGGTAATTCGGGCTGTTCGGATCGTCGGATAGACCGTCGTCCTCGGTGTCGGGCTCGGGCTCGGGCTCGATGGCCACGGGGGCGCCCAGCAGGGCCAGCAGCTCGATGATGCTGCCGGACAGCTGCACGCGGGTAAGGGGGGAGGGGGCGCCTTCCAGCGCCTGGGTTTTCTCGCCCAGTTCGCCCGTCAGACGGATGCGCGCGAGGGGCGTGAGGGTGTTGGGGGTCGGCATGCGTGGCGCTCGCAGAATCAGATACGCCATGATCGCGTGCGCCAGAGGGGGCGCTTCGCCGGGCTTTCCGGCGGGCAAAAAAAACCCGCCAAAGCGGCGGGTCTGAATGGGTGGGCTTCCATGCCCCATTCACCATCAGGATCCACGGATCCTGGTGATTACCCGACATATCGCGCCAAAACTGACGAAATAGCGGTCGGGAGAAGGAAAGCATAACAGGCAAGTGACTTGCTTTATAGTGTCGTAAAATGTCACCTGTGAGCCGTAACGCCTTGTTTGGTAGGGTTAAGCGGCGGCCAGCGCCTCCTTGGCTTTGGCGACCACGGCGGCCGAGTAGACCCCGGCGGCCTCCTCGAACAAGGCCATGATCTCGGCGTCCTCGGTGAAGGCGTTATAGACCTCCTCCAGGCGCGCAGCCAGGTCGCTGGCGAACAGATCCTCGCTGCCGTCAATGACGGCCTGCAGCAGGGCGCGGGCGGCGTCCTGGGCCGGGTTGGTCTCGGGCTCGGGGGTCGGTTCGGGCGCGGTCTCAGGCTCGCCATTGGTGAGCGACACAGAGCGAAGCGCCTCGGTCAGGCCTTCGATCGTGCTGTAGGTGCCCACGAGCTGGCCAGCGCCGGTGATACCAGGGAATGTGACCTTCTTGCGCAGGATGTACTGCAAAGGCTCGCCCCCAGCGCGGACGTTGTAGGAAACCGCGCCAGCACCGCTCTCCAGATTGATCGCCCGGCTTGCCCAGTCATTGCTCATCACGCGCTTGAAGCCGAAGCCGGTCAGGATCGCATCGACCTCGGCAAATTCGTCTACAGGCTCCGGCTCCGACACCACAGCGGCGCGCTTCTCTGCGATCACGTTCAGGGCATCGGCAATCAGCGACTGCACTTCGTCCGGCGCGGCATGGCCCATGCTGTCCTGCCCCTTGGCGTCCACGACATAGGCGGCGGCGCTAACGCGGCCACTGGTAAAGCTTTTGAGCATCACGCGGATACCGAAGCCATCGGCGGCCATAGCGGTGATGTCGTCCGAGCCCTGGCTGGTAGTCACGAACTCATCCGGGATCAGGCGGCGGACTCGATCAGCGAACGCTTCGGCTGGAGCCGGGGCCTCGCGGTACTTGGCGAAGTCGGGCACGCCACCCAGCTCAGCGATAACGCTATCCAGGTCAGCGCCGTTGCGGTCGGCAACCTCACGAATCTTGGCCAGCTCTTCCAGGGACTTGTCCACTTCGGGCTGATACTCCGCCAGCTCCAGGTCCAGCGTGTGGCCATAGCCGCGCGCGGCGATCACGTCGTCGAAACGCTTGGCCAGGCGCTGCAGGGCAGCCACATGGTAGCGAACCATGCGCAGGACGGACTCGGGGATTGCACCAGCAGCAGGCTCAGGGTCGGCCACGGGCTCGGGCTCGGCTCGCTTGGCTTCGAGCTGGGCGGTCAGGGCCTCAATCTCGGCTTCCAGGCCCTGCAGCTGGGCCTCCTTGCCGGCGACCTCGCCGCGCAGCTGCTCGACCTTGGCCAGGCGCTCGGCTCGGCCGGCGTTGGCCTTCTGGAAGCGGGCGCTGTTCTTCTCGGCCAGGCGCATGATGCGGCGGGCCACTTCGCGCGGGTTGAGGTCGCGGCCGCGCTCGGGCGCCACCACGATGGTGATGTCGAGCTTGTTGAGCATCCACTTCCAGCTGACCAGCTCATCGGTCGGCAGGATCTTGTTCGGAGTGCTGTCCGGGTTGTGGAACCAGATCGTGACGGTCTGGCCGTCGCTCAGCTCGAAAATGGCGCAGATGTGGGTGGTACCGCGCTGGCGGAAGGGCGGGGTGATCTGCAGGGCGGTCGGCTCGACGGTGTCGCTCGCCGTGGCCATCACGCGCTGGATCTGCTCCATCTTGGCGTTCAGGCGCTGGTTGACCACCACCAGGGCGTCGAACTGGGCCAGCTCCTCGACCCCTTCCAGGACGTCGGCGGCGGTGACGGCATCGAGCAGCAGCGGGGCGTCCTCGCTGCGGCGCATGTTGTAGAGCAGGGCGGCCAGGTCGGTTTCCACCGGCATGGCGTTCGCGTCCCAGGTAGTCGGAGTCATATCGGCCTCGCCATCGTAGGGCAGTGCGTTTGCAGAGAAGGGGCGCGCGGTGTCGCCATGCTTGAGCCACCAGCGCAGCTGGGAGACGGTGGCGCCGACGATCGAGCCCAGGCCCTTCCAGCCCGGCGAATAGCTGCCCAGGTAGGCCGCGCGGGCGGCCTCGGCATCGTTGAAGCCGAGCATGACCTTGTGTTCGTCGAAGGCGCCGGCGTCGTCGTTCTGGTTCACGACATAGACGCGCGGTGACTCAGGGACCGGACCCAGGAAGACATCCACCTCATCGCCATCGCGGCCACGGGTTTTCTCGAAGTAGCCGTAGTGGGCCGCCATGCGGCAGGCCCAGGCGGTCCCGTTGGGATCGACGCCCCGGCGCTCCTCGTTGCGCGGCACCTCGATGGCGATGCGCAGGCCCTGCACCACGACGCGGCCCTTGCGGTAATTGCCGGCGCGGCACTGAGCCTCGGAGGGGCGGCCTACCTGGTGAGCGCCAAAGGCGCCCGAGTGGGCTGCTTGATGGATGGATGCGTGTAGGTCGGTCATGCCGCCATGATCGGCGCCGGCGAGGGTGGCTTTCGGGTCGGCTTTCCGATCCGGTCCCGAGCGACCTTAGAAGGCGGAGACCTGCAGCGTCTCGAAGCGCGCCCCGTGGGGGATCCTGGCGAAGTCATGAGCAGGATTGCGCTCGGGATCCACCGGCATCGTCCAGCAGTGCGGCCGGGTGTAGTGGCCCGCCGCGCAGACCCGCGCCACCTCGGCCTCGCCCAGGTCAGCCACATAGCTGCAGCCGTTGTGATAGACCCGCTGCGGGCGAACGTCCAGGCCGGAGTCCACCAGGTGGCCAGCGGCATCGACTGACGTAACGGTAACGACGATGCGCATGGCTCAGCCCTCCGCAGGGCGGACCGGGGCGGGCGCCTCGGTCAAGGTATCGGCGCCAGCCACCAGCGGCAGCAGGGCGTCATACATGGCGTCACGCGCCAGGCTCAGCTCCGCCGGGGACCACAGCGGCCAGCGGGCCAGCTCCTGCTCGATCAGCTGATTGACCTGCTCCGGGCTCATGACCTGCGCCCCCGTGCCAAGGGGCTGGAAGAACAGCAGCGCACAGCACGGCGCGCCTCTGCAGAGCGGGAGTGGGTCATGGTGATGTCCTGGGTGCGTTCTTGGGCGGCAGGTCTGTGCCCACCTAATCGGTAACCGTACCGAGCAGGGCAAGCGCCAGCGGATAAGCTGCCTGCCCTACGTCGATCGACGGCAAATTAGTATCACCTGATACCCAAATATGCAAGTCACTTGCATATCCCCAGCGAGGCAAGCCATGACCGAATCACCCCCGAACATCCAGCCCATCGAGGTCAGCATCTGCGGCTATGAGGGGCCAGGCATCACGCTGATCTGCGCCCTCAAGACGGACACGAACGTGGTGGTGATCGCCGCCGAGGAGCGTGAGGCGCGCGAGGTGCGCAGGGAGGGGTTCGCCCTGGTGACGAATCAGCATCTGGATGCGGCCGACTGGCTGTTCACCGACGACCATATCCGCAAGGCGATCGCCAGCTACTTCACGCGCAGCACCCAGGGCACGCTCGACATCATCGAGCAGCTGGGCCGGCACGATCCGAAGAACAGCATCGTCAAGGTCGGCTTCGACGAGAATGGCCCGCGCTATCAAATTGCGCCCGACATCACCAATGGCCAGCTGGCCGTGCTGGCCGCTTGCGGCTTTGCCGATCGGCAGCTCAGCCTGTGCGCGGCCGAAAGCGTGGCCGACGAGCTGGCAGGGCTGTATTCGGTGCTGTCGTTCTAGGCGCTCGCGGGTGTTGCGGCCGTATCGGCGCGGACCTCTTCCAGCAGCTCGGGATGGCGGTCCAGAACGCGCAGCAGCTGCACGGTGGCCACAGGCGGCTCGATAACGCCTTTCTCGTAGCGCGAGAAGGCATTCACGCCGCCACCAAACAGCACCCCGGCCTCTTTTTGGCCCAGGCCGAGCTTGCGACGAACGGTACGCACAAAGCCAGGATTGACCCGCAGGGCATTCGTCTTGCGCTGGAATGCCAGCATTTCATCGGTGATGCGCTCGGACTCATCAATGGTCGCAACATACTCGTTGCAAGCTGGGCAGAACTGAGCCGTCACAGCTTTGATCTTTGTCCTTGCGCCCTTGTAGGTATAAAAAATGTCGCGCGTGTCTTGAGCCATTTCAGCGCGGCCGCAGGTGGGACATTTCATAGTGTTGACCTCTTGAACGAAACGATTACGGCATCGTTATCAACCATAAGCTTGACGTACAACTCGACACCCCCAACCACGGGCTTGTAAACATCCTGCCAGGCAGTGTGATCGGCGTAGGTAGTCATGCTCTTGTCAAAGTCGCTGGATTTGAGTGCCGTCACGACCAGTAGCATTGCCCTGGTGTTCATTCCCAACTCTGTAGCGCCATTGTCGGCAGTACGCGTAGACCGCACCTTGCGCGCCGCTACCAAAGCTTTGATGTCGGTTAGTTTGTAGTGGGGGGTGGGCTTTTCCATAGCTCAAGACTAACCAGATTGGTTATTTGCTGCAAGAGGCGGAAATAATTACGCCATGCTTAATTCGTAATAAGCATGGCGTAATCTCTAGAACCCTTCGTATTCGTCGCGCATGGCGGCCCTCACAGGTGCTTGGTCAGGATCTGGATCGCCTCGCGGTAGGAGGCGGCATTGGCCCGGCTGCAGGCGGCCTGCTCCAGATCGCCCTTGGCCTCCCACAGCGGGGCGTTGGTCTCTACCACGTCCAGAGAGACTTCGAGCTGCGCAATGGCGCCCTGCACGCCTACGGCGTCCAGCGTGAGGCCCTTGCCGATGCTCCGCGACACGCTCAGGGCGTAGTGGGTGGCCGTGTCATTGATCTCGCGGATCTCGCCCACCGCATCCAGGGCAATGCCCAGCTCACGGCGCAGGCCGTCGCGGGTAGCGCTGGCCTCCTTGATCTGGTCGTCCAGGAACGCGCTGCGGGTCGTCAGTGCGGCCAGCATGGTCGGCGCCGTGCTCTTGATACCCTTGGGCAGCTCGGCCTTCTGGCGGGCCTGGGCGGCCTGGAATTTCTTCTGATTGGCAGTGGCGGCGGCAGCGATCTCGGCGATCGCGCCGGTACCGCTCTGGTCCTTGATCGGCAGCACCGACTTGTTGAGCAGGACCTGGAAGATGTCGCCGGTCAGCTTGACGCGCAGGGTGACGGTTTGACCGCTGGCCAGGGTCAGCAGCGCCGAGCGGAAGCTGACGCCGGCGGTGCGCTGGGTCTTGAGGTTGAACTCGCTACTGACCACGGGCTGGCCCGCGCGCAGCATGGCCTGACTGATGCGCTTGAGCGAGCGCTGGGAGTCTGCCTGGTTGTCGAAGTCGAACAGGGTATCCATCGGTGGAGCCTCGTGCAGTTTCGCCTATTCTGGCGCTCTGCAGACGGGGCTCCTGCCCCTGCTTTCCGGCCCTGGCTACCTCGGCTTGCTGACTAGCGCCCCGTCACCCTGCTCCAGGTGGACGTGCTTCTGCGCACTGATGCCATCGGACGTCATATCGCCCCCCGTCTGCTCGACCGGTCCCTGGATGGTGTTGGCGCTGGCCATCTGCGCGATTTTCTCGGGCGTCAGCTCGAAGGTCGAGCCCCCGACCTGCAGCTTGATCGACTTGCCGGCCTGGATCAGCACCGTATCGTCGGCGATCACGGTGAAGTTCGCGTGCTCCCAGTGCCGCGTGCCGACCATGTTGACGTCCTGCTGCGCCCGGAAGCCGGTCATGATCGGATAGCGCGGATCGCCGTTGATGAAGTCCACCCAAATTTTATCGCCCGGCTTGATCCGGATCTCGGTGTCCTCGCCGCGATCGCCGATGGCCAGCTCGATCTCGCAGATCAGGCGCGCGCCGGCGCCATCGGTGAGGCCGGGCAGCTCGATCTCACAGGTCTTGGCCTTGGGGGCGTAGGAGACGACGACAGCAGGGGTGCGGCTCACAGCGATAGGTCTCCTACCCAAAAGCGCGACTCGGTGTTGGTGGAGCCGTCCGCCTCCTTGAAGCGGTGCGCGGCGGTGATCACCAGCTGGCGCACGCCGCCCACCTCGACGATGTCGCCGGCATTGACCTGCTGGGCCATGCGCGAGCTGATGACCCGCCGGCGCACCAGCACCCGCGTCAGGTTGTGCAGCATCCGCTCATCGTGGTGCGGCATGAACAGGGTGCGCCGGGGCACGTCGTAGTTGCCGCGCACCAGAGCGCCGGCGGAATTGATCGAATAGCCGGTCGGGATCTGATGCTGCTCGACCAGGGCGCTCTCGCTGTAGGCGCTGGAATCGAACTGGCCGATGAAGTCGATGGGCTCCTGGCGCATGAGGTTCTGCAGGCGCTCGATCGATAGCCGCCCCTTGCGCAGCACCAGGGCGGCGCCTTCCTCCTGCAGGGCCACGGCGATGGCCACACTCGGCACGTCGCCCACCAGGGCGGCAAAGCGCGCCACGGTGAAGTCGTTGTCGATCGACACCCGCGCCCCGCAGGCCAGATACAGCGAGGCCAGCGACTGCTGGTGCGCGATCACGGCCCGCGACAGGGGCTTGGCCAGGTCCTTACAGCTGGTGAGGAAGGCGGTGTAGCTCTTGGCCTGCAGGGCGGCATCGCCCTGGACCACGCCCATCGGTGCGCTGCGATCGCCATGCACGATCGTGTACTGCAGGTGCTCGCGACCGGCCCAAATGGACGCGCCATCGGCCAGGCGCTTCTCCAGGTCGTCCTTGAGGCGCACGGTGAACTCCAGCGTGCGCGGTACCGGCGCCAGATCGCTGCGCAGGGTCGTCTCCAGCACCAGGTCGCCCGGCAGCTGCTCGCCCTTCTCGGTCAGGAACAGATTCACGCATCGCCCCAGGTGGTGCCCAGCTCATCGGTGAAGCCCTGGCGGACCAGCGTCTGGTCGTCCCAGTAGACGCCATCCACCAGCGGGTAGCCGGGCGGATTGTTGGCGCTGCCATCGTTGGGCTCGCCGGGGCGCGGGGCGTCGTAGTAGGGCGTGGTGGCCTTGATGGTGAAGTCGCCGGCCAGGACGGTCATCGTCTTGGACTCGCCGGCGACGGCGAACACCACTTCGGGATCCTCGATCACAGCCGGGGCTTCGCTGCTGTACTGGCCAAAGGTGTGCTTTACCACCAGGTGGCGATTCTCGGCGTTGCGCACGAACATATCGAACTGGGCGGCAAGGCTCCGGGCGCTGTGCTTTTCAGCGGCGATCACCACCACCTGGACGCGCACCTGGTGCTGCACCGAGCGCAGCCCGTAGTAGGACGGCGTCTCGCCCTCGATCGCGCCCTCGGCGACGGAGAAGACGCCCATGGTGCGGGGCAGGGCGCGGGCGCCCCAGTCCCCGGAGATCGGCAGGTAGTCGCGCGAGGCGGCCACCATGACCACCGGCAGCCGGGCATTGCTGCCGTGCTCGCCCTGCTGGTCGCGCTGGTAGCTCTGCAGCATGGCCTGGGCGTCGTCGATCATGCGCCCCGGTACCCATTTGATCGACTTGGCCAGGCCCCGGCCGACGAACTCGGCGACGGCCTGGGTATCGCCGTACAGACCGGCATACCAGCGCCCCATCATGCGGCCGATGGCGGTATCGAGGGGCATCATTTCGCCGGTCTGGCTCACGGGTTGTACTCCGATGTCTGGTTGTCGGTGGTGGATAGTAGGGTGGCCAGCGGCAGCGCCCCGGTGACGCTTTCCGGGAGGGAGTCCGGAAATTTGAGCATCCACAGGTGCTGGGGCGTGACGCGCCAGACCTGGTTGTCCCGGAACAGCGGGCGGCCGGCAGCGGCAAAGCACCAGGACACCAGCTCGCTGCAGAACCAGCTGCTGGCCTGCTGCCACCGGCGCCGGCGGGTCACCAGGCCCAGGATGCCGAGGAAGTCATAGGGCTTGCCCAGCTGGCCATAGCAGGCCGCCAGGATGCGGCGCGGCTCAGGGCAGGGCACCCGCACCACCTGGTAGGCCGAAACGCTCTCCAGGCGGCGCTGCAGGCTGTCCAGGGCCACGCCACCGGGCAGGGCGCCGATCACGTTGCGGCCGTCGATGAACTCGACGTGCGACCAGGGCGAGCCGGTGAACAGCCGCACGGCGAGGCTGTGCAGCGTCCGGGTGCGGGAGAACAGCAGCACGACCTCGCCCATGGCTCAATCCGCCTCGGCGGAGAACTGCACGCGCAGGGTGAAGGCCTTGTCGAGATCGTCGCTGTCCTGCAGCTGGCCGGCGTGCTCGGGCTTGATCTTGTAGCCCAGCGTCGCCTGGTAGACCGTGCCGTCATCGTTCAAGCGCACCCGGCGATAGCCGTAGTAGACCCGGCCCGTCTGGCGATGCACGGCGCGGCAGAAATACCAGCCGGCCACGACCGGCGCCTTGTCGGTCAGGCCCTGGCCAGTACCCCACCACTGCAGGTCGCAGTCGTTGATCAGGCAGGCAAACAGGGTGCTGGTGCGCTTGGCCCAGTTGAAGGGGTTGCGGCACAGCCACAGATAGACGTTCCAGCGGGTGCGCTCGCGCCCTTTGCAGCGGGCGCTGGTCTTGCCGCTGGGCTCGCCGTACAGGCCGTCCTCGTAGTTGTTCCAGGGCCGCAGGAGCGCCCAGGCGCTGTTGGCGTACTCCCACCAGCCCGAGGCACCGGCCGCGAGGTATTTCGCGCTGTGGCGCGCGGACAGGGGCTTTCCCTGGGGGTGCTTGGTCTGGACCTTGGCGGTCAGGGCCACCAGCATGCCCATGGGGAAGTAGGTCAGCAGGACGCCGACAGCCAGCAGGGCGCCGACCCAGCCCCACTGCCAGAAGGCAGCCAGCCGGTAGCGCAACGGGACGTCAGAAAAAGACATGGGCGAACCTCGGTGTATGAGAGTTCGCCCATGGTGAAGGGGCGCCAGGGCTCGCCTGGCGCAGGGTTTCCGATCAGGACCAGGCCACGCCCCGGACGCTGGCCGCATCCTCGTAGGCGGCGATCTTGGCCAGCAGGCCCTTACGCTTGATGCGCAGCGACAAGATGGTGTCGTAGCTCACGCCGGCGACCTTCTGGATCTGCTCGGCGGTGTGCATCTGGTCGGCCCACACGCCCGTTTCGGGGTCCAGACAGGTGAACGGGCCGCGCCAGTCCGCGTTTTTGGCGTTCTGCGGCAGCTGCGAGGCCGCCACGGTACCGGTCAGGTTGAGCTGGTCCTCGGTGTTCGAGGGGTACAGGTAGGCCTTGCCGAGCACGTCGCAGACGAAGCCGGCAACGATCGCCTTGGCGCAGGCATCAGTGATCTCGGTGACTTTCTGCTCCTTGAGCGCGGCCAGACTGATCTCGGCGATGGGCTCGACGTCGGTCAGCTCATGGGCGCTAGATACCCACCAGGGATCCTGGCGCGCTTCGTACTGGTCATCGCTGACCAGGAGGAGCTGCCCCTCCGGGGGCAGGCTGTCATAGTGATAGGCCTCGGTGTCGATCCAGCCGATCACCTGGCGAGAGGTAGGGTCGAAATGTGCGTAGCGCATAGGGGCCTCTTAGTATTCGATGATCACGATGCCAGGCATACCCGGCGTACCGGCGCTGCCCGAGGAGCTGGATGCGTAACCCGCACCGCCACCGCCGCCTCCAGTACCAAATCCATCAGCAGCGGTGGCAGGCAGAGCGCCGCCCTGGCCGGCACGACCAGAACCACCACCGACCCCAAAGGGGCCGCTCGCGCCCGCACCACCATCGCCACCGAAGCCGGCGCCCTGGCCCTGCGTCATGCACTTGGAGTCCGTCCCACAGCTGCCCCCGCGCGAACCACCCTGGCCACCAGCGCCCGAGGCAGTCGTACCACCAATGCCACCGCCGCCGCCGGCTAGGGAGAACATCACCGAATTGCTGCCGTCTCGCATGACGGTGGTTCCACCGCTGCTGGCGTTACCCCCGTTATTGCCGGAAGAGCCTGCAGTGCCTGCCGCGCCGCCTGCCCCGATGGAGATCGTGTAGGTCGCACCCGGCGTGACGGTGAAGGGCAAGGCCAAGAGAACAGATCCGGCACCGCCGCCACCGCCGCCGCCCGAACCATAGGCACTACTGAAACCGCCACCACCAGCGCCGCCGCCGCCCCCACCACAGGCGGAGATCCACACGGTGGTAACGCCCGCCGGGCAGACCCAGGTGGTCGAGCTTGTGATCCGGACGGTGACGCCCTTGGTGCTTACTGCATCCTGGACAAAGGCAGTCGTCGCGCCTTTGTTGCTGCTGTCCCCACGCGCCAGGGTCGGCATGGTGATGCCCGTGCCGACAGCCATCGTGGTCACATTTACGACGCCCGTTTGGCGAGTGACCGACCACGGCGTATCGATATACGAACCGTCATCGGCGAAGCGATTCAGGTAGTAGTTCGAGCCCGCATTGTTTCCGCCCTCGGCGCCTGAGTCGGCGCCCGTCTCCCAGCGCACGGAGTTCGCCGTCCGGTAGCTGATCATGCGGTATTGGCCGGCATCGCCGGAGACGAACACGCCCGAAGTGGCGCCCTGCACCTGGACGTTGACCGGCTTGTAGAACCAGGTGACCGGGTTGACGAACAGGCTCGCCCCCAGCAACGAGAGGTAACCGCCGCTGTTCTGGCCGTTGCCGCCGCCGGCGATGATGCGGAAGTCCCAATCCACCGCCGTGGCGCCGGAATGGAAGTCGATGAAGGGCGTGGACGCCGTGCCCGATCGGGTGTCGCCGAGTTCAAAGCCTGCGTTCATGCCGGATGGCTTGATCGACAGGGTGTTGGACGTGAAGACGAAACCGCCATCGCCCAGCGTGGTGTCGCCTTTGACGTACAGGGTCGAGTTCAGCGTAGTGGCGCCGGCGGCCGACAGCGTGCCGGCGAACCAGGCATTGCCCGCGTCGCTCAGGGTGAACAGCTGGGCGCTGTAGTCGCTGTTGATAACCTGCAGCGAGCCCGCATTCGCCCGAATGTGCTTGTTCGGGGTGGTCGCCCCGTTACCGACCAGCTTGATGTTGGCGCCATTGCCGCCGGTGTCGGTGATCACCAGCGAGGTGCTGCTGCCGCTGGTCTTGATGTTCGCCTGGTTGTTGACCGTGATGGCGCTATCGAAGGTGGCCAGCCCGGCGACTGCCATATCGTTGCCGAAGATGACCTTGCCATCGGCCAGACCCACGCGCATGGGTCGCAGGGCGTTGTAGCCGCCGTAGGGCGACCCCGAGTCCGTCAGCATCAGCCACAGGTTGGTGCCGTCGTTGCGCCAGAAGGTGCCGTAATTGCCCTGCACGATCCGGAAGGACTGGTTCGAGGTCGATTGCACCTCGCCGGCGAACACCCCGGTACCGGCGTCCGACAGGGTGAAGATGTTGGCGCTGTAGGCGCTGTTCATCATCACGAACGAGCCGTCTTTCACGCGCAGGTACTTGCCTGGCGTGGTGGCGCCGTTACCGACCATCTTGATGGTGGCGCCATTGACGCCCGTATCTTGCACGGTGAGGCCCCAGGCCTGGCCGCTGGTGGTCAGCGTGGTCTGGTCCTGCAGGGTCGTCGGGCCGGAGGAGGTGAGGCCGTTGGCGATGTAGACCTGGCCGGTCGCAAGGTTCACGGCGAAGGGCCGCAGGCTGTTGAACGTGCCGTAGGGGTCGCCGTTGGCGGTCATCAGCAGGTACAGGGCCGCGCCGTCGTTGTACCAGAATGTGCCGTAGTTACCGACGACCTGGCGGTAGCCGACGCCGTTGGTGGTCTGCACCTCGCCGGTGGTCTTGAGCGTGCCCGCGACCGCGAAGGTGGCACCGTTGAAGGTCAGGGTACCGCCGCCATTGGCGCCGTTGCCGCCCGACGCGATCAGGCGGGTATCGAAGTCCACGGCGGTCGCGCCGGAATGGAAGTCGATATAGGGCGCGGTGGCGGTGCCGCCGATGTAGCCGATCTCCATCCGGGCCGCCACAGCGGTGGACGGCTGGAACATGAAGGCCGCACCGGTCAGGTACTGCCAGCCCGCCACGGTGGACGTGCCGCCGATCGCGACATCCCCGGCCGTGGTGAGCTTGCCCGTCACGCCCAGGGTGCCGCCGACCGTGGCGTTCCCGCTCAGGGACGCCGCGCCCGTGACCGCCAGGGTGCTGGCGAAGGTGGCCGCGCCATTGACGCCCAGGGTGCCTGCCATGTTCACCGAGCCGGTGAAGTTGGGCGAGGCCAGCGGCGCCTTGAGCGCCAGGGCGTTGGAAATGGTGGTGGCGAAGTTCGGGTCGTTGCCCAGGGCGGTGGCCAGCTCGTTGAGCGTGTCCAGGGCCGAGCCTGCGCCATTGACCAGGTTGCTGATGGCCGTGGACACGAAGGCCGTCGAGGCCGCGAGCGTGGTGTTATTGCCGGCCGCCTGCGTGGGCACGTTGAGCTGCCCGGTTACCTTGGCATCGGCGAAGGTGGCCAGGCCCGTGGCAGTCAGCGTGGCGAGCGTGGTGAGGCCTGCCACCGCCAGGGTGCCGGCCATTTTGGCCGCGCCGGTGAAGTTCGGCGCCTCTACCGGGGCACGGCTGGTATCGGTCGGGTGGACGTGATCCTCACGCGCGAAGCGCTTGCTGGTGCCGATCGCGCCCTGGCCATTGACCAGCGGCATGGCGCCGCCGCCGTACAGGCCATCGAAGGCGCTGGACAGGATGTAACCGGGGTGCGGATTGGTCGCCGACTCATGGGCGGCCACGATCGCGTAGACGGCAGCGGTGTCCGGATCGATCGAGACATTGATGCTGCCGGAGGGCAGCTGGTCGAAAACGATGTCGTTGACCAGGACGAAGGCGACGCCGGCGGTCTTGCTGCCCAGGGCGCCGGTGGTGCGGCTCCAGGTGGCCACCAGCGTGGTACCGGCCCAAAAGCCGATCGACTGGATGGTGCCGGTGCTGTTGTCCGCCGGCCAAATGGCCGTCATGCGGATCTGGTTGTTCGAGACGCGCGCGGCCGATGCCACCGGCACGCGCTTGATCTCGCCGGGAAACGTGCTTTCGCCCCCGGTTGGGTTGAAGGCCTGGGAGCCGAACGATACGGCGTCGATCTTGAGCGACAACCCGTCGTTGCTCGCCGCCAGCGCGGCGGCCTTGCCCGCGTTGGTCAGCGTCGGAATGAACACGACGGATTTTGTGGTGGATGTGGCCATGCGGTCCTCGTGGGCGCCTAAGAGGTGCAGGCGGCCACGAGGGCACGCCTATGCTGCCCACAATTTTGTGACCTTGGTCACATGCCTCCGGGGCGCCCTTTCCGATAGGGCGCCGCCGTCAGTACGCCACTTTCACCGCGCCGATCTTGCGGAACCAGATACTGCAGTTCACGTCCCGCGAGGGGGTCAGCGTGAGGGTGATGCGCACCCGGATGAGCGTGTGGCCCGAGGCGGTCGCGTAGTTGAGGATCGGCCCCTCAAAAGGCAGCACCCCGGTGTTGTCGCTCGGGTAGGGCAGGGTCGGATCGGACTCATCGCCATCGAGCTTTTGCGTGTAGCTCGGGACCAGCAGCAGGCCCAGGCCGACCGCACTGATGCCGACACCCTCGCTTGCGATCAGGCCAGCGGCCTTGACCTTGTCGCCGTTGGCAAGGCTCGCCAGGGGCACGTCCACGAAGAAACTCAGCTCGGTCTGGCTGGCCGTCGAGATCCCTTTCACGGAGACTTTCTGGTAGGTGAAGGTGTCGGCCAGGGTGGTCTTGGAGAAGGTCGTGGCCAGGCCGCTGATGCTGCCGCCGGACAGCTCCGCGCCCCAGCCATCCGCCAGCTGGGAGCCGGCCGTGGGTGCGCAGTTGGCGTTGATGTTGCCGCTGGTACCGGCTACCTGGGGGTTGGTGGTGAGCGAGCCCCTGGGGTTGGTGGTGGCGTTGTAGACCACGTTCGACTCCGGGACATCGGGCAGGCCCCGGCAGTACGCCTTGACGATCGGGCCGAGCACCATGCCGGCCAGCTGGGCGCCGATCTTGCTGGCGTGGATACCATCGCGCACGACACTGGTCAGGGCGTAGTAGAGCGAGCCGCTGCCGACGTTGACCCAGCGGTCCCACACGTTGGCCACCGCGCACATTTGGCTCAGCACCGTCTCGATCCAGACGTGCATGGCGTAGTGAGCGGCTTTGCCAGCGGCGGACAGCTCGTAGCTGCTGGAGCCGTTGCCGCGCGGCGTCTCGCTCACCACGATGACCGCGATGCCGTTCTGCTGGAAGTTGCGCACGATGTCCATCAGGTTGCGCTGGCTGTCGAGGATGTCCATGCCCTGGGTGCGGTCGTTGGTCGAGCCCCACACCACCACCAGGTTGATGCTGTTGGCCTTGAGCAGCGTGATGAACGCGGCCTGACGCTTGAGCATATCGCTCGTGGTCTCGCCGGCGACGCCGCCGTTATAGGCCACCGGGCAGGCGGCCGCGCCGCCGCTGTAGCGCTGGATCCAGGTCATGACGCCCCAGGACTTGAGGAAGTCATTGCCGTTCGAGCCGGACCAGGACAGGAAAATACGGCTGTCGCCGAACCCTGCGATGTAGCGATTGGAAGGCGCCGGGCGGGTGTAGCCCATGCGGAGAAGCGCAGCGGATAGATCGATAGTGTCGGCCATTGGGCAGCTCTAGCTATTTGAGGGAGGTGACGTAGGCGCCGCTATCGACGACGGTGAGACCGTCCACAGCTAGGCTGCCCGCAGGCAGAACGTCGGCCAGCAGCTCGCCGGCGACGTAACACAGGGTGAAGGGGTAAAAGACGGGTGCGGCGACGTAGTCGATGCGGAAGGCGCGGGTAACCCGCACCTCCAGCACGATCCGCGCGGCCACGGTGGATAGCAGGGCGCGCAGCACGCGCTCGGGGACGACCTCGGTGGCCACGTCCACGCGCACCCGCGAGGTCAGGAAATACTGCTCGATCGTCTCGCCATCGAGCGCGATTTCCGCCAGGGACTTGCAGTCCTCGGGATAGACGCCGGACTTCTTCTGCCACAGCTGGTCCACGTTGTAGACCGAGCCGAACAGCACCTGCAGGTACTTGCGCAGGAAGTGCATGCCGCGCTTGGGGTTGCGATGGCGCCAGGCCTTGTACAGGTAGCGCATGCCGGCCTCATCGGTGAGGTTGAGCACCGACAGACCGTCACCGGTCAGCGCCCGCTGGATCAGCGACAGCGGCCCCAGGTGCTGGGCGCCGTAGACGTTGATCTCGTCGGCAAGCTCGGCAAGGTTGTCCTGGTAGAGCTGGGCGAACAGCTGCACCAGCTCGCGCTCGACGTCGCCGACCTGCAGGGTGTTGAGCAGCGGATTCATGCTCATTCCTCCGGCGGCTCCACGTTGAGCACCAGGCTTGCCTCGGAGACGTAGCGGTAGCTCTCCGGCAGGATGGTGGAGCTATCCTTAACGCTGACCTGGATGTCGGCGCCCTCGGCCTGGCAGGCGGCGATGCTGCTCTGCAGGAGGGTGATGATCCTGCGGTGAAGGATCCGGCTACGGCCGCGCTTGGCGAAGGCGGAGTCGCGGCCGTACTCCTTGAGGATCAGCGCGCGGGCGGTGGATCTGACGGTATCGGCGTCGTAGATCGAGGGCACGATCAGCAGGATCTCCACCGGGATGGCCACCTCGGCCACCGGCACCTGCTTGAGGCGGTAGGAGTCGTCCGCGCGCTTGATGACGCGGGTGATGTCGGTGAACAGGCTGGCGCTGTCCACGTCGTCCATCTGCGCGGCGATGAACAGCGTATTCATGTTGTCCACGCTGGCGCCGCGCACGGCCTCCTCATGGCGCTCATTCCAGACCGACAGGAAGCGGAAGCCGGGCAGATTCTTGCGCAGCAGAAAGTCCCACTCGCCCAGGAACACCGCCGACTCATCGTAGAGCGAGGGGTAACCGGTCACCTCGCGCAGCGTCTCGATGTCCATCGGCGCCTTGCCGCCGGCGACCACCTCGGCCAGGGTGATGACGGCGCCGGCCTCGGCGCGGGTCGGGGTGTACTCCAGGACGAAGGGCGCGTTCGCCGACAGGGTGATGGCGCCCTCGGTCTGGCTCACGGCGATCAGCAGAGTCTCGCCGACACCGGGCTGGTAGCCGCCGATGCCCTCTGCACCAAAGCGCACGGTTAGCTGGCGCTCCTCGTCGCTCTCCATGTTGTAGGCGTATTCATCCAGCTCGGTGTTGGCGAAGGCTGGCTTGTAGCTGTACTGGTTGCCGCTGCTGTCCGTCACGGCGATGGCCGACAGATAGCCGGTCTCGGGCGCATCGATCGGCACCGCGTAGAAGGGCTGGCTCTGCGTCACCTTGTGCGTCAGGACGGTGGTGACCTCCTGCTTGACGGTGATGCTGGCCTGGCCCTGGGCGGGCACGGTGGCGCCCACGGTGACGATATGCACGCGACCCTGGGGGTCGAGCAGGCGCCGGCCGGCGGCGAGGGTGAAGGCGGCGTCGGTGACGTTCTTCACCGTGAGCACCGAGCGCTGCCCGGTACCGAAGGGCAGCACGCCCTTCACGGCCGCATCCGCCAGCACCGTCACGTCACGCGCCTTGGTGAAGGGCTCCATGGCGGCGACAGCCTGTTCCTCGGAGGAAAGCGCCAGCATCGCGGCCATGGCGCCGACCAGGGCCACAATGCGCGGGTCCTGGATGCGGTAGAGCGCGGCGGCGTTGGGGTAGGCGGTGATGGCCGCCTCCGCCTTGGCCAGAAAGTCTGCTGCTGTCGTCGTCACTTCACATTCCCGAGACTATCAATCGTCACCTGCCGGCCCGCCAGATCCAGGATCAGCCGCTTGTGCTGGTTGCTCAGGTCCTCCTGGTAGAGGTTGATCGAACCCTTGGGCAGCTCGGCCAGAATCGGCACGTCCTTGATCAGCTTTCGCAGCAGGTCATCTGCCTGCATGGCGTTCATGGGCTTTTGCAGCAGATCCTTGAGGTTGTTGCCGTAGGGCTGGCCCAAGTAGCCATTGGCGCGCATCTGCAGCCAATGGCGGACCATGTCCACGACTTCACTGAGGTCCAGCTTAAAGTCGCTCATCTAGGGTCTCCGGCCGTCCATTCCGATTCCGCCGGTGGCGGCGTGCGCCAGGCCGCGATCGGCGACGTTTTGGGTAAGGGGCTGGTTGATCACGACCGGCGGATCCTTGCGATCGCCGCCATTGCTGGCGACCTTGACCTGCACGCTCGGGGTCTTGCTGGCATCGCTCGGAAGGGCGCGCGGGACCACGGACGCGGTAGCCGGGGACCTTGCCGAGGCGGCCGGGTTGGTGGCGGCCGCCGGCATGGGCTTGACGCCCACCGGGTCAGCGGTGGTGACCTTGCCCAGCCGGGTATCGAGCGCCTGGCTGTTGGTGGCCAGGTACTGGGCGGCGGTCTTGCTGCCCTTGCCGACGTTGAAGCCAGCGGCGTTCTGCGTGCCCTGGGACAGCTGGTCCATGCTCTTGCCCTGGGCGGCGCCCCGGATGATCTCCTTGGCGGCCACCGGACCGAGCTGGTGCATCATGTAGAGGTTGTCGCGGGTCACCGGCAGACCGGCCTTCTGCAGGGCGGCGCTGTTCTCCTGGGCGAGCCTCATCGCGCCTTCGATGTTCTGATCGACGTCGAAACGGTCGGTGATGCCCACGCCCGAGGCGGTGCCGCCGGTGTGCTGGTACAGGCCGATCGCACCGGTGGAGCTGATGGCGTTGGGGTTGCCGCCGCTCTCCAGCGCCGCGATCTCCAGCATCGCCTGCGGGTCCTGGCCATGTGCCTTGGCCGAGGCAATGATCTTGTTGCGGTTCTCGATCGACAGGCCGCCGGGGGTGCTGCCACCGGTGTTGGCGCCGGAGGCCTTGAGCTGGCGGATGCGCTCGGCTTCGTCGTTGGTGTAGCGGCCGTACCTGGCCAGGTTGTCACCGCCCTTGACGCCCTCGAAGCTCTCCTTGTGGCGGAAGCTCTTGTCGAGCCGGCCCGCCAGGCGTCCGCCGGCGACCACCGCCGCATCCTTGACCTCGCTCAGCTTGTCGCCAGCAGCCTCGACCACGGGGGCGGCCTTCTCCTTGACCTTGTCCACCACCTCGCCGGCAGCCTTGACGCCCTTCTGCACGGTCTCGTTCTGCATGACCGCATCGCGTGCCTGCCCGGCTTTCTCGGTGACGAACTCGCCCGCCTTCTGCAGCGTCTCCCTGGCCTGGGCAGTCTTCTCCTTGACCCAGTCGCCAGCCTTGCCGGCCCACTCGCCCAGGGTGTCGATCACCCCGCCGAACTTGTCCTGGCACCAGGCCCAGCCGTCCTTGACGGCCGCCACCGCGCCATCCCAGGCGCCGGTGATCTGGTCGCCGACCTTCTCCCAGTCCACGGTGGCCAGCCAGTCGCCGACCATGCCGCCGATCTTGTCACCCAGGGCCGCGCCCAGGACGGCGCCCACCGGACCACCGAACAGGCCACCCAGGGCGCCGCCGATACCGCTACCGGCCACAGAGCCTACGGTGTTGAATTTCTCCTCGCGGGTCTGATCGCCCAGGCCTGCAAGGCTGCCGCCAGCCATGGCCAGGCCTATCAATGTGCCCAGCACCGGAATACGGCGCAGGGGACCCAGCAGGCTGCCGCCACGCTTCTTGAGCGAGCCCCACAGACCGCCACCACTGGGCGCGGTCTTGCCACTGCTGGCGCCCTTGGCTTCGCGTGCCGTGCGCTGCTCGGCCTGCAGGGTGCGCTCGGTCTCGCGAGCGGTGGCCACGCGGGCTTTGCGGGCCTCCTCGCGGCGCTCGCCCTTGCGGGTGAGGTCGCGGCCACGACGTTGCCGACGCAGGGCGCGTGCCCGGCGATCGCGCTCGCGGCGTTCCCGCCAGGTGCGAGGCGTGCGCGCGGTAGCCCCCGCGCGGCCCGCTCGGCCACCACGACGACCACGGCCACCCAGGGCAGAGCCCAGGCCACGCATTGCAGCGCCCGCCAGGCTCATCAGCCCCATGCGCTTGAGCAGGCCGCCCAGCAGGCCCAGCAGCGGCCCGAGCAGCGGCAGCTTGGTCAGCAGGCCGCCCAGGCGCGACAGCAGGCTCTGGCGCTCGGTCTTCTTGTTGATCTCGTGCAGCTCGCCATAGAGGCGGCGGTACCAGGGCACGTTGACCTTGCGTTCGATCTGCTCGGCCTCGGTGCCCCGGCGCGAGCCGAACAGCCGGCCCAGGGTCCCGGTGATGGGGGCGGCCAGGCCTCGGGCCTCGTGCATGGCGGCCAGGGTCGGATCCAGCTGCTCGGCGCCACTGCCGGCGCCAGTCAGGCCACCGCGCAGCCGGGCGAGCGCCCCGGTCAGCCGGGTCATGACGCCTTCGGTGCGGCGCTGGCGCCGTTCGTCCTTGGCATCCTGCTCGTGGGCGTCGTGCTCCTCGCTCGCCTGCTGATCGCCACCGGCCTTGCGCATGGCTTCGCGCTGGGCCTTGGGAATGAACCGGCCACGGTCGTCGCGCTGTCGGTTGGCGGCGACGGGTGCGGCCGCCTTGGCTGGGGTGGCCACCGCCACGGGTGCAGCGGCCTGGGGCCGCGCCGATACCACCGGCGTCGGCGGGGCTACAGTCGGCACCACGCGCAGCACCGGCGCCTGCTTGCCCTCGGGCTGAGCCAGCTGCTCGCTGATGCCGTCCAGTGCCTGGTTGATGCCCTGCAGCTCGCGCACGGCGGCCGCCTGGGTAGGCTCGGCACGTTTCACCGAGGCCAGGGCGGGGCTGGCCGGCAGCGTCTGCTGCTGCAGCTGTTCGGCCGCGCCCGGACGGGCCGCGACGCCACCCTTTACGCCCTGGCCCAGGGCCTGGCGCATGGCGGCGGTGTCGGCCTTGATGGCGCGCAGCAGCTCCAGGCGCTCGCGGTCCTGGGTCAGCTCCAGGCGATCGCCCAGCAGAAAGCCCAGGTCGTCGGCGCGCAGCTGGATCAACGGCTTGATCTGCTCGTCTGCCATGGATCAGAGCCCGAGCCTGGCCAGCACGCCGCCAAAGAGGCCGGGGGTCTTGGGCGTGGGGTCCTCGACCTTCTGGTAGCCGGCGAGCTTGGCACCCTTGAAGTCGTCCGCCTGCAGCAGGGGGTGCGGCGCCTGGGTCTGGCGCAGCTCGCGCACGGCATCGAGCACGGTGAGGTTCATGCCGGTGCGGATCAGCCGCTCGCGGTAATACTCGTTCTCCTGCCCCAGGTGAGCCATAGAGGCCAGCAGGCTGTCGTATTGACCCTGCAGGCTGTCCAGCATCAGCGCGGTCTGCTCAAGCTCCTGCTGGCGCTCCAGGGCGTCCAGCAGCAGGGCATGCTCGGGACTGTCGGGGGCGACGGCGTCGAGCGCCAGGATGTAGCCGCGATTGGCGGTGTAGTTGGGCTCCAGGACGTAGTCGAAGCCGGCGAAGGTGGTAGCCACCGCCTTCTGGCCAATGGCCTTGGTCAGCATCGCCGAGGAAAAACCGCCGACCTTGGATTGCCAGTTGCGCGCGGCGATCTTGCCGGCGGCGGTGTCGAGGAACTGGGTCTCGTGCTCGACCGTGCCGTCGTCGTAGGCCTTGAGGTACAGGGTCCGGATCGCCGGCACTAGGGCCACTGCCTGGCCGTTGACGACCGCGCCTTCGACGGCGTTGATGCCGAACCTCTCGCGCGGCCAATGCCCGTACCAGCCGATCATATCGCCCTGGGCGACCATTTCCTGCACGGCCGGGCTGTTGATCAGCTTGGCGGCCATGGGCAGATCCAGGTTGCGGTCCTGGCCCCGCGCCTTGCGGCCGCGCTCGGCCAGGTTGTAGGTGATGACGCCGGTTTTAAGCATTGGTCTGTGCCTTCGGGAAGCGGGTTTTCTTGGGGGTGGCGGGCGGTTCGTCTTCGGGGTCGGACTCGTCGGAGTCCGGCGCGCCAGGCGGCTCGGGCGGCTCTTCACCGAAGCCGAAACCGGGCTCTTGATCGCCCGGCGGCTTGGCGCTGCAGATCGCCTTGGCCAGGCGCTTGGCGTAGTCCTCGTCGAGGGCCATCGAGGTCTGCATGAGCAGCGCCATGGCGTCCTCGGGCAGGCCCATCTGGCGCAGCTGCTCCATAACCTGGACCATCACCGAGGTCGCATTCATGGAGCGCTCTCGCGTCTCCTGCTGCTCGCGGTCCAGAGCGCTGGTGGCGCCGAAGTAGTTGAACTGGTAGGGGCGTTTGCCGGGGTCGAAGCAGTAGCCGTAACGCTCCAGGGTGTGGACGTCCACGATGTGGTTCCAGCACTCGGTCAGGGCGGTGCGGATGATGTCCGAGCGCTCGGCCGCCTGGACGCTGGTGCGGAAGAACCCGCCCTCGCCCAGGCCGCCGGCGAGCTGGTCGGCAAAGCCCAGCAGGGCGAGATCCATGCCCAGGGCGCCGGCCAGCAGGCGGGCTTGGATCATGACGTCGTCGATGCTGATAGTCCCGGTCGCCGCAGAGCCCTGGAAGGCCTGGACCTGGGTGATCGCCTTGTCGCCATGCACCGGCATGACGTGGGTGATGCGCTGGGTGGAAAACTCGCCCTTGTCGATCAGCGCCTGGGCCGCGCGCTTGCTGGTCTCCAGCATTCGGGCGAGGTTGCCCACCGCCTTTTTCTGCTGTTCGAGGGTCATGCCCTCCATGTTCATGGTCACCAGGCTTTCGTCGATCGAGCCCAGGATGCGGTTGGCCACAAGGCCTGCGAGCGAGGTCTGCAGGCGATCGTGCGGCTCCTCGGCCGCGTCCAGGAAGGCGCCGCCCACCAGCGCCGGCATGTGCGGCCACTTCTCGATCTCGTCCTGGATCAGCGACAGGCGCTGCGCCAGCTCCTGGGCGCGCACCTGGGGGATGTAGTTCATCCGCTTCATCTTGCAGCGGGCCATCTGCTTGACGGTCAGGCGCTCGCTGGCCTTCTCGCCGGTGGTCCAGACGTAGCCGGTGGTGATGTTGCCGCGCTCATAGGGCTGGATCAGCGGGGGCAGGATCAGCTCGCCGCCGTAGAGATCCGCGACGCCCTTGCCGGGCTCGAAAATGATCCGCAGGTAGGCATCACCGAAGCCGGTCGCGCGAAAGGCCAGGGAATGGGCCTCCCGGTTGAACAGCGGCAGCAGGTCGCTTGCGATCTCCTCGATCAGGGCGCGCTCGGCCGCCGAGGCGGTAGGCTTGGGCTCCATGAAAATGGTGTCGCCGCTGGTCTCATGACCGCCCAGGGCCTGGGTGACGTGCGCGCGCAGGGCGGTACTGATAATGGGATGCCCCATCATCCGGAACCACTTTTCGTAAATCTGCACCCGGTTGCGCACCGGCTTGTCGCCGCTGCCGGCCAACATGGCGACGGTCACGCCGTCGTAGTTGTAGGCCGATTGGTTCGGGTCGATCTGTGCGGCCGCGTCGATGACGCCCAGCAGGCGCTTCGTGCTCTCTGCCAGACCGCTCAGTAAAGGTTTCTTAGCCATGGATTGCCCGGCTTATCGCCACTGTGATGCAGCGATGGTAGGGGCCAGGCTGGGGCGCTCCTGGGCGCCCTTTCCGAACTAGATGCCGACCTCTTCATCCTGGCGCGGCTCCAGGACGTACTGGAACAGATACGGCGGGATCGCGCCGGGCGCGGTGATGCCGACGACCTCGTAGGGGATGACGAAACCCAGCCCCGGCAGACAGTCGATGCGGTCGTGCTTCTTGATCTCGAAGGCGCCCGCCACCTTGGCCTCGATCTGCATGATCACCGGGCCTTCGGCGTAGGTGACCCCGTCGCGGCTGTCCACGACGTTGCTGGGCATGGGGTGGTGATCACCCACGGGGCGCATCATCGCTTCGCCCAGCTCGACGAACCGATAGGCCGGCTCGTCCTCGCTGTCGAGCACGCCGAGCCCGCCCAGGTCAGGAAGGCCGCCGACGTTGGTGTCGGACTCGCGCAGCACCTCCTTGCGGTAGACCACGCAGGGCATCGAGTTGGGGCCGTTCAAGACCACCATGCGCGCCATGCGGCGCATGCCCTCGGGGACGGCGTGCAGCATGGGTCAGGCCTCCATGGCTTCGGGGGTCGCCACCGGGTGCTCCACGGTTTCGGGGTTCACCACCGCGTGAGCTGCCGCCGTCAGCACACCCACCGTGCTGCGCCAGTCGCCCGGACCGGCCACGGTCGGCATCACGGTGCCTTGCTCGTAGTCCAGGACGCTGATGACGCTGCGCAGGGCGGAGTGGCCAGGCTGGGTAATGGCGTCAGCCAGATCGCGCAGCTTGGCGGCCAGGGGCGCGTTCTCGGGGTGGTAGAACGGGGCCTCGGGGGCGGTGGTGTTCATGATGGCTCTCAGTGTTGGGTTGATGTGCTGATGATGCCGCCGCCGGCGATGGCCGGACGGGCGGCTTTCCGATCAGCCGGCGTTCTTGGTGGCGGCCAGTGCGGCCTGCGCCTGGGCCTCGGAAAAGCCCATGGCGCGCAGGTTGGCCAGAAACTTGGCGTCAGTAACCGGCTTCTTGGCGGCGGCCTTGCTGGCGCTGTTGGCGCGGCGATCGCGGGCGGCCTGCAGCTGGCGCTGGTAGCCGGGCTGGGCCTTGCGCTGGTCGCGCTTCTCGGCGGTGGTCTTGATCTGCCGGGTACGGCTGCGCTCGGTCTTCATCTGCTCGGCCAGGGCCTGCATCTGGTCCTTGGTCACGCGCTTTTGCTGGGTGCTCACCTGGTTGCGCTCGCCCTCGACCATCCGCGCCAGGTACGCCTTGACCGCCGGCGACTGCTGCAGGGAGGTGACGACGCGCAGGATGTGCTTGCAGGCCAGGCCGTGCAGCTTGGGGTTGCGGATCTTGGGATAGGCGGACTCGCGGTGGCGGGTGTCGGCGTTGTAGTTGCCGGCGGTGGCCATGTAGGCGTACCAGTAGCGCCAGCGGCCGCAGTCGCAGCTGACCGACACGGCGCCCTTGAGCAGCACCGGGACGATTTCCTTGGGCGGCTTGGGCGAGACGACGGCCGCCGTGAAGTCGCGCAGGCTCACGGTGACATAGTGGCGCTTGCTGTCGCTGTCCGGGCCGGCGTTGGTCATGAACCGCAGCACGCCCCCGCGATGGGTGTGCGGCATCGCCTGGTGGATCTGCTGCTGGGCGCGCTTGCGGTCGTCCGGCAGGGACAGGTCAATGATGTCCTTGAGCTTGATGCCGCCGGCGTATTTCTTCTGGAGCCGATCGCGCTGGCGGGTGAACTCCAGCAGATCCTCCATCGTGAGCGGGCGCAGCGGGCCGCCACCGTTCGAGGTGACGAAGCGCCAGAGCTGGGCGGCGTCCTGCTTGCCGTTGAGGATGTCGTCCGGGTTGAGCAGGGTCTGCGAGCGGCTGCGCGTCGCGTTGTCCCGCTCGAAGGCCTGGCGCTGCTCCTTGAGGCCTTGCTGCGAGCTGATATGGGCGCTACGGCCCTTGGAGTCGGCCATCAGCGCACCTGCACGACGCTGGCGCTGGTGTAGCCGGCCTGCTGCTTCAAGGCCTCCAGCTGGGCGGGCGTGGGCAGCACCAGGCGGCGCTGTTTCAGCTCCTGGTTCACCCGATCGAGCCCGGCGGCCGCCATGACGGCCAGGAACTCATGCCGGTTGCCATAGACCCGCTGGGAAACCAGGGTGAGGTCCCAGCGCTCATCGGGCAGGGTGTCGTAGCGGACAGCCGTCTGCCACGCCTGGCGCGAGGCGGCAAACTGGCGGACAAGGAGGTAGAACTTGCTGGATGCGATCATGCCGGCATGGTGGCCCGCGCCGGCAGGTGATCAGCCCTAGACTTTCCGATCCTCGACCTGATCGATCAGGGCCTGGGCGTGGCGCAATCCCTCACGCCGGCGCAGGGGCCAGCGCACCAGCTGGCGCAGGGCGACGCGCGCCAGCCGCTGACCGAACAGCAGCCCGCGACCATAGGCCTGGGGCACCTGCAGGCGCAGTGCATCACGCTCGCGCAGCAGGCCCTGCAGGCCTCGGCGCAGGTCCTTGGTACCGACCAGATCGCGGATCGTCTCCAGCTCGATCTGCTGGGCCGCAAGGATCGATTTCAGCTCGTGCAGGTTGTTGCGCAGCACGCTGACGCAGTTGTGATTCCCGGTCTCGCTGGGATGCGAGCGATGTCCGCACCGGGGACAGACCCGAGGCGCCTGGGGCGCCGCCGGCTGGGCGTTCACGCGGCCACGCTCCCCAAGGCCTGGGCCTCGACGTGTTCGACCGCATAGCGCTGGTCGCCTACCTGCCACTCGCTCGGTACCGCCGGCCGCCGGCCAGCAGCAGGGCGCCCGGTCACCACCAGGGTGATGGACTGGGCCGGCGCGGCCGGGTCTTGCTTGGTTAAGGCGCACAGCGCGTGGAAGGGGCTGGCGGCCTGGATCTGGCGGGCGCGAGCGCCCTGGGTGATACGGAAGGTCTGCATGGTGATGTCCTGGTGAGTCTAGTTATGTGACGCTGCGCACATTCTACCGCCTGGCTAGGCCGCGCCCAAGCCCAGCGCGGCCATTACGTCGGCCCGCGCCTTGGCTTTCCGCTCGCTGGTCACCTCGGTGGCCACCCCATCGGTCTGGATGTAATTCACCTTCTCCAGGAAGCCCATGGCCAGGGTGTCGAACAGGTCAGGGGATGACAGCCCCTCCTTGGCCATATCGTTCTTGCTCATCATCTGCCAGCGGGCGCGGTCGTCGAAAAAGAACGGCAGGCGCGCGCCCTGATCCAGCAGGTCCTTGGTGTTCTCGTTGCAGAAGCCACAGCGGCCCTGGTCGATGGCGTACTTGAGGTGGACGAAGCCCTGGGCGCGCTGGTTGACGAAGCGCTGCTTGTACTCGGGCCGAAAGTTGGGCTCGCCCCAGTTGACCTTGATGATGTTGGGCACCTCCAGGCGCTCCAGCATCCGGGCGAACTGGACGCCCTGGCCGCCGATGTCCACCACCACGGTGCAGTTCGACAGCTCCGCCGCCTGGTGCGCCACCCGCGCGGCCGCATCGGTCCAGTCCAGGCTGTTGGTGTAGACGGGGTACCCGACCACGTCCATGCGCCGGGGCTCCAGGGCCTCCGGGCCGCCGGTGCCGATCACGCGCTGATGGGTGGCCACCGTCTTGTCGCGGTAGACGCCGGCCGCGACGTCCACCACCAGCAGGTTGCCATAGGGCTCCTCGTCGCCGATGACGCGCTTGTCGATGGCCTTTTCGATCGCCTTCCGACCGATCAGGTACTTGTCGCTGTGCTCGGGGAATCGGCCCTGGACCTTGATCTGGTACTCGACCGAGTCGCGGCCGCCGTACTCCAGCTGCTTATCGCGCAGGAACTCGTCCGAGACGATCGGCGATTCCTCGGAGTTGAAGACCAGGTTGGTCCAGTTGCCGCCGTTGTCCACCGCCCAGGCGTGGTGGGTGTCGTAGAAGTAGCCGGAGGAGCGCGTGGGCTGGCTGGCCAGCGCGAAGCGGTTGCGCTTGTCGGTCAGAGCGCCCGCGATCACCTTGAGGTTCGCCTCCGGGATACCGGACGCCTCGTCACCCAGCCACAGCAGGTAGTTGTTGTGGGTACCGGCCATGTTTTCCGGAGCGCCACGCGGGGCGGTCCGGCAGGTGATGAACCAGCGCATGCCAGCGCCGACGACATAGACCTTCTTGGACTTGATCTCGAAGTAGCTGGCGATCCACCCCTGCGGTCCTTGCTCGATCACCTCTTTGAGGGTCGAAAACTCTTTCCAGATACCCTCTTGCAGGGTCGAAAGCTTGGGCGCGGTCAGGTAGGTGTTGCTGTCGGCGTAGCAGAGCAGGTGCCACAGGGCGATGACGGCAAAGCCGCGCGTCTTGCCGGTACCGTGACCAGACGACACCGTGGTGCGCGAGCCGAAGCCGGACACCGCGTCGAACAGCTGCACCTGCTGCCAGGTGATCCCGGTCATGCCGCAGACTTCGATCGCGAACCGGGTGATGTCCAGGGCGTAGCGCTCGGCGAAGGCGCGCCAGCGCGGATCCGCCGTGAGGGCGGCGATCTTTTTAGCCACGACGCGCCCGCTTCACGGCCTTGAAGGCCTGTTCGATCACGTCCAGGGGCATGGCGCGGGCCAGCTGCTCCAGGCAGTCATGGGCGGCTCGCTGCTGGGCGGCGCGGGAGGGTGGTGGGGGCTTGGGCATCAGGGGCTTTCCGGACGTTGCATCCGGAAAACCCTACTGCTGCGGAAGGGGGTCGCTTGCGCGGACTTTCCTAACTCAGCGGGTCACGACGCCATGTATTTCGACAGAGCGGACGGCCGGCGGCTGCACGAACACCTCGCGGTTGTAGCGCAGCATGCCCAGGTAGACCTGGCAGACCGTGCTGGCCAGCTCGCAGCGCGCCTGATCGAACAGCCCGAAGTGGCATTCGGCCGTGCTGATGCCCAGCTGCTCGGCGAGCCAGCGATAGGCCGCGTTGCGGCTCAGGTGCTTCTCGCGCCAGATCGCCTCGAACGGCTTCTTGTGCTGCTCGCGGGCCTTGCGCAGCGCCTCGTCCGCCAGCGTGCCCAGGGGCAGGTTGGTGTACGGGTGCATGCCCACACGCGCATCGCACGCGCTGCAGCCGTAGACCCAGGGCCAGTCACCGTAGGCCCGGCCGTTGTAAATCTCGGCATGGCCCTTGATGACGACCTCGGCCTGGCAGTACGGGCAGCAGGTCGGTACCGGCAGTGGGTGATCGACGCGCGCGATAGCCGTGCGGCTGGGGTTGGTCGGGGTCTTGTCCGTCATGACTTGGCCCCGCGCGAAACCGCGATCATTCGGCCGCGCATCCGACTGACTTCCACAAAGGCCTGCTGCAGTAGCCTGGAACCCTCCGTGGGCTCACGCTGTGCGGTCATGAAAGGGTTCCTGTCGGGATGGGCGATCATTTCGGCCAGCAGGCGCTGGCGCCGCTGTAGCTGCTCCTCGCTGGGCTCCGGACACATGGCGAGCATCTGTTCCACGGCTTCGTCATGATAGATGCCCGGATCAAAGCCATGCGGGGTGCGGACGAAACGTACCTCGTTGAACTCGCTGGCCGGCAGAGTGTGCGCGCGGGCGCCAGGCAGAAGCGGGAAGGGTGGTCTCATCGGCGCTTCCTCCAATCCCGCGCCCAAAAGGGCGCCTGGTGCTGTCGGGGCTTGATGCCCCAGGGTCGCGAGTCGAGCGCACGCAGGATCGCGGCCGTGCCGGGGTGGCCACTGCCGACGACGATGGTCAGGCTCGCCGCGCCGGGGGTGAGAAATACAGGGCCGGTCATCCGTCCACCTCCAGGCTGATGGTCAGCCCTTCTTGGATCTGGAACTCATCGCGCCCCATGTACTTATCGACCTGGTAGTCGGTGGTCACCAGCTCAGCCCGCGAGCCCCTGGCGTGGGTCTCCAGCCAGTGGCGCAGGGCGAACTTCTCGGCGTTCGATTCCGGGGTGATGACCAGCTGGCCATCGTCGGTCACTTCAACTCGCATCGCACACCTCCAGCTGCTGGCGCAGCGCGTGAGCCTCATCGCGCCCGAGGCGCGCAAGGTACGACTCGCGGAAGACGTTGCGCGGGGTATCGAGCAGCGGCTTGCCAGATACCGTGGTGCAGCCCTTGAACGTTTCGTGCAGCAGCTCGACGCCATAGCAGGGCTCGCCATGGCTCACGCGCCAGACGTCGTTATCGAACTCCAGATCCGGGCCGACGCCCAGGACGGCGACCACACGCACGACGTGGCCGATCACGGCCTCATCGCCGCTGTTGATGATGATGGCGAGGTCATCGGGTTGCAGGGCCATCACTTCACCCCTCGGCAGGCGGTGCTGGCCAGGGCGGTCACCAGGGAATTGAGGTCGCGCACGCTCAGGGCCACGGGCATATCGCCCAGCAGGTCCTCGCCCTCGCGAAAGCGCTGCAGCAGCTCGACGGCCTCGGCGGCCGGCGCATCACCGACCACGGGCACCTGCTGCAGCAGGGCATCGATGCCACGCGGTGGCTGGGAGCTGGCCACGGTGCGGCCGCTTTCCTCGTTGAGGTGCTTGGGCATGACGCGCTTGCCGCCGTTGCGCTTGAACAGCTTGGCCACCACCTTGGCGGCGTCATCGCCGAACAGCTTGAGCGCCTTGATGGCGGTGAAGGCGGCGATATGCCCCTGGCGCACCTCATCATGCAGCGCGGCCGGCGCGCGACCCAGCTGCAGCAGCTGCTCGATCACCTGGCGCTTTTGGTCCACGTCCCGCGAGATTTCAGCGACGGTCATTCCGTGGCGCTCGACCATGGCCAGCACCAGGTCGGCTTGCGCCAGGCTGTCCAGTTCGTCGAATTCCTTGTCGCTGTTCATGTTCACGTTGCGCTGCACGGCCGTACCTTCAAAGGGGATGATGCGAATAGCCGGCAGTTTAAAGCCCAAGTCCCGCAAGAGGTGATAGGTGCGCACGGTGCAGTGGCCCTTTACCACCCACACGCCACCCTGTTCACGCGGCCAGACCTGAATCGGCTTGAGGATGGGGGCGAAGTCGCGCAGGGTCTTGGTCGTCTCGTCCAGGATCAAGCGCTTGGCGAGATCCAAGCAGGCGTCCCACAGCGTCTCCTTGTCGTAGGAGCTGTCCCAGCCCTCGGCCAGGTGCAGGTGCTCGATGCCGATGTACAGGCCATCGGGGGTCTTCTCGATGATGCGTTGTTGTCGCATCAGGGTGATGGAGTTGGTCACGATTGGTCTCACTTAGCCGGAGGCCCGGCATCATTCAAAGGATGCGGGCGCGCTCGCGGGCGTCGGTGAGACGACCTTGACGCTGTACAGCACTGAGTTCGGCGCAGGCGTATTCGGCCTTGGTGATCTCGGAGCAGTTGGTACCGACCTGGGCACGGGCGTGGAAGTAGAAATACCCATCCACCCCATCGACGTAATGGAACCGCGTGCCGATCGACTCGTCAGCGCCATGGATCCCAAGCAGGGTGGTGAGCGGGCCAAGGTCCGCTTGGAAATAGGGTCGCTCAGTCGCCCACTTGAGGCGAAGCGCGCCCAGCCTTTCACGGACATCGGACAACCGCTCAAGGGTCACAGTCTCAGCCACTTCGGTGCGCGGTTCGTAGACTCCGGCACGTTCGGTCTCCTGCCACAGCTCCAGATCCACCGGCTGCGAGAAGGAAAGGCCTACGAAGCGGCGGCCATGGATGTCGCCCGCGCACACGGCGCGAGCGAAGGCGAAGCCCTTGGCGAAGTTGACGGCCTCACGCTGGACGCGGTGGCAGTCGTCGATATAGAGCGCGCGGGCCTGGCGGACCAGGTCGTTATCGGTCTTGAAGTAGGACATAGCGCACCCCTCAAGCCGCGAACGCGGACGAGTCGAGGAAGTGCGAGCCGGCGCAGAGGCTAGTCATCACGCCCAGCACCTTCCCGGCACGGGTCAGGGTGATGCCGTTGCTCTTGGTGAAGGTGATCGAGACGCCCGGCAGGGCGCTGGCGCGATCGAACTGGGAGGCGGAGCAGGGGCGGATGCTGCTCAGCAGCACCAGGGCGTGACGCAGGGCCTTGAAGGCCGGCACGCCCTGGGTGCGCAGGGCAGCGTAGCGGTAGGCGACGCGGGGGGTGTAGCGGCGCATCAGCAGCTTAATTGCGCGCGTAGCTCGGTCTTTGATGCTCATGGTACGGAATCCTCATGGTGACGCCGGCGGTCCTGCCGGACTTAGGTGCCGGGCGCTCTATGGCCCCCTGGCGGTCAAACGGTGCAGCGGTCAAGCGGTCTATCAGAAGAGTCGGTGCAGGCTGTCACTGGCGTTGCCGGCAATCCCCTGCAGGGCGATGACTTCCGAAAATCGACCCGATAAAGCCTTGGGCCGATGTCAGGAGACGATACGCAAGCGACTTGCTAAATGCAATATTCTGATTCCGATTTTGCGCATCATTTGATTCCTTATCCAAAGCGCCATCACCTGTATATCTAACCAGTAGATTAGCGGTCGCGTCCAGTAGTTCAAGCCGCCTATTGATCGTGTCGCGCGCCTCGCGTAGATCACGGACCCGATCCTTGCCGCCGCCTCGCTGACCGGGCAGCAGCAGTTTCTTGATCGCGTGCTGGGTGGCGCCGCTGTGATCGTCCACCTGCCACAGCTCGCAGACCATGTACACGTCCAGCTCGGTCAGCTGGCTAACGTCCTTGAAGTAGTGGGCGTGGCGCCGGCGAGCGATCGCCGTGCGCACCATACTGCGACTCATTGATCGCTCCAGGCGGCTAGGGCGGCGCCGACGATGGCCTGGATGTCCTCGGCTACGGCGGGCGGCGCCAGCTCGCGCACAAAGTCCTCGCCCAGGGGCCAGAACTTCCGGGCCATGAAGCCGGGCGT